GTAGATATTTAACTGAATTATAACAGGTTCTCTTTTTTCGTGCTACCATTACACTACAGTGACGACCAATTCACTGCCGGGATTCGAACTCGGACCTTCTTTTTTCCAGAAAGATAAAATTTAAATTGCTGAAAAGAACCTAATGGTCAAATGTGTGGTGCCCTCAGCGGGACTTGAACCCGCAGAATCCTGATTTTGAGTCAGGCACGTATACCAATTCCATCACAAGGGCGTTACTTACTCCTGCGATATTCGATCTTCATTTGTTCAGAAATGTTGAAAGAATTCAACAACCCTGCATCTTTGTCCGCTTTAATTTGCGGCCAAAATTGATTAGGGTCGTATTTCTCGCCAGAGACTGTTACGGTTTTGTATAGTTTGTCGTTGATGTAAATTTTGATTTCCATAACAGTATTTATGATATTTGGTGCCCCAGAGGAGACTCGAACTCCTAAAATTTGGCTTCTAAGACCAACACGTATACCAATTCCGTCACCGGGGCAATTAATTTTTAAAGAACAAAGTAAAGTATATCAAATAAAATTTACTTTGTCAAATGTTTTGGTTAACTGTTTCTCATCCTATACATTGTAAACAATGAGAAACACTTTTATTGGAGCGGGGTAAGAGAATCGAACTCTCCGCATCAGCTTGGAAGGCTGAGGTATTACCACTATACGAACCCCGCGATAAATATATTTATGTATACATACGATGCTATTACAAAAACCGGGTTACATATTCATTTATCAATGAACGAGAACGCAGATTGTTACATCCTAGTATACGATTTGTATACCTATGATATTGAAATGAAATTCTTTACAGACCAAGAGGCTGCTAAAAGATTTATCAATTCTCTATAATATTAATCATCTAATGGCACTTCTTGCCAGGAGCTATCTCCCATCAATTTCACTGCCATAACAAACTTATTATGTTCACCTGGACCAGCACACCATCTTTGAGGATGAGTATGACATAACCAGTTTATATTCTTGTATGAATCATTATAAACATAATAAGTGTGTCCATGTACTACTCTAAATCCATAAACGCATTTGTGCATTATGTCACTAACTGCCATGCGATTTACAAGTGATTCGGCTTGTCTTTTTAAGACTTCTACCTGCTCCATAATACGTTCATACTCTAGTTGAGCATGTAGCTTACCAGTATTAAGTATTATATCTTTTTCTTTTTCTACATTGATAGGAGCAAAAGAAGGACTGCCTAATTCCATTGGATACGGCAAACTGTTTCTCTTGTCTCTGTCCTCTTTAGTTAAATCCATAATAGTCAGAATTATATATCGCTTGACGATGTTTGTCAAATATAAATTGGTGCCCCTAGCAGGACTCGAACCTGCACACGCTGGCTTATCTGGCCAGTGCTTTGACGGAGTATAAGGCCGCTTCTTTACCAATTAAGCTATAGGGGCAATAAATACAACATGAACCGAACAGACGCTATTAAACTAGTAGAAGAATTGTTAGAGTTATATGCTAACAAAAACTACGGTTCGGCTCAGATGGTAGCCATATATCAGCGAGGTTATCTCACAGGAGTACTGGCTGATCTAATCCGTTTAGATTTCTACGCAGAACACAAAATCAGGCAGAAAATTGAGGAGCGTAGAAAAAAATAATATTTGGCATCCCCCCAGGGATTCGAACCCCGACCAAGGGTTTTGGAGACCCGTATGCTGCCGTTACACTAGGGAGATATCATCTTGGTGGAAGCGGTGAGATTCGAACTCACGGGACTCGTAAAAGACCGACGGTTTTCAAGACCGTTGCGTTAAACCACTCTGCCACGCTTCCATTAAGTTTTTTTATCAATACTATTACCTTTATCAGGAGTTCTCTCTACTACACCGTGTCGAGTGTACACCTCACATGTAATAACTTTTTTACCTGTTACAGGATTTTGTATTGTCTTGTAAATTCTTGTTTGTATAGAATCTCTTACATAGTTTACAAGATGTTGAACACTGGTTACTATCATAGATAATATTTATTTACCATATAGAAACACACTAGTACCCTACTGATTCCTGCTAGCGGTTTGTTTCAGACCGTAATGTGTTTTTATATGGTAGACGCTGTGGGATTCGAACCCACGACTCTCGGATTAAAAGTCCGATACTCTAGCCAACTGAGTTAAGCGTCCATGAATTGGTCCCAGTGCTGAGATTCGAACTCAGTTCTCTCGGCTTAAGAGGCCGGACTTCACCGTCAAAGTTTCTCTGGGATAGTACGTATTATAACTTGATTTTACGTGCCATCCCTAGACCAATACATGAACGTCTAAGAATGACACTAACGTTTACCTCGTTTCATGTCAATCTCCTTAAAAAAATGTAAACTGAATTATTGTCAAAACTTTCGTAGGACAATGTACAACATCACAAAAAGAACAATTATAACTATGATTGCCATATCATTCTCCTTGTTAGTGTTTGGAGGTCAGGGTAGGAATTTAACCTACCTAATACGGGTTTGCAATCCGTCGCATAAACGATCTGCCACCTGACCATAAATTCTTGGCAGAGAGTGAGGGATTCGAACCCTCGGTGCTAGTTTTTGCTAGCACGCTTTCTTAGCAGGAAAGTGATTTAAGCCTCTCATCCAACTCTCTATAAAACCATAAATTAGTGTACTTGGGTTGGCAGACTGTAAACAGACATTACCTTTCTATTATTGTAATGTCATAGTGGTTGTACGTTTGCAACCATACAACCACCGGAGTCTGGCAGATATATTAATTGATTCAAAATATTACTATGTATATTAAAACCAAGTACACTAACTTATGGTGCGCCCACTAGGACTTGAACCTAGGACCAATGGATTATGAGTCCACTGCTCTGACCAACTGAGCTATAGGCGCACTTGTTCAAACCATATTATAATACACTCCCAATGCATGTCAAGCACTGTAACTTTGTAGTATACCTTAAGCCAGAGTTTCGAACCTCTGAGATATAGCACTAGTCAAAAGCGACCTTTCGATCCTTTAAAAACTCTTGACTCCACGGGCAAGCTAGGTCCCCCGATATGACAAGAATGTACTATAATATGGTGCGCCTAGCCGGAATCGAACCAGCACGACCGAAGTCGGGAGATTTTAAGTCTCCTGTGTCTACCTATTTCACCATAGGCGCAAAATTGTTAAACAAATTTTTAAAGAACAGACGATAGTATATATCATCTATTATTTGTTGTCAATGAATTTGTGAGCCTGACGCCTCCCTCATTCATCAGCATTTTACCCTTGATATTAAGCCGGCAGGGTTAGAGGTACGTAGTTCTAGTTGTTACTTGTTTGCTACTAGGATAATTAGTCCCAACTCACAAGGATTTCGAGGCCCTTGCTTTCCCAACATCTACACTCACAAAACTTTGGCGATGCGTACCGGGCTCGAACCGGTGACCACTTGCGTGACAGGCAAGTATTCTAACCAACTGAACTAACGCACCATTATAAAAATCGAAACCAGTACACATGGTAGCTAATTTGTGCTTGCACTGCACTCAAGGCAGTGAACAGTCGCCACTCTGTCTTTCCTCTGATTTCAAAAACTTTGAAGGATTACACGGCGTTAAACTGTCAGCCTATGCTCGTTTAACTTCTGTCCTTCGGCAGCTTGACCGCTGACAATACTTTTTCTTACCCTACTGGACCGACTTACCTTTTGAGCATCGTTGCTTTCGCAAAGCCCCCGCGCTCCGGCAGGGGTCGGTTTCCGTCTACTCTAGTACTTGTTATTGTCTTAGTATTTGGACGCTCTCCTTTGCACCTGATCTGTGGGAGATTAAGCAACTGACTTATCCAATCAGTCTAATCAGTCGCTACGATTATTCTTGGTGGAGACGACTGGAGTCGAACCAGTAGTGCCTTTCGGGCGGCGGATTTACAGTCCACTGGGGTTACCAATTTTCCTACATCTCCATAATTTGGAAGCGCCACGGGGAGTCGAACCCCGCTTCTCAGGATGAAAACCTGATGTCCTAACCGATAGACGATGGCGCCATGAATTTGTTTTTATTATTAATCACTATATGAAAACACACTTGACAAAACGTGCCTCCCTATTTTGTCGATAGGTTCCAACGTGAGGATCAAGTACGGTTCGGCGTACCACGATAGTGTGTTTACATATAGTGATTGCTTCACAGCAATTTATATGTTGGATAACTTTTTAAAGAACCTTAGTGATAAGCAAGATTGCTTTCTCACTGTCAATACAAGTATTGTAGCACCGACTTGATTATTTGTCAAATCTTTTTTGTGTAATACTTGTGTATTAACATTTGGTCCGGCGTAGAGGAATCGAACCTCTATCTATGGCTTAGAAGGCCACTGTTCTATCCGTTGAACTAACGCCAGATAATAGAGATATTATACTTCCTCAAAGAAAAAATGTCAAGTCTTTTTAAGAACTTGACATTTTGATTGGCTCCCCGTCGTGGGCTCGAACCACGGACATTCTGATTAACAGTCAGACGCATCTACCAACTGTGCTAACGGGGAATAAACTTGGTGCTGGATGTCGGGTTCGAACTGACGACCTTTCGCTTACAAGGCGAGTGCTCTACCAACTGAGCTAATCCAGCTACTGAAATTATTTATATAGAGTGTATCACCGCGATAATTTTTTGTCAACTATCGCGGTGATATCGTCCTATGAAAGCAAGATTCTGCTATGCTTAGGAACACCTGATAGCAGGTATTCCATTTGGTCAGCACGGATCGTGCGGTTTTGTAGAATCATGTTTTCATAGTGGTTAGGTTCATAAGGAACATATAGCAATTCAAGGCCAGCTTCTTTTAGAGTCTTATGACCCTTCTTGCTGTTACATTCTTTACATGCAGTAACCACGTTCATCCAAGTGTTTTCGCCACCACGTGCCCGAGGGATAATATGGTCACGACTTAGATTTGTATGGTTAACAAAGTGCCCGCCGCAATATGCACAAACATGTCGGTCACGACCGAACAATGTTCGGTTGCTTAATGCAACATGACTATGCTTATAAGGGTTGAATCCATGACCCTTGATAGCGATGATACTAGGTGTTTCTAGGTACGACATTGTGCCGTCGTTTTGAATACCTCCGCGGTACTGTGCGACAACATCACCCATACTCCATGCTACTGAGTTAGTAGCCCAGTATGAAATTGCGTCATCAGTGGAGATCCACTGCCGGGGAACTCCTGAAATGTCAAGTGCTAGAACAGCCATGCTATACTCCTTCTCTGTTACTGTCTACATGTATTTAGATCCTGTTTGGAGGGACATGAGGGATTTGAACCCCCGACCTTTGGTTTCGAAGACCAAGACTCTTCCGAACTGAGTTAATGTCCCATATATTAATTATACAACAAATACCATTATTTGTCAAAAACTGGTACCCCCTCTCGGGCTCGAACCGAGAAATTACACTCCTCTGTTTGAGAGAGGCGACTTTACCAAATTTGTCCAAGGGGGCATTTGGTGCCAAAGACTGGGATCGAACCAGTGACACACGGATTTTCAATCCGCTGCTCTACCATCTGAGCTACATTGGCGTTACTTGGGTTCAGGAATCTTCTTTAGTGATTCTTTTCTTACAAGACAATCACGTTGCGTTCCTAAACGAAAAACTCTCAAGTATTCGACACCATCGATCATCTGAATATCTTTGGTGTCTTTGCAATAAAATTTCTCCCTATTACGGAGATTCTCAAAGTAAATAGTTTTCATTTTAGTCTCCTTATTGGTATCTCTGCCCAGAGTTGAACTGAGATTTATTCTTTAGGAGAGAATTGTTCTATCCATTGAACTACAGAGATATGTTATCTTGTTACTTTTGCTCTGGCTGCTACCATGTCTTCAAACGAACCTTTTTCCATCACGTTCGTGTATGTGTCAGTCAGGCCACTAGCATGGTCTACTACTCTGTTATCACATTCATGGTACGTTCTGATTCTCTCAGTGCCTGCTTGGTATCTTTCAGTGTCCTCATGAAAATGAGCCTGAACTCTACTCAGACAAGTAATGTATGCTTGACGTTTGTTATCTTCACGACTACGACTATTCGTGCCGTTCGCAGTTATTCCAGTTGGCTCATGTATACAGCGGCAACAGTTTTGATGTTTGTTGCGATGCTGGCCACCTTTGCCAGTTCCAGAAAACCATTCATATCTAAATTGATCCTCAGTGACTTTCATATTGTTCTCCACTGATATTTATAATTGGCAGTGAGTGAGAGATTCGAACTCTCGTGCCGTGTAATACGACCATCATCTTTCCAGGATGCGCCCTTAAGCCTCTCAGGCAACTCACTATGTTTGGTGTCCAGTACTGGGATCGAACCAGTGACCTCTACCGTGTCAAGGTAGCGTTCATACCGCTGAACTAACCGGACATATAAACTACTAAAGTACATGATTCTACTACTTTGAAAGTACTAAGTACTTCAAAGGAAATATCATGAACGATCAACATCTATTACGCACATACCTTAACATCATCAATGAGGCAGTTGGTGCCATCAACGAGAAGTGGGGCAAGTCTACTGTAGTTAGCCCAGAAGAAAAAGGCAAATATGCTGGCAAATCTAAAGCTGAATTACTTAAACAATATAATGCTCTTAAAGCAAGCGGCCCTCATAAGAAAGGTTCTCCCGAGTACGGAAGAATGCGTGAATTAGCATTTGCTATTCGTGCAAAAAGTAATTGGGGTAAAGTTAAAGATGAATAATGTCATGCGTAACTTTATCAACATACTTAATGAGACACATATATCATATGGTCACAAAATAGATAAATCTTCTGCTAACTACACTGACCACGGGGTCGGCGGCGAAGTATGTCACAATTGTAGACATTTCCGTGCACCACATAGATGTGAAATAGTTGACGGATACATCGAACCTGGTGGTTGGTGTAGATACTTTGAAGAAGAATAAAACGGGATACTTTTCTTGACGAATGCTCTACCTAATGAGCTAATCTGGCATGAAGCCAAATGTTGGAATCGAACCAACTACCTATCGTTTGATAGAATTTTGCTGTATGTATCCCTAAACTGGTCTGGGTAGCAGGATTTGAACCTGCAGCCTCGAAGTTCCAAGCCTCGCCGTCTACCAAGTTGACAATATACCCAGATATTTTTTACAAACTAGAAATTGTTTTTCTTTTATATTTTCTAGCGTATTCTATGCTACCCTTCATTGCGGCAGCACAACAAAATTTGTGATCTTTCCTAAAGATCCATTCATTCAACTTGAATGATTTCAATACTCTATCACCATTCCACCATCCACGTTGAGTTTCAATGTAACCTTCTTGTTCAAGTTGGTCTCTCAATTTAGTGAATTCGTCATGGTCTTTATTACTGACACTAACTGCCTTGTCATAACCCTTAAGAATTTTGATAAGGTCTTCATGTGTAGGATTGGTGCGGTCTTTAATAAAATCATGTTCAATCCTCACAGACACATCGGTAATGTATTGCTCGTCAATGACAAATTGTTTCATAACATTTCCTTATAGATTGGGAGCCTAGCTATCTGTCGTTACACAGCCTCACTAGATTGTCTCGTATACAAGAGTTTATACTACCTTACTAATCTACTGATGTGTCACATACCAGCACAGTATGCTAGATTAGAAGGGACTCAATCGTACCGTCTATCCCATAAATTGGTGCTCCTTGAAGGAATCGAACCTCCACCCCTGGATTACAAAACCAGTCCACTACCATTATGATTAAAAGAGCAATATTGGTGCCGCCGCTAGGATTCGAACCTAGATAACCCCCTCGACATGGTTAAAGAAAATATGCTGAACGTACTCTAAAACAGAGTCACCCTTTTATAAGGCGTCCTACCGTTAGACGACAGCGGCATTAAATTTGGTGCAGCCAGTGGACTCGAACCACTGCGGGAATCTAGAATGCGGGGGACATGCCCCCTACCCCTCCATTACTGCAAAACTGGCGCCGTAGAAGGGAATCGAACCCTCATAGGACGGATAGACAATCCGTTGCATTACCAGTCTACCACTACGGCATTAATTGAATTTAGGGTGACAGTGCGTTAGTGGCCGATACTGTCATTCACCACTCGCTTCTACGCATACCCTAAAATATTGGCTCCGGTGGCTGGGATCGAACCAACGACCAATTGATTAACAGTCAACTGCACTACCGCTGTGCTACACCGGAATTAAATTTTACAGAAAATACCTTTGAGAATTTTACTTGCCGGTTCAAAGTGTTCTTCCATGATATGATTTGCCATACCATATGCTGTTGTTCCCATGTCTATGTAATATCTAGGACTGGGCCAACGATTTTGTTTGAACGGATAACTATGAATAAGCAAGCATTCATCACCGACTTTTAACAAGTCTTTCTGTTTACCAGTACTTATTGCAGTAAGCATTTCAATTGCAACTGCATTGTTACCGATATCAGTTCTTTGAAAGTTATTTGCCATCAAGTGAACCACATAGGCTTCTACCTCGTGTTCTAGTATGATGCCATTAACACCTTCACTCTCTACTACTAGGTCGTAGCATGATTTAACATAATCAAACCAGTGCTTGCTCATAGTAGTATTTATTCTGGTGCCGCCACATGGATTTGAACCATGGACCCCCGCCTTATCAAGACGGTGCTCTAACCAACTGAGCTATGGAGGCATTACTGGTTCCTCCACCAGGTTACGATCCTGGGTCTCACGATTATCAGTCGTGGGCTCTTCCATTGAGCTATAGAGGAATTAACTTACATAACCCCAGCGATTATTCTTCTGGGATTTAATTCTTGTTTCATCAAATTCAATTAAGCGAGTTAAGTTAACTGTGCCTGCATGAATCTTTCTATGACAATGCGAACACAACATTACACACTTCTTAGCCTCTGCCATAAGATTCTCCCATGACATAATTTTGCTAGACAGTGAGAATTCCTTGTGTTCACTGTTCAAATGATGAAAGTCGTAAACGATTGGATCATCCTGTAAATCACAGACCGAACATCTATTATCAAACCCTTCTACAAGTTTAACCTTAGTGTTCTTTCTCCACTCTTTTACTTTTTCGTATCTTCTTTCTTTCGGTGTCATAATATTTCCTCAGTTATCTTGTATTTATAACTGATTCACAAAAAATGACACCGGGTATAAACTTCTTTGGGGTGGATAGTCGGGATCGAACCGACGCAATACCGGAATCACAACCCGGGGCCTTAACCACTTGGCTATACCCACCACAAAGAAGTCTGGTGGAAGTAGTAAGATTCGAACTTACGATAGGCACCGTATGAAGATGCTGCATTACCACTTTGCTATACTTCCATTATGAATCAATTTGAAATACACTATTTTTCACCCCATCAGTAGAGTGACCCATCAGTAGGCGTAGTGTATTTCAAATTGGTGCGGGGTAAGGGAGTCGAACCCTTGACTAAACGTTGGCAACGTTTGATTTTACCGTTAAACTAACCACGCATTAAACTGGGCCCTTGAGGTCACCGTCGAAAGTGACATTACCAACTATTAACGGGTTGCGCGCCAGCCGCGTCAAACTCAAGGATAAAACTTGGTACCTGAGACTGGACTCGAACCAGTATCGCTCACTGTGTAAAAGTGACGTATGACCTCTCTACGCACTCAGGTATAATCTTGGAACACCGGGTCAGATTCGAACTGACGGTTTTGCGGATTTGCAATCCACTGCATTGGGCCTCTCTGCCACCGGTGCATAAATTTGGTGCTGATACCGAGAGTCGAACTCGGGACCTCATCATTACCAATGATGTATTCTACCAACTGAACTATATCAGCATAACAGGATCGTTTTTTACGGTTTAGATTAGAAGTCTAATGTATTTTGATTGCTGAACCGATCCTAAAACTTGGCGCGTCTGGCAGGATTCGAACCCACGACCCCTTGGTTCGTAGCCAAGTACTCTATCCAACTGAGCTACAGACGCATAAATTCGTGCCGCTTCTTGGGACTTGTACCCCAGTTACTCCATTCCCTTGTCGCGGCTCCGAGGGCGAGTCTGTTTTCTTCTAGCTAGAATTCTGGCACCCCCTGATGGACTCGAACCACCGAATGTCGGAATCAAAATCCGATGCCTTACCAACTTGGCGAAGGAGGTATAATATAACAGGATGCTGGTTTGCTTTTTTCCAAATAAAAAGTTTTTTAATTTGCTGGAAGCATCCTAAAACTTGGTGGAAGCCGAGGGAGTTGAACCCTTCTAGACAGCGATCTTGCAAGGATCACCCGTAGCCCGCTACTGCCCCCAAATTGTATGGTGTGTCCTGCAAGAATCGAACTTGCTTCTACGATTTTTCAGACCGTCGCTGAATGACCACACTAGCTCAAGACACATATTGGTGGAGCCCTAAGGAATCGAACCTCTTGCCACCACCCACCTTATTATGGCTACGATTTTACAGACCGCAAGCGGGAAAGGGCTCCATTAAATTGTTGGTATCCTGTATGGGTTTTGATCCCATCTCACTAGTTTGAAGGACTAGCGGCCACACCAGCTGCCTCACAGGATATATATTGTTGGCAAGGGTGACTGGATTCGAACCAGTGATGACGATTTCAAAGACCGTTGCCTTAGGCCAGACTAGGCGACACCCCAACATAAATGCTATTCAATAATATACAGGCGAACTCCGTCAGAGGGAGCCGTATGATGTTTGTCCTGTATACTAATGAATAGCATCTTTCGATGCTATGTCAGGGTCTGTGCCCTGACCAGTGATTTTACTTTCTGCGTTACCGCCACAGATTTCATCCTACTGTCCGCCCGTTTACAACTTATTATAGTGTGTTGCGAGGACCTCGTTCCCTCATTCTAACACTGTTAATCATTTAAAACCTTACTAGCCTTTTAAGCTGATTCAGTTTTTCATGATCCTTCTTGGCTCGCTCATACTTGTTACGTATAAGCTGCCTAACTTGTTCTTGCGACAAAGTGTGATTTTTTAACCAATCCTTTTTGTCAGAAGAACCAGATTCTAGATCCTTTGTCATTTTATGTCAAACCTTTTTGTGTTGTATTTTTACTACAGTACATAAACAAAAACCCCTGGGACTTTTTAGTTTCCCAGGGGCTTCTTAGATTCTGTTGAGATTAGATTCTTGGAATCTTTTCTCCTTCTATGAAGCCCCTAGATAATCCCTGGTCATCATTGCCACGGCAAATACTAGGTGTGTTATAACCCTCAAAGGCCCATGACATCGCGGACACTGGAGCTATTGCTCTGGTGCTCGTATGTTTCGGCAGTTGATGGTTAAATTGTTTCATAGTAATCTATTTAGTCCTGGTTAAAAAATTTGTCTTTTAAGTCGCCTTTTCTGCGCCTTTTGTTAATTCGATGAACGAAGTATACTTGTATTTAGATTAATTGTCAACACCTAGAAAAAACTTTGTTGCCCAAAATAGAATTTAAATACTTTATGTTATTTAATCCCACCGAGTATACAACAGTTTTTCTTAGTTTTGACGAACCTAACGCTGACACCAACTATCAACACTTACTAACACTATGCCCTGGAGCATTACGTGTGCATGGCGTTAAGGGTAGTGACACCGCTCACAAAGCAGTCGCACAAATTAGTCAAACGAAAAATGTAATTATAGTAGATGCCGACAATTTTGTCAAGCCTGATTTTTATTCTCAGACTTACGAGATTGGCAACACCGACCTTACCTCTACTGTACTCAGCTTCACAGCACATAACAAGATAAATGGGCAACAATACGGGAATGGTGGCATCAAAGTATGGCCTGTAGAGTTGCTAAAAAGTATGAAAACGCATGAAAATTCTGATAATGCTAGTACTTTAGTAGACTTTGATTTCAGCAACTATAAACAAATGAACTATGTTGCTAGTGAGGTCAGATATGCTAGCCATAGACAAGCATGGCGTGCTGGCTTCCGTGAGGGTGTCAAACTTATGCTAGACAATGGGCAGTACCAACGTGATATACATAACATCGACTGGCGCAACTATGACAGACTTTGGAACTGGATGCACATCGGCAGTGATGTTGAGCATGGGTACTGGGCTATACACGGAGCACGGTTTGGATGCTGGAATGCTGTTAGAAAATTTGACCTATCCAAACTACACAACTTTGAGTATTTGGACTATTTGTTTGACCTTTTCAAAGATACGAACTTTGTAGATGGTTGTGAACAATTCGGGCATCACATACAAACATTGACTAATGACAGACGTATAGGCACAGTCTACAGTCCTAGACTTAGTAAAGAGTATAGAGAATCAGTCAAGCCCTGTTTGCGTATGCCCAATGACGAACCCTATGACATTGTGTTTATTAGCTACAACGAATTAAACGCAGACAAAAACTACCGTGAACTAATAAAACGATTCCCGAGGGCTAAGCGAATTGACGGAGTACAGGGCATACACAATGCACACATAGAAGCAGCAAAACTATGTTCTACAGACTATTTCTGGGTCGTAGACGGTGACGCAGAAATTGTTCCCGAATTTAATTTTGATTATGTTGTCCCATTCTATGACACATTAAAAGTTAGGGTGTGGCGTGCTGAAAATCCAGTTAACGGCTTGACATATGGCTACGGAGGTGTTAAACTATTACCTAGAATAGCCACGGTTCGTATGCGTACAGATAGACCCGACATGACTACAAGTATCTGTAAGGATTACGAGCCAATCTTTGTTGTTAGTAATATAACACGTTTTGATACTGATCCATTTAATACTTGGCGAAGTGCATTTAGAGAATGTACTAAGCTAGCAAGTCAAGTAATAGACAACTCATACGAAAGTATAGAACGACTAGATATTTGGTGTTCAGTGGGTGATAATGACTACGCAATAGACGGAGCAAAAGCAGGTCGTGAGTATGGCACTTATAATAAAGACAATTTGACAGCATTAAGAAAGATAAACGACTTCATGTGGATGCGTGAACAGTATGACAGATTTTACAAAAATACCCTTTGACCGTATAGTTAAGTTCGGTCAAGACACTATGCTAGACAAGAACTTGTTTAGTATTAGCTGGATACTGGGTAGATTCTGTAATTACAAATGTAGCTATTGTTGGCCTTACGCTAATGGCGACAAGCCAGATCACTTAGAATTAGAGTTGTATAAGAGAACAATGGATGAGATTCGCTGTCAGGCGGCATTAAATGGGTTCACAAGTTTTCATTGGTCGTTTAGTGGCGGAGAACCAACCGCATATAAACATGTAATAGAACTCAGTCAAAAGGTTTTATTAGACAGTATTCATATGACTACCAATCTAAGCCCGGGATTTCAGTTTTGGGATCGATGGTTGAATTCTACTGTGTTGAGTAGGCGCAGAAGTTTAACTGCTAGCTTTCACCATGAGTTTGCTAACGAACAAGAGTTTGGAGACAAGATACTACACTTAATGAATAGTGGTGTGTTAGTAACCATAAATCAAGTTATGGTTCCAGAAAAGTTTGACGAGTTGTATGAGCGTTGTATAAGATTCAACGATAGAGGTATTAACGTAACACTAAAGCCCCAATCTGATCCTACAGCAAGTCGTGTCGTAGATGGCTACAGTGATGAAATGATGAACAAAATGAGAACAGGTTTTCCGCAACATTTCAACGACACCGACATACTACAAGTCAAACTAATAGACGATGAAAATAAAGTTTGGCATCTGGATCAAGCTGAAAGATTTAACAGTTATGGGTTTAACAAGTTTACCAATTGGACTTGTAATTCTGGATACCAAAGTATTATAATTAGAGGTAATGAGGTTAAGCGTGGTTATAGTTGCCACGACAAACCATTAGGAACACTCACTGACGGATTTAAAATCTTTGAAGAAAAACAAAGATGTATAACTCCTTCATGTGTAAGTAGCGCAGATAGTAAGATACCAAAATGCAAATAGATACAGAACATTTACATCACTGGATGAGAGCCATACGACAAAGCAATAATCCTATGCGTACTATGGATGCTTTCTGGAGTGGACAGATTAAAAGCAAAGAATGGCTAATCAATTGTTTGGGGCAAGTTGTTGATAAGCCTGTTACAGTTGACATTCACGGAGGATGGGTAGGTGTACTTGCTAGTATGTTATTTCAAAGCAACATTCCATGTACGTATATTCGTAGCGTAGACATTGACCCATTGTGCGAACATACAGCAAATACAATGAATCAAATAGAATATGACAGCGGTAGATTTAGAGCTATCACCTCAGATATGTGTGACATACGCAGTGATACTGATGTTATTATAAACACTAGCGCGGAGCATATAACACAAGATCAATATGATTTGTGGCTGTCAGGACTACCCAACAATTCCTTAATTGTCATTCAGGGAAATAATTATGACATTCCTGAGCATGTTAGAATCAGCAAAGACTTAGATGACTTTGCCGAACAATCACAGTTAGACATAGATTTTATCGGAGAACTCGATTTACCGATATATAAAAGATACATGATTATAGGGAGAAAACATGGATACAACAGTTCGTACACTGGTTAAGACGTTAAGTTACAGAATTACAGCGGCAGCGACTGTATTTCTATTGAGCATTCTTTTGGCTTATGGATCTGGCTTTGGAGTCAAGTTCCTAATCATCACACTTACTCTAGGTTATGTAATCTATTTCACACATGAATTCTTGTGGAATAAGTTTAACTTACTACGAGTAGACGGTGATGATAAGCCTATGCGTAGTCTTATCAAAACGATTAGCTGGCGTATTACTAGCTTTATTGTTATGTTCTTTATTAGCAAGGCTTTGGGCTTGTCGAATGAGGACGCACTATATTGGGTAATCGCTAACAATATCGCATTCTTGGTTGTACATTACCTACACGAACGTGTGTGGAATCGTATTACTTGGGGTAAAAAATCTATTCTAGCAACAGCATAAAAGTACTTCATTTAGAAGTTACTAATAAGTGTCAAGCAAGTTGTCCCATGTGCGCCCGAAATTTACAGGGCGGCATGGACAACCCTTTTATGTCCTTAAGTGAAATCACATTTGAGGATTTTAAGTCGTGGTTTAGTGTTGACTTCATTAAACAATTAGACAAGTTATATATGTGCGGTAACTTAGGCGATCCAATCATTGCCAAAGACACAATAGAAATATTCAGTTATTGTAGAGAAATCAACCCAGATATGTGGTTGAGTATGAATACTAACGGCAGTGCCAGAACACGTAGATTCTGGGAACAACTAGCAGAATTAAGAGTAGTTGTCAGGTTTGGAATAGATGGTTTGTCCGATACACATAGTTTATACAGAAAAGGTACAGACTTTGATACTATTATCAAAAACGCAACAACATTCATTAGACATGGTGGTATGGCTATTTGGGACATGTTAATATTTGAACACAATAAAGACCAAGTAGACGAATGCCATGAACTAAGTAAAGAATTAGGATTTAGTGAATTCGTACCCAAGAATACAGCCAGATTCAAAGAAGATAAATTAGATGTAATAGATAGAACTGGAAAGAAAATCTATACACTATATCCTAGCGATAAGAGTAAAAAACTAATAAAGAACGAGATAAAGCCTAGCGAGATTAAGTGTAAGGTAAAGTTTGGTAGCTTATATGTTACTAGTAACGGTATTGTTACTCCTTGTTGTTGGCTTGGTATTGATGAATTACCGCATCATAATCCTAGTAGAATAGATTATCTTACTAAAATTGGTAAGTTCTATTCACTAAAAGAAAATACATTACAAGAAATCTTTGACAGTAAAGTATTTGAAAAGATTGAAGAAACGTGGAGTTCTGATCCATTAACCGAATGTAGCAAACAGTGTGGAAGTTATGACAGATTCAATAGTCAATTCTAAAACGTTCTGCCCACTACCTTTTATACATATGGCAACAAGACCTAACGGTGATGTTCGTGTATGTTGTACTGCTAACGCTAGTGGTGCTGATATTGTAGACAGTAAAGAGATAGGGCTTGTGACACAAAACGGAATCAAAATGAATCTACGTAGTCATACTATAGAAGAAGTATGGAACTCTGATAGTATGCGTAGAACACGTTTACAGATTAGTGAAGGTACGATACCCGAAAGCTGTACTAAATGCTTTGAAGAAGAAAATAAGGGAATAAAAAGTAAACGCAATTGGGAAACGATAGTCTGGAGTGAAAGACTGAACTTACATGATATCGTAACTAAGATGAATGTTGATGGAAGCATGCCAGTAGAAATTCCATACTTTGATTTAAGACTAGGAAATCTATGTAATTTAAAATGCGTGATGTGCAGCCCGCATGATAGTTCTAGCTGGATCAAAGATTATAAAATACAATATCCAAAGTACAAATCAATCTCACTAATTAATGATAGTCAGTGGGATAGAACTATGGACTATACATGGTACAAGAAGGGTTCGTTTATTGATTCTATGAAGAATCAAATCAAGTATATCAAAGAATTGTACTTTGCTGGCGGCGAGCCACTATTGATTCCAGAACACTATAGTATATTACAATGGCTTGTTGACGAAGGACATAGCAAAAATGTTATACTGAGATACAACTCAAATGGAACTGAGTTGCCAGAACATTTAATTAAATTATGGGAACAGTTCAAGTTAGTCAAGTTTAATTTCAGTATTGACGCTTACGGAGACAAAAACGATTATATACGTTATCCAAGCAAGTGGACTGATATTGCTAGTAACTTACATATGTTAGACGAAACCGCAGACAATATTGTTGTCAATGTTGCGTGTGCTGTTAATTTACTAAATGTCTGTTACTTAGACGAATTAGTAGACTGGAAAATGGGTCAGAATTTCACTAAGGTTAATACAAAACAGTATGGGGCTGGACTGATTGGATTACATTTAGTATATTTGCCTAGCTATCTAAACGTCAGAGTATTACCCGAGCACATCAAGCGCCAAGCTACACTAAAGATTAATCAACTGTTAAAACGATATAGTGATAGAGACTTTGATGCTGATCCATACGGAAAACAACGATGGATTGGCTTGATTAACTATATGAGTATTGATTGGACTCATAAACTACACGACTGTGTAGAATACTTAAAAACAACTGACGAAACTAGGGGTACGGATTTTACTAAAACTTTTCCAATATTGAGTGAATTGGAAGAGCATAGTCTATTCCTTCAAAAGTAACTTTTATATACTTGATGTTGTGTAGTTAGTATATCTTCACGTACTATTCTTTGGTTTAGTAGTTTATGCATATAAATATCTTATACCTATATACTGTATAGACGACAATAAATTATGATTTACAATAACCTTTGTTTATTGGGCGACAATGTAAAGTTGAAGCTACAAATAGATACACATTCTATATTGAATAAACTACAAGAATTCGATGCTGAGTGGGTGCCCTATAACCAAAAGAAAGATACAGTTAATAACCGTTATGGGTTAGCATTAACTAGTCACAGTGGTTCAGTAAATGATACAGAACATTTAAACAGCTTTGGCTACGCTAAACGTAATTTAGATATTGAATTGCGTGAGGATAATTTCAACAAATATACTGAGGCAATGTATCAATTAACTGAGATTAAAGATATTGTAGATTTATTTCCAGATATCGGTCGTGTACATATATTGCGTGTAGGTAAGGGAGGATACTTTCCACCACATAGAGACTTCCCACAATTAAATCCCGAGTATGTTAGACTTAGTTGTGTGTTCGGGAAGTGTAAGCCAGAAAACTATTGTATGTTATATGATGGTAGACCCTTTTATCAGGATCCAGGATTCTTTTATTTCAACAATTATATCAAGGATCATAGTCTATTCAGTTTTAGTGACTATGTTTATGTCGTTATATTAACAGTTAAAATGACTGAGGACACATACAATAAAATCGTCAAATACAGCATGGTAGAATGATTAGTTACGAAAACCCAGACAAAGTTAATTGGTTTCTAGTTAGTTGGACGCTTAGTAATAAGTGTAACTACCGTTGTAATTATTGCCCCGAACACTTACACAGTGGGTATACGGGTTGGCCTGAATATTCTACAATAGAGCGATTCATTAAAAACTTTAGTGTAGACAAAGAAATATGCTATAGAATCAGCGGTGGAGAGCCTACATATTGGAAACACTTTATGGGTATGGCACGACTAGTTAAAGAGTGCGGTCATACATTTAGCTTTATTACAAACGGTAGTCAGACAGTTGATTATTATATAGATATCAGTAGATATACTGATGGAATGATAATCAGTTATCACCCACAATACGCCGACATTTCACATATAATTAAAGTTGCTAATAGTGTAGATTGTCCCGTAGCACTTAACTTAATGATGGTTAAGGAAGACTTTAATGAAATGCTTATTACCGCTAAGAATATCTATGAGAATACGGATAAATTAGCAATATGGCCCAAGATAGTATTAGACAAATCTAATATAGATAATATTTCAAACAAGCCCACTGAGTATACACAGGAACAATTAGATATTATAAAGAACTGGCAATATTTCCGCAAACTAGATGATAGTAAACTACATCGTGGAAATATATTATTAGACGGTGTTAAAACTGACGCAAACGAATTAATATTAAAAGGACAAAACTGTCATAGAAACTGGGAATGCTATGGTGGTTTAGATATGATTAATATAGATATGTGGGGCAATATCTATCGCAGTGACTGTCAAAATGGTGGCCCATTAGGTAATATTGAAAGATATAGATTACCTACAGTACCTATTCGTTGCGATATGAATAGTTGTAACTGTTTAAGCGATATTTACTTACGCAAAAATAAAATCGAACTCAGGACAAACATCTAATATATTTGTCCCGCGAATCTCGTCTAATCGTTTAGTATATTCAACAAATACAGGCAATTGATCGGCTAATGTAATATCATGCCAAAACCCTGTACCGTGTAATATATCTTTAGGCAATAATGTAGGATTTAAGTACTCGGGCGTAGTAACAGTATTATTGAAATACATATCATATTTGGGGTAGTTCATTATAAAATACTTCATAGTTTCCCCGAAGTGTCTGACGTTATAAGTCATTACGGTTCCTGCTAATATAACTCTATCAAACTTATTAAATCGTGGTAAGTTACTTAAAAACTGTTCCCATGTATAGTTTTGTCCCCCGCGGATATATTCATAGAGTTTACCTGTAGCTTCTACACTAATATGAATCTTGGTTTTAAACTGAGTTAATAGTTCTTCAAACTCTGGATTTTCAGTCGTTCCATTAGTAGATAAATCAATTGTTACTTGTTTGTTCAGATTAAGTTCTATTAACTTATTCAACAACTTGATATTACTTTCTTCCATAAAGGGTTCCCCGCCCTTTATATTGACATATTCTAAGTTCTTTAAATAACTGGGATATTCAAATAACCTATCGATAATATCGTTACTAATGATTCTGTAACCAAAGTCAGGATGATTGATAGGTCTTTCAATACCCAACTCATGTAGTTTAATATCTTCTTTAATCCATGCTGTACTATTCACCCCAGAACACATAACGCATTTTAAATTACACTTATTAGATATATTAACTTCTAAAAATCTGATATCGTTTGTGGGTGTTCTAGGAACGTGACTTAATATCTGGTCAAAGAATATACGACGGCTATGATTATTAATACTTTCTTTCTTTTCGCATTGAATACATTGTTTAGGTAATATACCTTTTTCTATAGATGTTTGTGTGGATAATAGTCCTGGGTGCTGTAATAAGCTAGGTAAACTATCTTCATGTATATTACCATTGCGTCCTGTGTATACACAATCAGGGGTTATGTCCCCATTAAATCTAACACTTATTGCCTTCCAGGGCGCTAAACATTTCATAAATCAATTACCTCTGATTCAAATCTATCATTGAAAATATACATATGATGTGTTTCTTTTACTGTGTCGTAGCTTAGCACATGTATTTTATCTTTATAAATTACTGGTCTACCAAACATTTGATTTTCAAAATGATATACTCTAAATATAAGCCCACTCTCATTGATTACAAATATAGGACATTGAGGGGTTCCACCGGGAAAGAACCAAGCAAAACCCTTGTATTCAATACCCGTTCTATATCTATATTTGCCACCGTGACTAATACCAATATCAATACTTTTACTATCTTTAGTTACTGTATCAAATACTACTCCATAATTACTATCTTGTGTAAATTCGTCCCCATAAGGCATTCCAATAATCTTATTACCTAATCTAACCATGCTATTATACTTCTTAGCAAAGTCTGGTATATTAAGTTTATGTAATAATACTTCTCCGGTTACCGTGTCAAACTCTACAGCTTCATTTAATCCTGGTTGTTCTCCATATGGCAATGAATATAGTTTGTTACCTATAGCAATTAAATCTGTAAATTTTCTTGTAATCTCTGGGTTTACAGGTATGTAATAGTATGTGAAGTATTCTCCATTATAACACACTAAATCATTGTATCCGGGCTGATCACCTCTAGGCATACTATAATAACTACCGTTACAATATACTGTTCCCATATGTGCTTTTTCAACACTTTCAAAGGGAATTAATTCAGGTTTATTATCTTTAATATAGAGACAATATTGTGTGCCACTATAACCTAATGGGAAACTAAATGCTGTTTCATTATCACTTGCCCCGCTGTAAAACTGTCCCTTACCTTTAGCTAAAACTTGATGATATTCTGGCTTATCGCCGGATAGTTTCAATACAGTTCCATAATCATTCTCATATATGCCATAGGGTATAAACCATGAATCATTTCCCACAGTTACAACACAGTTTGTTTTACTAACGGCTGGGGGTAGTTCTGTGTCAATATACGATACAGTTCCGTCATACTTCATTATCTTGTTATAATCTACACAACGTTCTGTACTAAAAGGAGGACTAATCAAATATCCATTATGTGTATATAATAATAGATGTTTGATATTACCTTCACGATACCAATCTTGAAATGCTTTATAACTCATTTAAATCTATGGTTTTAATTACTTTTTCAGTTATAGTGTCAAACACTAATATAGTTTGAAACCTATCGCTTTCGCCGTAAGGGAAAGCAAATATTACATCATCTATTAAAAGACATTGATTATACTTTTCTATCGTGGTATTATCCGTAAAATATTCGCTTATGTCAATAGTATAATGGGTATCGTTATTAGTGTCAACGACCAATACTTCCGTTAAATCCCCATATTGTTTCCAATTACTTTCTGGTTCACAAACACATCCTCCGCGAGGAATATAATAGATTTTACCTTGACTATTCTCACAGCCCGCAAAATACTTTTTACTTTCTTTGCCTATATTTAAATCGTGTATATAATATACTAGTGAATCACTGTTGCTATCTATAACTAGCATTTCACTCCAGTCTTCCTCGTGGCCTGCGGGAGGGAAATAAATCTTACCATTTTTAGCGACAGTATGACTATAGTATTTTCTACTGGTTTCTTTTAATTGGGTATGTTCATAATGCCATTTACCGTTGTTATACATACACAACAAATCAAAGTTTTTATTCTCACTATAGGGCGGGGCATATAGTTTATTATTGGCTTTAGCCAACGTAGTATATTTCTTATTGCTGAAACCCTCTTCGTCAATCTCAAACCACATAGGACTCATATTCGATAGTTTATATGAATAATTATCACAATCGAACTCTATTCTATATGGGAAATAGGGCTTTTCTATACGTTCGCCGCGGGGTAATCCATGTATAGTATTACCCAATAATTGTGTAGTATGCCACTTCTTTTTATCGTTTATGTCACAACATATATTCTTAAAGACAATCGATTTAGTAACTGTGTCAAATATCAAAACAAAATTAAACTCATCCTCAGTCCCATAAGGTAACGCAATGATTTTATCTTTATACAAATGTCCTTGAATGTACTTTCCACGTTCTTTAAAGCCTATATTAATGTATGAGACCTCGTCTGTATTACAATCTACGATTAATATCCTACCCTCGTTATATGGTAAAAAGTATAGTTTCTCATTATGTAATATACCCGTAGTCCACTTCTCAGTCGATTCATCTACTGATAATGGAATCTTTTTGATACTGTATGTCTTTGGATTAAGTTTCAACATATAGTTGATTGATTCATTTAATCCATAGGGAGGCAAATAAATCATATTATTTGATCCTAAAGTACCATAACTAAATGCCTGCGGCGTCATTAAATCTTTCTCCAAAACCTGAACGTAAGTCACTGTGTAACTTGTTCATATATTCATACTCACTGTAAATCCCTATGTTGTCCCAGTCAATTAGTTTGAATGTATTGTCGGGACAATATATGATATTGCTTAATACCCAATCACCATGCACATAGGGCTTTGTTTCTTCTATATTCTCTAAACAGTATTGATATACACTTTTAATAAGACTATCAGTATGTTCTAGTTTACTTACCGGGGTGCCAACTATTTCATTGAAACTTATCCAATTACTACCATATTCATAAACATATTCATGTGATACAAAATGTCGTAATAATCTAACATGCTCAACAATCCATTGAGGCTTGACATTATACCATATTTTGATATATTTACCATTCTTGTAAAATACTCTACGACCCTTGTCAATATTAGATTTAACTAAAATCATAATGTTCTGCTACTAACGGCAAGTACTCACATATATCTATGTTTCTATGTTGGTCTAATGTCTTTGTCATTGTTACAAACTTATCAACCTCAGACTGATTTATTAGACTATTTTTCAGATATTCAGTATGTTTGGGTAGGGCATACTTTTCCCGCATGCTAATTGGCATGTTTTTAATATCAAAATGTGTGGGATTTATCAGTATTGTATCATAATGCGGTATATTATATCTATCGCAATAGTCCCAAAGTTGTTGAATATATGGATAATTGTATATCTGAATAGTGGGTGTGATACTGACATTCAACCCATATGTAGCCGAAACATGTAGATTATTCTCTATTGTTCCCCAGTCACTCCCGTAACGTATATAGTCATTAACTTTTCCTATACCATCGATGCTAAAGGCTAAATTAACAGTATTAAATTCGCTTAATAAATTCAATAATTTATTATTGGTCAGTGTGCCATTTGTATTAAATCTCAACTGTACGTTTCTATCTAATTTGTCTATGAACTTGTCTAAGCCCTTAACCATAAAGGGCTCTCCTCCCGTCAAATAGACTTCTTTTAGTGTAGGAATATTAGCCAATTGATCTATTAAATCTTCACGGAACCAATTGAATTCTTCTGCTACAATATTTCCCCAGGGACTATTCTTGCCCAATTGTTTATGTTCTAGCATAAGAGAACTAGAACTATGTGGGCCGCACATTACACAGCGTAAATTACATTGATTACTGAATCTGATATCTAAGTGGCTTAACCCCGGGCCATATACCGTTGGACGTTGTCTCATGCTTTGTATTCCAGATTCTTCATCTGTTTTACAACGTAAGCAACTATCAGGAAAAACATCATTTTCCAATGATTGTTTTGCTTGCTTGTGTACTGGACTGTCTAACCACTGTTCTATTGTATGTGTTTTAATGTTGTACCCATGGTCTGGTTCTATGCTAGCGCAACATAATCTATACTCGCCGTTGGTTCTGACACAGACTTGATGGTCTAGGTATTTACATTTCATCACATATTTATAGGGTAGTCTATTTTCCATTAAATATCTACATGTACCCCAAAGAATTAATTGAATTTATTGAAGAAAATAAGAAAAATCAATTTCAGCATCGATACCCAGACTTCTTTGACCCAAAATGGGTAGTCACTGAGAGTCACTATCCATGGTTCAGACTGAGTGTATTTGATAATATGCCCTGGCATGATATGTATCTTGAGGCTGAAAAACTCATAGACAAATTTCACGTACACCGTGACGATTATGGGCATGGATGGCGTAGTTTAACTATTCATGGAGTCAATGAGGATAGTCAGAGTTTGAACAGTTATGGTGAACGTGATCAAGTATTAAAAGAGTTACACTATACATGGGTAGCAGAACAATGTCCAACTGTTAAAAAGTTCTTAACAGATGTATGGCCAGCAGAATATCTAAATCGTGTTCGCTTTATGTTATTAGAGCCCGGGGGCTATATATTACCACATCAGGATAGACCGGACAGTGAGCGTAGATTGAGTGTTTGTAATATCAGTTTAAATCACCCAGAGGGCTGTGAATTTATATTTAAAGACCATGGCGTAGTTCCATTTGACAATAATGGGTCAGCGTTTCTAGTTGATATATCTAATAAACATGCATATATTAACAATTCTGACAAGCCAAGAATTCATATGATAATTCACTATGAAATTGGAAATAAATTACGTGATTTCTTCTATGTATTGCGTAAAAGTTATTATACCAATAGGATGAAAAATGCGTGATTGGAATAGCATAACATACGATAGATATCTCAGTGACAATAAACTTTACACTAAAGTAGGGCACGGGATATTAGATATTAGCCGTGATATTACTAATGAAAAACTACGTAAAAGAACATTTGATTTAACATTCTGGATGGTAAATCAATGCTTGAAAATGGGCTTTGGAACATATCGTGGGTACAATCATAGTATAAAAGAACTGTTAACCGAGAGTTTAAATAACGGTGATGAATTGTGTATCATACAAGCACAAGGTATGATGAGTTTAAGATTAGCTCACATCGTTACTTTATCTGTAGACTATTTTAAAAAGAATCCTGATAGTTTTGTAGTGGGTCATATTATGAACCGTAAGGGTAGATATCCCGGACTACATCGTCAGATATTGATTGTTAATTTAAGTGTATGGGATAAATTAGGACGTCCGGAATATTTAGAAAATGGATTTTATTGGGACCGTAAATTTATTGGATGTAATTATTCTGTCAGTGAGAATAAAATAGCCAGTGAATATACTCCCGAATATATAGAACCTAGCCCGGGGGAAACTAAGTTTGATGTGACAGAAGATGGCAGTAATTGGATTGACTTAGCACTACGTAATAATATACGCATAGATAATTTAAACTTAGAAATGCGTGAGTGTAAGGTCTTTATCTATCCATATGAAGAATCCGATAAGTTAATGGAATGTTGGGATAATCTACAGAATATTGCATTGATTGACAGTATACAAAACTATGGGGCTAGGTCTTGGTTTCGCAAGCAAAGTTACCAAGAGTTTATTGAAAAAGACAGAGTATATGCTTTCAATACTGAACGATTAAGTGCTGAGGGTATACGTAGTCCAGGGCCAATAGATAGTTTATATTGTGCGGCAGCGGGTTTCAAACCATTGGCATTGTTACGTAATAATGGTTTCCATGATAAAACAGTTGTGCATTACTTTGATTGGTGTCCGGCTAGTCTCAATTATAAAAAGCATTTATTAGAAACATGGGATGGTTACGACTTAGACAAATGGTTATTAGAAAATGACGGATTATATAATTTTAGCTCTACTTATCGCGGTACTTATTTTGAATTCTGGCAATTGGAGCTAAGTAAAGAATTCGGGTCACGTGAAGAATTTAAACAGTTATGGGACAGATACCGTAAACTAGAACATCAATATCATATTATTGATATCGTAAACGAACCAGAGAAATTATTTAATTTAATGGGCCCGGGCAATAACACATTATGGACTACTAATATATGGGCTAGTCTACAGTTACATTGGAATATAGAACCTGAAATCTTAGAAGAAAAATACAAACATTTTGAGAGTTTGATACCAGATAATCTTACATTATACGGACAAGATTACATGGCTAGAGACTTACAAGACCGTGTACGTGGCAATCTAAAATTATCGCACCCACACTATAAATCCACCAATAAATATATCAATATGGGACTATAGTATGGACAGAGTTATTAAAGACTATGATAGTAAAGATATCACAACAGACTTTTTATACAACACAAATGACTGGGATCTTGTTGAATTGAACTATAAACTAGATCCTAACAAGTTAACTAGCTGGTATAAAGAGTTATCTACTAATTTTGACTATATGCGTTTTAGATTCGACAAGTTTCCCGAGAAACTAGAATTAGAAATAAGCAAACGTATGGTTGAGGAAGGATATTGCGGATATTATTGCGGTCCTATAGATGGTATTACATTAGCATGGCCCAAAGAAAAATATGAGCCATTACCCCCGCCCGTTCAGGCTAATTTAAGTTTGTTCCCAGAAGTTAATAGAGAGACATTTATTGACGATGCTAAGATAATGACTAAATTTAAAATGGGCTATTTAAAAGAAATGATAGACGTTTTGGGAGAAGACAGTTTCCGTCAAGCTATTATAACTACACATCATCCCGGTATGTATATTCGTCAGCATATAGATAGTAAGGTATTAAAACTACATATACCTGTAGAAACGCACGAAAACGCACTATTTCATTTTGGCGAGAATAAAGAAAGAAGTTACCATATGAAATTGGGACATATCTATATTTTGAATACAGGGTATTGGCACGGTACTACAAATGAGGGCGATAAATTACGCAGTCATATCATTACCCGAATAATAGAAAGTCACGTTAGTTACGTATTAGGATTAAACAATGAGGTTAGTACAGAATTACAGTAACTTGTCAATAGACTTTATCAACAGTAACGATTGGGATTTAATTGTACTAAACAAAAAAGTAGACAGTGTAAATCTATTGAATTGGTACGTTGAAATAGAAGATAGATTAAGTTACTTACGCTGTAACTTATACAAAAACAAAGACTTATTAAAGCCCGCGGTCAAAGGTTATTTTACTAATAAAGAGAAGGAAAACTTCTTTGATTTGAGTAAAGCAGACGAACGATTATTAAACAGTTACGCATTATCTTGGCCAGTACAAAAAGATATACCATTACCCCCGCCCTGGGCATGTAATTTAGAGTTATACCCAGAACTACAAGAATATTATAACGGTGACGATTTAATTAAAGATTTTGATTATAATAACTGGGTCTACTTAGACCAATATATGTTTGGGGCATGGAAAAACTTAGTAGATGAAATAGGTATCTATTTTAGAAACCCAAGAATTGCACAGCATTTAAATGGATTAATATTACCTCAGCATACAGACGGAATGACAGTTAGATTACATATTCCTATTACTACAGATAATAGTTATTTCTATTGGGGTGAAACACCCTATAAACTAATGCCCGGAAATATGTACTTAATTAATACTAGATTAAGTCACGGTACAACTAATTACGGGCCAACTAGAGCAAACATAATTAGTGATATAGATGATAAAGATATAATGGATATACTATGCTTAAAATGAAACGATATATCCAACACTTTGAACCCGTAGATTTAGGGTTTGTAGTTAAGAAATACTTCCCAGTTGATATTGATAAACTACGTGAATGGTTCCATAACTTAGAAAATGATTATAACGATTGGAAGTTTATTATCGGGGAAAATCATCATGTATGGAATGAACCTATTGTAGATATGACAGGACAAACTGGGCATATATTACCCGATGATGTTTATTACTATACACTATGTTATAACGGTGACGTAGAAGGACCATTACCCTTTGAGCGCGGATGTGCTAAACCCGAATATCACGATATAGATGAAGATTTATTATATCCTAGAAAATGCTTTAATGGATACGCATTGGACTTAATACAGAATATGCCTGTACGCAGTAAACGCTGGTTAGTTACTGTACATACTCCCGGAACTAAATTAATTACACATACTGATAGCCCAGACAAAATACGTGTACATATTCCAATATATACTAACGATGACAGCAATTGGATCATCGACGGAGTAGAATATCATATGGAACCTGGATATGCTTATCTAGTTAATACTACTCTTCCGCATAGTGTAGAGAATCGTGGAACTACAAATAGAATACATTTATATGGGAAAGTATGGACAGAGGATTTTCTATGAAAGTAACTGTGTATAGTATGAATAATTTTGGTAAGTCAGTATATAATGACGATACTGTAGATGATTATCATCATAGTCGTTTTATCTGTATACATAGTACTAACTGGGTACATAGTTTACCATACTTTGATAGACCACATAATAATGTATTGAATCTAAACTTTGACGATGTGAATGATGATTGTACTAAAACCGTACAATGGTTTAATAATACAACAAAGACTATTACCGCACGTAAAATGACTGTTATTCAAGCTAAACAGATATTAGAATTCGTGGGTAATAGCACAGATATTCATGTATATTGTGCTAAGGGTAAAAGCCGTAGTACAGCAGTTGCTAAGTATCTATTAGATAAAAAAAACATAGATAGCTCACATATTAGTGAGTATAACCATTATGTATATAATCTATTGAAAGAAGTAGATGTACAAGATTAAACGGTTAGATAATATTAAGTTCGATTTAAATGAACTACGTGAATACTATCAAAACGTGATAGAAAAATACCCACATCTTAAATGGGAAGCACGGTTAAGTAATATCGATAGAAAAACGCACAAAATAGAAGATGTTTATAGTTATGCTATACAAACTAATCTAGTTGATATTAACAAACCCTGTCCTCCTTATCATATTAAACATGATGAACAGATTATAGAATCCGACGACTTCTCTAAGCCAACTGACTTAGTATTTGGATTTGCTAAAAAAATTATAGATACATTACCCAATGTCAGACAAACGGTTATCAGTTGTCATCCAAAAGGAACTTATATCGATACTCATATAGATAATGACGAGTTTTTAAAAATACACATTCCCATATATACTACGGACAGTAGTTATTTCTTTTTTGACGATGAAAAGTTTGTATTAGAAGCCGGGTATGCGTATCTAGTAAATACCAGCATTAACCACGGCACTGATAATCAAGGTGACAATGATAGAATACATTTTATCACTAAGTTTAGTAAGTCCGATATCGATGTAATTTTAAACACAGAATATGAACTTTGACATAAAAGAACTACCTAATGTACATTTTGACTATAATGAGTTATTGGACTATTTCAATAATGTAGTTAAAAACAACGAACAGTTAAGATTTACTATCCCGCCCAGAGATTTATCTATTGACCAAAATATATATCCTCCAAATTTTGATGATAGTGTGGGTATATATGGCTATGGAATACAAAGCAATTTAGACGATGTTACGAAACCATTAGTTCCGCCCGGTGATTTTAAACAGATAAAAAGCAAGAATAGTTTTACTAAGCCCACTGTATTATTACAGGGTTTCGCACAAAAATTATTAGATGCGTTTCCATATTGTGAAGAACTGGGTATAACTTGTCATATACCCGGTAGTAAACTTCACCCGCATATAGATAAAGATAATCATATGCGTATACATTTACCTATTCAATCTACAGATAAAAGTTATTTTATATATGAGAATAGGTATGTTTTAGAGCCCGGAAAATGTTATCTAGTTAATACTAAACGAACACATAGTACAGAAAATCACGGTGACTTAGATAGAATACATTTACTATTCAAAGTCCCATTAGATAAGATTGACGAGATTATCTCAAAAGACTATTGGGTATAATCTTACTTCGTTCTTCTAAATAGAATTCGTGGTTTACTTTATATATGTTTTGAGTTGTATTGTATAGTACAACATTTTCTTTATATAAAGACCAAAAGCCACGTTTCTCCATTAATGGCATAATAGTCTTATTCATCTTATAAGATTTAGCGCCTTGATTACTATTTACGTTAGTTGATATAAAGAACTTAGCATTTGGATTTATATCCAATATGTCTAAAATCTGTACGTATAAAAAATATCCAAAGTGTATCTTTATAGCGTTTTTGAATAGATTGCTACATAATGTAGGCATGTAACCTGGCAATTGTGCGCCACGAAACAAACAACGATAGCTGTCAGGATCAACTTCTGGTAAGTGATGTACTCCGGCGATACTGAATATGTTGCCCCTATCGATATCTACTGCGATGTGATATTTGCCATAGGGCATTTTCATCTGCTCTAGTTTCATCGCTTTGAAACTAGAGTTATTAACATAGCCTAATGTGCTACATAACTCACAGAAGATTTGAAGTCTATCATAATATTCTTCCGTGAGTTCTACAATTTTAAATCTGGGTTTTCCAGGTACTATTAACGGCAGCATTTTTCCTACGTAGATATTTTTTAGTATTTACATCAAACAAATCGCCGGTGTGAAAACCATTGACAACGCATTCACCCTCATCGGTAAATTCGATTGAATACCCGTCACGTGGCTTAAAGTCAAACTCAGTACCATTGTATGCGACAAAAACGGGAGGGGGCAATTCTGTACTACCATACCAGTTTGCTACAGTCTGTACTCCTTTGTTACGCAATGAATCAATCATTTCTTGGGGCACATCCATGCTACCCATAGTCATATATTTTACACAACTCATGTCTAAGTTATGCCATTCTTTTGTTCCATTCAACACTTCCACGTGTTTGGGAATCAATGCGATATGTGTAGGTCTATACGTATTGAAAAGTTTTGTATATGTATAGGGATCAAAGTTAGCAGAGATAAGTTTAGCTGACGACAACTGGGCGGGTAATGCTGAAATTGTATAGTGTGCTATAACGTTGCTAGGAAAGATATTCAATACAGTATCATTGCTAGTCATGTTCATTTCTTGTATACTACGATACGCACATTTATAGATATACTCCCAAGAATGTTGTATCTCTTTAGGTTCTTTAGTACTACCGGACGTGTGAAGGATTAAGTTGCTCATAGTGATTTTATTATCATGTTATGCGCTATGCTATGTATACCAATACCCGGATGACCTGTATAACTATCACCTAATAGTCTAACGTCTCGGGCATAGCAGAAATTAATGTCTGATGAATTAGTATCAACATCTACTATGTTGGGTACGTTTTGTTTCGCAAAACTGTCGTGTTTTTCGAAACTAATTTCTATCAGTTTTATACCTAATCTTTTACATGTAGCTCTAACCATGTGTTGGTATATGTTTGCTTCTTGGTAATAGAAATCAGCATCACGCATCTTATTATACAATTCTATTTGAGGGTTGTACATACTATCGGGTAAATGCTTACCATAACATAGTACAAACTTGTCTTTAACGTAAAACGTATATCCAGTACAAGGAGCATATTCCATCACTAGAATTTTAGGTAGTTTGTACCCACTGTTAATTAAGTTAAAGAAGTTGATTACTTGTGCCTTACAGCTATAAGTTGCTCCGGCGCAATTTATAAAGTCTAAGTTAAGTTCTTTGGCTACTGTATTACTAAATCTATCATCTTCGTGTAGTCCTATACCCATTGAATAGCTAGTACCACTAAAGAAGATGTAATTATCATCTACTTGATTTAGATTTTTACTCATACGTAACCCGTCACTATTAAACGTGTAGGTTATTTCTTTGTCAAGGTAGATCCAATTTGTTCTATTCTTTTTGTTTCGTTCGAATAGTTGTTCGGTGTCAGTTGCATAAAAGTTTGTTGTGATGTTAGGAACCATAGATTCGTGCCTGTATGGAAACGAATATATGGGTAAGTCAACTACAGTGTTTAATACAACTTTATTTTCCATTATTTGATGGCTTAATTTTTTTCCTCATTGTCATCAATACAAATCCAACCCAATTTCAGTAAGTCTTCTCGCACTTCATCGGTGACTACGCTTTCACTGACAAATTGAGTTTTAGTGTATAGATAATACTCTTGTTGCTCTTTAGATAATTCATTGTATTCTTCGTCAGAAATATCGTTGCGAATGCCAGAACAATACCAATCAATATAGTCACCTTTCTCAACCATATTAGCAAGAATGCCACCAGCACAGCGCCAGCTAGCGGACCAGCGCTTATTGGTTAAGATAGGCCATACATCATTTTTAATAAATTCATTATTACACATCGCGGCATATAGATTTTGTGCATATGCTTCACTTGCTTTAGCTTTGTCACAAATCCACTTAGTGGAGCGAAGGTCATACTCCATGTTGTCTACTTTCCATTCGTCAGTAGCTTCATGTTCTCTACGTAGCTCTTCCCAAGACTTATAAAACTCAATCATGTGTTGGGCTTCTTCGGGTGTTTTCTCACCTTCTTCAACACGTTTGAGTTCGCATTCAATGTGGAATGATCCGCGATCTGGACTAGTATTCATTGCTTTTTATAGTTTTTTGCGTAAAAAATATGATTACCGATCTGAACTACTCTTTTGTGTGGCCAATTAGGTTCAACACTTGTATTGTGGAAAAACAAAGTAGATTTTGTCACAACATCTTTGTATGCATCATGTACCATAACTTGATATGCGGTATCCATTGCTTTCAAATATCTAGGATCGTTTTTGTTTGGGGTTGTTTTACCCTCACATACCCAACTGAACTGACATATTTTTTTATCGTCAATTTTAGTTACTTGATATATTACTTTGCATGGGTCAGCACCGAAACCGTGACGGACTCTATTCATAACAACTCTAGCTACTGCGGCTTGACCTGTAACAGTCTCTGACCCGGCTTCATAAAAAATATTGTTTGCCATACAAATAAGTTGCTTCATATCTATTTTTTTAACAGAATTGGCAATTTGGTCTGAGGTGTGTGCTATGTTAGTTTTTACCTTTGCGGGCATTAACAAACTAACAAAAATTAAAGAAAGTAATACTAAAATTTTAGTATTAACGTATAGAATGTGCTTCATTGATTTCCTTTCCTCAGGCTACTATAAGTATACGCCCGATTTTGAGTTTTGCACAATGATTTTGGTTATATAACCAAAATCACAAATTGTCCCAACAATCGCAATTACACAATACAACTTGGTTAACTGCTTCGTCAGGAGTTACGACTGAATCGCACACTGGCTGAATCAGTATAGATAGATTTGTTGGTATTAGTGTCGTTTCACTTGAACCAGCAAGACTACCCGGAATAGTTGCAGCACCAGTAACTATTGGTACATTACTTATCTGACTGCAACTCGTAAATCCATTGATAGGTAATTCGTTTAGTGTTTTTCCAGTTGGTCTTGGTAGTACCAACTCACTAGAACTGTTGACATCATTATCTTGTTCAGTTCCAGTAAGACCCAAACGAATAGCATTTCTAGCTTCACGCATGGCACCAATCGTACTATTACCACCAATGGTTGCTCTATTGCATATGTTTTCGATAACTAGTGCCATGCCCTTAACTTCAGTGTTTTGAGCATAACTATCTAAACTTTCTTCAAACGCAATGATATCCATACTAGTAGTTTCTAAATCACTAACATTAGGTATAGCGATACTCCTAGCTGTTTGTTCGATTTGCAAGAAAGAACCAAACTGAGAATATGTAGCGTTTAATTGATTAGCTAATGTTGCTTTTGTATTTTTGATATTGGTAATTTCTTGATTAGCACGATTGATTAGTATCTGCATAGTTGAATAGTCAGTTGAATTCATGACCGTCAACATCTCATTGTATATTGCATCTAGTTGAAGTGACTGAACATTTTTAATTTGCGTTTGCAAATCTTCCCAACGATAATGTAGATTTGTCATAGACCCGAAGAAATCACACATATTGTATGAGCCGTCACTGTTAGAGCCTTTAGCCAAACTGTTCAACACACTGTTTGCCATTTGTGGATTAGTGGGTGTCGTAGTTCCGCTAATATTTACCAATCCCTCAGTATTTTCTAAGTTAAAAACTACTTGACTGAATTTTTCAATATTCATTGACTGAATGTTTTTAATTTGTAACATAGCTAAACTAAATGCATCACACGTAGCTGCTAATTCGGCTGGCACCATGTTTCGTAGTCTAGTGCCTAGACTTACGCCTGAATTTAAATTAGGACTATTTCCTGAATAGATTAGATAATATGTCTTACTGTTAGTTGGTTGGACAGTTCCATTGAATACTGGGAAAGTTAATGTCTTATAACTATTGGGGAATAATTTCTTTACATCTAATAAATCTGCTAATGTTTCAAGTCCAATAGTTTGACAATTCAACGGAATCATTGCTTCAGCTAAGTCATTACCCACGATGACACAAAATGCGCTGTACATCAAACGCTGTTGTTCTAACGTAGGTGTCTCGCCCTCTATCAGTCTTGTTAACATAGAAGTAGACATTCCAGCACTCAACAATGCTAGATTAATAGACTTAGTTAGTGCTTGATTTTTATATAACGTTCTTAACAGATTTACGGGTTCTCCAAACGTATTGATAGATGTTAAATCAATTGCTTTACCTAAAGTAATTAAATCTTGTCCCCAGTAGAATGTACTTAACGAAACACCAGTGATATCACTGGTAATCAAATCATTCATGTTACTATAGATTCCGTCCAAGAAAGTAATGCTGTTATTAGCTGACTTTATTACATCATTGAGTTGATTTTTCTTAGAAAAACAGGTAGATAATGTATTAGTGAAGTCGCTGTAAGACCCGTTGTTTAGATAAAATTCATTATATGCTTGATATGGAATTAGTCGTAGCCATCCAAATCTTGTGATTTGACCTGTGTAAGTATTGGTGTATGTCGATGGCTTGCTATTTCCTAATGCAGGGATCGTTGTACTTCCAATAGAAATTAAGTTCTGGTATACGGTTGAAGAAATTCCAGAACCAATCTTTTGATAAGCTAGATTAATTACAGTTGATAATTTTGCTAACACAGTTGATGAGACTGTTGTACCCTGAGTATAGTTGCTTAAAGATGTGCTTGAACCCATATAGGTGACTGCATCTGAATTAATGTTAAATCCAGAATTTTGTAATAGGTCCCCTAAGGAATTAATCTTTAACGGTGTTAGACTCATGGTACGTAAACGTCTGGACTACCTTCAACTATGCTATGACCACAACTATTTCCCGATCCAACTCTTAACACAGGATCACCTTCAGCAAATACAGTAGGGCTTCCGTCGGTTGTAGTCGCATTTTTGTGTGGGGGGTGTGGTCTACCGTAAGGTGCGTGAGGAGTAATAGGACTAACGTGTAACCCAACTGGTTTTCCATTTGCAAACACTGTTCCGGCACCACGAATAATCTTTCCGCCGGTTGTGTTTTGATCTCCTTGTCTGCTTAATGCTGGCATTTTATCCTAATATAATTTTTTTCTCAGGAACTTTAATTCCTGTAGTCGCTTCTAGGTACTTCATTTTAACACTATCTTCTGCTTCACAGTACATAGCAATACTATTAATATTTATCATGACGGATGATCCAGGGTCTGCGGTAAACAAACTGGGAATTAATCCAACTCCCTGTGCGCTAGGTGCAACTGATAATGGGTCTGTGACTGAGATATAATTATCTTTAGTCTCTGCGACCTTAGCAATCATTTCTTCGCCTGAATTAAATTTAAGGGTATAAACTTTACCTACTTCTATTGTCATTATTTGCTTTCTGTTAATTTTTGTTTAAGTTCTGTGAATCCACCAATTAATTCACCATCTAAAAAGATTTGCGGAACGGTTCTTGCTGTAGGAACTGCTTCTAATAAATCTTCTTTCGTGTATCCATCACCGATTTTACGTTCTTCGTATTGGATTCCTTTTTGTGTTAGTAATGCCTTTGCTTGTTCGCAGTAGGGGCATTGATATTTGCTCCACACTATAGCTTTCATAATATTTCCTTTATTTTTTAGTTTTTTCGGGTAGTTTAATCACACATGGACTATCAATTTTTACACTCATTTGGTGTACGGACTGACTCCATGACAACAATTTGTCTGATAGCCAATCTAAAAACTTGACCCTAATGCATCGTTCTTTTTGTTCAATACGTTGCAGATTGTTCCAAACACTAAGAGTAGTGTCTTTAGCTTGAGCCCATTCGCGGCGTTTGCTTTCTTTTAGTATATATTCCGTCGTTTCTTTTGCTATTTCTACACGTTTTTGTTTTTCTTCTGGGGTTAATTCTTGTGTTGTTGACGACATAGTAACTCCTTAATATATTATATATAGTCTATTGAAAAATGTAAAGTATTAATTGTTAAAAGTGGGAGTTTATCCAAATTTGATAAATAATAGATAAAAGAATAAATTTTGCCTAGTAACTTGTATAGAGGAACGAAGATGGCGTGGTATGAGGACTGTTGTCCTTTGCTGGCTACCTGTATATAAGTTATAGCAGTATAAGGATAAAACATGGCCATTAAAGTTTGTAATACCACAATCATCAACAACAGTTGTCAACTAGATAACGTTCAAAACTTCAATGCATCGGGGACTAACTTCTTTGCTGGAACCAATGCAGGTAGTTGCAATAACGCTAGCGGCGTAAATAACACATTTATCGGGTCTGGTGCAGGCCAAGCTAACACTTCTGGTAATAACAACACATTCATTGGTTTAAATGCTGGCCAATGCAACACTACCGGCAATCACAACTTCTTTGCAGGACAATGTGCTGGTTTTAAGAATACAACTGGTATCAATAATATCTTCATCGGTCAAAACACTGGTAGGTGTAATACCACAGGAACTTATAATACTTTCATAGGATATGGCGCTGGCGGATATAACGTTTCAGGTCGTAATAACGTCTTTATAGGAAAAAATGCCGGTAACACCAACTCATACGGTAATAAAAACGTCTTTATAGGTGAAACGGCTGGTCAGAACAATTCAATAGGTAAATATAATACTTTCGTCGGGGCGGGCGCGGGTTATAGTAATACAACCGGTTGCGGTAATACCTTGATCGGTTATTACGCTGGTAACAGTACTACATCAGGGGTAGATAATACTTTTATAGGTAAATATGCAGGGCGCTATAATACATTTGGTAATTTTAACGTCTTTTTAGGATGTAGCGCTGGTTTAAAAAACACAACCGGTATTAACAACTTCTTCGCTGGTCAGTGTGCAGGTTTATGTAACACAACCGGTACTAACAACACATTTATTGGATGCAATGCAGGTTGTGCAGTAACAACTGGCAGTAATAACTTGATTATTGGATCTTATGCGGGCACTGCTGGACTAAGCAACACTATTCGTCTACAAGCAGGTACTCAGTGCTTACAAGTTTCAGGTGGCTCATTAACAGTCAACGGAGCTGCTGTTGGTGGCTCAAGTGCATTCAATGTATGCAATACAACTAACATTGTAAGCTGTATCGGTGGTACAGGTGGTACTGGCACTGATAACTTCTTTGCTGGACAATGTGCAGGTTACAATAACACGACTGGTTGTAGCAACACCTTCATAGGTCAATGTGCTGGCTATTCTAACACAACTGGTGCATGTAATTTCTTTGTTGGTCAATGTGCTGGCTATTCTAACACAACTGGGTGTCATAACGTCTTTGCCGGTTTCTGTGCTGGTTATAGAAACACAAGCGGCGTAGATAATATATTTTTCGGCCGTCGTGCCGGTATGTGTAATACTACTGCTCAATCCAACGTATTTATAGGATATAATGCTGGATCCCGTAGTACAACCGGCGGTTCTAATACATTTATCGGAGCATCTGCTGGTGCATACAATGTATCAGGTACTAAGAATATATTTATTGGTGAAGGTGCAGGTTTAAGCAGCACATACGGTTCACAAAACATTTTTCTAGGAGAGAAAACAGGATTTTATAACATATCCGGTTGCTATAATACTTTCATTGGTGCCAGGGCTGGATATTGCAACACATCTGGTAATTACAACTTCTTTGCTGGAAAATGTGCGGGTTATAATAACACAACCGGTACTAACAACACATTCATTGGTTTAAATGCTGGCCAATGTAACACAACTGGTACTAACAACTTCTTTGCTGGACAATGTGCTGGTTTTAAGAATACAACCGGCAGCTGTAATGTCTTTATAGGACAAAATGCTGGTCTATGTAACACAACCGGTACTGATAACTTCTTTGTTGGGGGTGAAGCTGGTTTATATAACACAACTGGTAAATATAACGTCTTTGCCGGGCGAGCTGCAGGTTGTAAAAATACCACCGGCGGAATAAACGTTTTTATAGGGTATCTAGCTGGCAGATTTAATACATCCGGTACTTATAATACTTTCATCGGCGGCAATGCCGGTTACAGTAACACATTCGGAAAAAATAATACTTTCATCGGCGGCGCCGCCGGTTACAGTAACACAACCGGTAATTATAATACGTTTATAGGAAAAAATGCTGGCTACTGTAATACAACTGGAAGTAACAACTTTATCACTGGTTACTATGCAGGTTTCAAAACATCAACTGGTACTAATAACTTCATTGCCGGTCTGTGTGCAGGTTATAATACCTCAAGTGGTACAAACAATACATTCCTTGGTTGCAATGCAGGTTGTAGTGTAACTACTGGTTCTAATAACTTAATCATTGGTAGTTATGCAGGTAGTGCTGGATTAAGCAACACTATTCGTCTACAAGCAGGTACTCAGTGTCTACAGGTATCAGGTGGCTCATTAACAGTCAATGGAGCTGCTGTTGGTGGTTCAAGTGCATTCAACGTATGCAACACAACTAACATCGTAAGCTGTATCAGCGGTACAGGTGGTACTGGTTCTGATAACTTCTTTGCTGGTCTATGTGCTGGTTCGGCAACAACGACCGGTACTGATAACATCTTTATTGGTGAGTGTGCAGGCAGATGTAACACAACCGGAAGTTTTAACTTTTTTGCAGGTATGTGTGCTGGTTTCAAAAATACAACTGGAATTAGAAATACTTTCATCGGTCGACAAGCTGGTTATTGTAACGTCACTGGTTGCCTCAATAATTATATAGGTGCCTATACCGGTTACTATGGAACTAGTGCTTCTTGGAATAATTTGTTCGGAGATCAAGCAGGATATGCTATAACAACTGGTTCATGTAACAACTTAATGGGAGGCATTGCTGGAGGTAACATAACAACTGGTTGTAATAATCAGATGATGGGTTATGCTGCTGGAAGATATACTACTACAGGTTCTTTTAATGTATTTTTAGGTGGTTGTGCAGGTTTCCGTAATACAACTGGCCTTGGCAACATATCTATAGGTCTATGTGCTGGTGCTTGTAACACAACCGGTAAATATAACACAATAATAGGTTACAAGTCAGGAGTGTGCAGTAACTCAGTCAATAATGTCTTTATAGGTACATATACAGGTTACTTCACTACAACCGGCAACAACAACGTCTTCATCGGTAATTCTGCAGGATACTGTAACGTAAGTGGCGTAGATAACATATTCATAGGTGAATCTACTGGCTTTAAAAATACTTTTGGTAACCATAACGTGTTCATGGGTTGCGGAACTGGATGTAATAACACAACCGGTTCTTATAATACTTTCATCGGGCGTTATGCAGGTACTGCGAACACAAACGGTGTTAACAATATATTTGTTGGTTGGAATGCTGGATGTAGTAACACAACCGGTAATGACAACATTTTCTTAGGTAGACAGTCTGGTCGATCAGTTACAACCGGCGGTTGTAATTTCTTTGCTGGTTTCTGTGCTGGTTTCTGTAACACAACAGGTATTAATAACACATTCATAGGTCAATGTGCTGGTTATTGTAACGTCTCCGGTACTTGCAACATCATCATCGGTGATTACGTAGGTACTTCAAACATGACCAACAACATCTTCTTGAAGGCAGGTACTAACTGTATGCAAGTTTGTGGTTCTGGTTGCGTATTAGTTAACGGTTCTGCTCTTGTACCACTAGGTAACGGTGAAGGATTCTTCAACGATGCAATTCAAGGTGGTTCATGTTATGCATTGACAACATCAATGGCAACTGCAATTACATTTGGTGCAGATGCGATTGTTCATTCGTTGTTCATCTCTAACATTAATACAACAACATGCATCACCGTTGATAGTAACTTCACTCCATCAGGTGGTTCTGCTATTGGTCTATTCTGTGCGATTCCGGTGCCAATTCGTTCATCTGTTGAAATGCTCAAGAAGCCACAAGTTGTTAAGAACGGTGACGTTATTGCACTTAAGGCATCTAATGCATCATCGGCATACGCAACAATCGTTTACGAAAATGCACAAAATTCTAACTATATGAGAAGTGCTGCACTAGCAACAACTTCGTCAGTAGCTTTGTATACATCTACAACATACAAGTCAGTTGTTGAAAGTATTAAGATAGCGAACGTTGACTCTGCTGGAAACAACCACGGTATTACAATTACCTGGACTGATTCATCGAATGTGATTAAGAGTTACTTGTGTTATGAATTGATTATTCCAGCAGGAGCTACAGTTGAGTTGAGTGATAATCCAAAGTTCATGGCTATTGGTGATAAGATTGCTATTCAAGGAACAACTGCTAATGTATTGAGCGTATTTGTATCTGCTAAAAATATAACAGTATAATATTGAGATTATATGGCAGAAACTAACACTACTGGAGCATTCTGGGGATATGATGTAAGGGCTAGGCAACTAGGTGGTTACTGGCCCACTTCATATTACAGTCCGCCATTATGGTATGGAAGTAGAGGTACGTTTGGTGGCGGTGATGGTCCATCCAATGTAATAGATTATGTTACTATTGCTACTACTGGTAATGCAACAGATTTCGGTGACTTAACTATTGCTAGGGAAAATCCAGCTGCTTGTGCAAATGGCACTCGCGGAGTGTTTGGTGGAGGTGAATATAGTGGAGGTAATTATAATGTTATTGATTATGTTACTATTGCTACACCAAGTAATGCTATAAACTTTGGTAATTTGTCAGTTGGAAGACGTTTTTTAGCTGCATGTTCAGGAACTTAAATTATGGCAACAAAAGGAATTTTTTCAATACAAACAGTATACAATCTGCAACGTAGTTCGTCTTGGCCTACTACATATCAGCCAGCAACTCCACCAGGTGAATTGTATGGTTGGTTCGGTGGCGCATACAATGTATCGTCAGTGAGCAGAATAGATTATGCTAATGATTCCGGTACAGCAACTGCACGAGGACCGTTGTCTGTCGGAAGATTTATGATTGGCGCTTCAGGAAACGGCAATTATGGTTGGTTCGCTGGCGGCGGATGGTCACCTAACATTTCTACCGTAGATAGAATTGATTATTCAAATGACAATGCTACTGCAAGTGTTAGAGGACCATTAACTGGAACAGTTTATGCTGCAGGTTCTTCCGGAAATGCTGATTATTCATGGGTCGGCGGCGGCAACAATCCAACGATTGACCGGATTGACAGAATCACTTATGCAAGTGATACAGGTACTGCAAGTACTAGAGGGCCGCTCAGCGCCTCAGGTAAATATTTTGCTGCACACGGTAACAGTAGTTATGGTTGGTATGCTAATGGAAAGGTAGTACCGGGGCCGACACCCACAGATAGAAGTGCAGTGTATCGGATCCAATATGCAAGTGATACTAATACCGCAAGTACTAGAGGACCGTTGAGTTCTGCAAGATACGGTGTTAGTGCAACTAGTAACGGCAATTATGGTTGGTTTGCAGGAGGTTACACAAGTGTGCAATTCTCTACGATAGACCGTATTGACTATGCAAGTGATACCGGTACTGCAAGTGTTAGGGGGCCAATGGTAACAGGAAAAACTCATGCAGGTGGTACTGGTACTACTACGTATGGGTATCTCGCATCAGGTGGTTGGCCTACATTATCTAATATACAACGTATTCAATATTCCAATGATTCCGTCGCTACATCAAATGTGGGTCTATTAGACAGAACTGCTACAGGAATGGGAGCAGTCGGCGGTTATGCAGGATAACCAACATTAGCATTTGATAAAACGTTTAGTAAAGACTAAAAATTTATTTTAGACTAAATATATTATAAAACACATAGGAGATATTCATGGAAAACGAGACACGCACATTAGAACAAATTCAAGCAACTATTAGTGCTGCACGTGACAGCGTTTGGGTTGTTACTGATGAACTTCAAAAAATAGCAGACGGTGAAGCTGCAACTGCTGAACGTAAAGGTAATATTGAGCGTAATGTTAGTCATTTGAAACTTGTTGTTGCGGCCCAAGACGTTATTGATTCTGGTGAAGATATCAGTGATTTAATCGCAGCTATTGCCGCAGGCGAAAGCAAATTAGCAGAAAATATTTGGTCTTAATAATTTACTTCAATGACTTATAAAAACAGGACTTTTATAGTCCTGTTTTTTTACCTATAAATAAAATACTATAATTTACGTCAAACACTATGAATCATGAATTTCTATTTTATTCTGGGTTACCACGCTCTGGTGGAACCATGCTTGCATCAGTATTAAACCAACATCCGGATCTATATGTCTCATCATTAAGTCCTACAATTGAGCTTTTGTATCATTGTGAAGAATATTTCAAAACTAGCGATCCTTTTATCGCCGACCCAAATCACATAGGTAAAAATGCAATTTTAAGGTCGATGCCACAGCAATACTATGCTCATATTGAGAAAAAGTATATTGTTGATAATAGCAGAGGTTGGCCAAACAATATTCAACGAATAAAAGATCATATCACGCCTGATCCAAAAATTGTTTGTATCGTAAGAGACATACCAAGTATTCTAGCAAGTTTTATTACTTTAGCAGAGAATGAACAAAACAAAAGAAAAAACTTCATTGATTTATGGTTACTCGAAAACAATTTAGATTTGACTACTGAGAATAGGTGTATGTATTTGATGCAACCAATCGGGATCGTCAATCAAAGTTTGTGGAGTATGTATCAAGGATATTCTAGTCCCGATAGCCACAGATTGCATATAGTCGAATATGATGATTTAGTTTCTAGCCCCGATGAGGTACTATACAACATTACTAAGTTTTGGGGTGTCAGTAACCATAAATTTGACTTTAACAACATTAAAAATGTGACTCCTGTAGATGATATGTCATATGGGTTTGATGGAATGCATGATGTGCGTCCTGTATTAAAGAATAGAAATTTAGATCCTGAAAAAATCCTTGGTAAAAAGTTAGTTGAACAATATTCTGGTTTAGAGTACTGGAGAAAAAGTAAAAAAATGAATAAATATAAAGTATTCGGAATATAATTTAGGAGCTTTATGGCGGAAACTAACACAACTGGTGCATTTTGGGGGTCTGATGTACGAGCAAGACAATTAGGCGGTTATTGGCCCACTACATATCAACCAGCAACTCCACCGGGAGAATTATATGGTTGGTTCGGTGGTGGTAAACCATCTCCATCAATAGACGCTTCGTTGGTCGATAGAATCGAGTATGCAAATGACACTGCGACAGCTAGCGTTAGAGGTCCCTTAACTGTAGTCAGACACAGGTTTACCGCAGCCGGTAATGGAAATTATGGTTGGTTTGGAGGGGGCAGACCAGACGTGCTTTCTAGCGTAGATCGTGTAGATTATGCTAGCGACAGTTCTACTGCTAGTGCGAGAGGACCACTAAGTGCAGCAAGATATCTATTAGCAGCAACTGGTAATACTGATTACGGTTGGTTCGGTGGCGGTGGTAATGGTACCCCCAGTGTTTTAAGCACAGTTGATCGTATAACATATTCAAGTGATACAGGAACTGCCGGTGTTAGAGGAAGTTTATATGAAATAATATTTCAACTTGCTGCAACAGGTAATAGTAACTATGGTTGGTTCGGGGGCGGAACAATAAATAATGGACCTGTACCAACTCAACGTTCATACTTAACACGAATTACATATTCAAGTGATTTAAGTACATCAAGTGTAAGAGGAAATTTAAATTCTACTGTAGTGGCGCCAGCAGCAGCCGGCAATAGTAACTATGGTTGGTGGGGCGGTGGAGTCGACCAGATTAATTCTTTATTGTTATCTAGGGTGGATAGAGTTGATTATGCAAGTGACACCGGACTCGCTAGCGTTAGAGGTCCGTTAACTGTAAACAGGTACTTATTTACTGCAACCGGTAATGCTGATTATGGTTATTTTGGTGCAGGTAGTCCCAATCTAATGTCATCAGTAGATCGCATCACTTATGCGAGTGATTCTACTGCTGCATCATCAAGGGGTCCTCTAAGCGCAGGTAGATATGGATTAGCTGCTACTGGCGGGTATCCGGGATAATAAAAATATGAGTCAAATAACAGATGTTTTCACATTAAATGAAGTATATGAATTAATATTAGATGGGGTATGGCCCACTACATATTATCAACCAGTATGGTACGGTAGTAGAGGTACATTTGGTGGCGGCACCACTGGGTCGATCTCTAATGTAATTGATTATATTACTATTGCTAGTACCGGCAATGCTACAGATTTTGGTGATTTAACTGTTGGTAGACAAGGATTAGCTGCTTGTTCTAATGGGACAAGAGGTGTATTTGGTGGCGGTAGTAATGGTCCAATTTCAAATGTAATTGATTACATTACTATTGCCACAACTGGTAACGCTACAGACTTCGGCGATTTAACTGTTAGTGGCAGGGAAGGTGTGAGTGCTTGTTCTAATGGGACAAGAGGTGTATTTGGTGGTGGATATGCTTCAAATGCAAATTCTAATGTAATTGATTATATTACGATTGCTACTACCGGCAATGCTACAGATTTTGGTGATTTGACTGCTGCCAGATATTCTGTAGGTGCATGTTCTGATTCTACTCGTGGTGTATTTGGTGGTGGATTTGGCGACTCAGCATATACCAATAAAATAGATTATGTTACAATTGCTACTACAGGTAATGCTACTAACTTTGGTAATTTAACAAATTTTAGAAGTGCTTTAGCTGCATGTTCTGATTCTACTCGTGGTGTATTTGGTGGTGGTAATACCGGTTCGCTCTCTAATGTAATTGATTATATTACTATTCAAACAACAGGCAATGCAACTAGTTTCGGTACTTTAACTGTTGCTAGAAAGGAGCTGTCTTCTTGTTCAAATGGAACAATAGGTGTATTTGGTGGTGGTTATACTACCGTAAATTCTAATGTAATTGATTATATTACTATTGCTAGTACCGGCAATGCTACAGATTTTGGTGATTTAACTGTTAGTAGACAATCATTAGCTTCTTGCTCAGGAACTTAATTACTCGTATTCCAATCAGTATATAAATATATAGACCATTATAGGTAATTATATATGACTACTGAACTATCAACCTCTGTTTCCTTTAATATTCCAACTATCGCAGAAAACAAAATTAACGCTGTAGCTGTTGCAAAAGTAAATCAATTTTTACCCGAACTAACAGAAAAGACAAAGGCATTTGATCGTAGTAATAGTCAAACTACATTGGCATTAATGACATTGACTATGCTGAATGGTCAATCACCAATGCGAATGATGAGACAGATTCTCGCAGAAGTTGAGAGTCGTAAAATGGCTTTAGCAGAAGCACAAGTCAATCATGCTAAATTAGTAAAAGAAATTTCTCAACTACAAAATAGTACAGATTTAGTTGAGCAAGCCGAATGTCGTCAAAAGCAATTCAGTCTTGTTTTGATGGAATCAAAAATCAACGGAGCTTTCAAGGATATTGCGACATTAATCGATGCTTATGAAAACATAAAGTCAAAGAACAATATTGATGAATGGGATGAAGCAACGTTCGAAGCTGAAGAAAAACGTCACCATGTTCGTAGAGGATTTGAGTTAATGTATCGCAATATACTTGAAGGCGGTAGGGCACAGACTGCTACTATCGAATATCTACAACAGTATGGCGTTCACCCACAAGTTTCACTTACAGAAGTCACTGGGTACATTCAAGTAACTGCTATGAAAATTGCTGACGGTCAATTACCTCATTCAAATGATCTTGAAGACTTTTTAGATCATATGGCAGAGAAATATTATAAAAGTGTTGATAAAACATCAGAACGCATTTTTGGTGTTAAGGATTTTACTAATACTGACTACATGTTTAGACTAACCGATAGTTCAGATAATTGAACATGCTCATTTTACACACTAAATAACTCTGATTATACAGGAGTTTTATTAATGTCAGTATTGATTGCAATGCCGTGCTACGGTGGAGTTGTTTCGGATAAAACAACTAATTCACTTTTCAATTTAGGAAAATTGTTTGTTCGTAATAATATACCTCATGGGCTACTAACTATTGCCAACGAGTCGTTGATCTCCAAAGGTCGTTCACGTATTGCAAATTTTTTCATCAACAATACAGAGTTTGAATATCTATTCTTTCTTGATGCAGATGTAGGTTTCAATCCTCCTGACATGTTGAAGTTGTTTTCTCATCAAAAAGATATAGTATGTGGTGCTTACCCAATGAAGTCTATACCACTCAAGTGGAACTATACCCTGACAAACCCAATGCAGCGTGAGGGGGACCTTGTTGCAATCGACCGCATAGGTATTGGGTTTTCATTAATTCATAGAAGTGTTTTTGAAAAACTTACTGAAAAATACGGACATGAATTAAAGTACAGACCAAATAGTGAAAGTACTAATAGTCCACCAACACCAGCTGAAATTGAAAACTCATATCACTTTTTCTCTGAACTTAGAGAGAATGACGTTTTTCTCCCTGAAGATTTGAGTTTCTTTGAAAGAGCTAAAAGATGTGGCATTCAACCTTGGTTAGATGTTTCTATTAATCTTGCTCACGTTGGCTCACATGTATTTCAAGAATGATTTCAGGCGCTACCGAATCCTCATATAAATTTTTATTTGAACATCTAAAAGTACCAGAAGATGTTGAAATAGACCATATCCCTAACAGGCTGATTCAATCAAACAAACCCATAAAGATATTATGGGCGCATTCAAACATTGACCAGCCCATGTATCTGGGAACAGATTGGGGCAAGATTACTCATGTAGTGTGTGTATCAAAGTGGGAGAAGGAACAGTTTTTAAAATACAGTCCTGTACCAGAGTCAAAAATAACAGTAATACGCAATGGGGTCGCTGATTACTTTTATACTGGTAAAAAAGAAAAAACTCTTATATACGCAAGCACTCCATTTAGGGGACTTGAATACTTACCGTATATCTTTACCCGAGTTTTAGAAAAACACCCTGATGCAAAACTCAAAGTGTTTTCTGCTATGAATTTGTATGGATTGGAAGATTCAATTGAGCAAAAGAAATTATATAAAGAATTAATGTCTTTGCCAAATACAGAATATTCTCCTGCTATATCACACACAGAATTAGCAGACGAATTTGCAAAGGCTTATATATTTGCATATCCAAACACATGGGAAGAAACATTCTGTGTTGCATTGGCTGAAGCAATGATTTCTGGATGCATTCCAGTTATATCAGATATAGGTGCTTTACCAGAAACATCAATGGGTTTTGGTGAAATTGTTAAAATGACTGGTAAGAACTCACCTTCTGGTTGGATACCCGACAGGATATTTTTAGACAATTTTGCAAACAAAATCATATGGGTTTTAGACAAGTATAAATATAACTCTAGTAAAGAAAATTCTTTTAAAGAATATTACAGTTGGGAGTCTATCTCTAAGGAATGGCTACAACTTTTAAACAAATTGACAAATAAGGCAAACACAATGACAAAAGCAAGTATTTCCACTCTAGTGAATGAAACCGGTTCTGATATTGCAGCAGACGCAAAGGTGTTGAAGAAAGTATACGATGAAGTATTCAAGTGGGAAGAATACGATAAAGAACATGCACAAGGTCGTTCTAATTTCCAAATTGAAAAGTTCATCGCACTAGACAATTTTACAATTGCATCATCTTTCAATGCTTTATTGAAGAACCGTAGAATTATGGCAGAGGGCCTATTCAGTAAAGTAACTGAGATGAAGGAAAAGCAACGTGAATTTGAGTATAAGTGGAAAGATAAACCAAAGAACGACCCTATTGAATGGTTTGACAATCAAGGAAACAAAAAATTATGTTGGTATGATCTTGATTCAATGAATCTTGAAAACTTCTTAAAGTCTTCTGAACTTGAGATTCGTGACCGTGTGCAACAGATTGAGTTCTTTGACAAGTTACTAAACAAACTTATTGAGATGAACGGTGGTCCAATCACACGTGAACAGTTTGAAAAAGAAGATCACATTTACTGGGAACGTAGATTTGCGAACCAAGCGTTTGACGAAATGGTATCTCACAAGACTGGTATCAGCATCGGTAACATTCACAGTATGCGCCGTGGCACTGCACCTACATTAGTGTCTGATGATGTTAATAGAATTAAAAACGGATATCCTGACCTAGGCAAAGCTCTGTTGGGTGATCCATCTGAGTTACTACTAGGACTACAGGAAAAAGTAATGCAAGGTATTGAAGAAGTTACTGGAACTAGTCTTGCTCTAGGCAATGAATCTATCACACAACGATTAGATAATATGCATTCAGATCAAGTAAAACCTTCATTTGGTTCTGATGGTCAGCAATCAACTATGTCACCTAAAACTGTTCAGCAGTCTATTCCATCACCCAAAAAATTGTTTAACTCTGAATACAAAAAATAATTTGAAAGACTTTGATGAAAGATAACTTACTATCCAATATTTTAATTAAGCCCAATGTCATTTCTAAAGAGGGTCTTGCCTTTATCACAGATTATGTTAGACAACAAAACAAAATTGATCTGTCTGTGTTTGATCCTGAAGAAACTAACAAGTCAGGGAAGACTTCGTTCACGGTTGACAAAAAAGTACGTGATACACAAATGATAGATATTTCTGGCATCATGGATACTATCGTAGACTTATATAGAGACATTGTTTTTAATATCATCAATCCAGCATATGATTTTGAGATTAGGGATTCTGAAGCTCCGCAGTTATTATCTTATTCAGTAGGCGGACATTACTTGCCGCACGTAGACGGTCAATCATTATGGAAAGCTCCTGACGGAGAAGTATTATGGAGGAAATCAACAGATCGTGACTTGAGTACTGTTCTTTTTCTAAACGATGATTTTGAAGGGGGTGATTTTGTATTCCCAGAACTTAGAGTCAGAATTCGTCCTGAGCCTGGTATGCTAGTATGCTTCCCTTCAACTTTTAGTTATTTACATGGTGTAGAACCAGTAACTAAAGGACATCGTTTATCTATGGTAAATTGGATGACTGTCAAGGGTTTCACGACACTAGATGAAGAAACTAAGATTATTAACGATAAATATAATATCAAAGGATAATAATTATGCAATATTTAAAACACTACTACGTTGACAGCAGCAATCCATCAATATATTTAACTGAGAGCAACATAGCACCGAACGGAAAAACACATCCGTTGATAGATGGGTTAGATGTAAAGATTTGGATCAATGAGCCACAATCAACAGTAGATTACTGTTTATCTGTATGTCCAGATACTACTACTGTTACAGTAGTAACAGGCATTGAAGTATTAACATTTGATCAATGGGCAGATCAAGCAGAATCTCACTTCAATGAAGTCAAAGGTGATAGTTCCATAGTAATGAATAAGTCTAGTTTAGAAACAGTCATGCAGGCTTACTATGATTTAGCTGTTGAAAACGCTCCAGATATACCGCAACCATAAAAAATATGAAGTTCAAGTATGCAGTTGTAGATGATTTCTACAATAATCCATATGATATAAGAAAATACGCACTGTCATTAGATTACCCCGAACCTTTTGAGGGATATACATATCCGGGAAGGAACTCTACGAAAAGTGTATATGACCAATCACTGCATAACGAGATAGAAAAAATTTGCGGTAGTAAACTTAGATATCCTAAATCTGATACGGAGGCGGGATATTTTAGACTTTCAACAGAAAACGACACGTTTGAACAATATATTCACGTTGATCCTGGTTGGGATATTGCTGGGGTATTGTATTTAAATCCACCAAATCAGTGCGAAATTGAAGGTGGTACTAGTTTTTGGATGCACAAAAAATTAGGAATTGAGCATTGTCCTAGAAACCCTGAAGAAGCCGCACTATTAGGTTATGATACGTATCATAGTATTCGTGAAAACTTAATTTACGGGGACGGATTAGATGACACTAAATGGTTAAAGTACTTAATGGTTCCCATGAAGTTCAATCGTTTAGTGTTGTTCGATTCTCTTTTATGGCATAGTCACAATGCAAACTTTGGTGATAAAAAAGAAAACGCACGTTTAGTGCAGTTGTTCTTCTTAAAATACGCATAAATACTATATTCATTAGTCGTTCTTAGTGCGGCTACCTCAGGATATAGATATATGAGTCAAATAACAGATGTTTTCACATTAAATGAAGTATATGAATTAATGTTAGATGGGGTATGGCCTACTACGTATTATCAAGTAGTATGGTGATAGGGGTACTTTTGGTGGCGGTGATACAGGGTCAAAAACAAACGGTATTGACTACATAACAATTTCTACAACTGGTAATGCTACTAGTTTTGGTACTTTGACTAGTTCTAGAGATGGTGTTCGTGCGTGTTCTAATGGAACACGAGGTGTGTTTGCAGGAGGCTGGATTACATCAGCTCAAAACACAATAGATTATATAACTATTGCTACAACAGGTAATGCTACTAATTTTGGCACTCTAGTTACAGCTAGGCAATCGGTCGGTGCCTGCTCTAACGGAATTAGGGGTGTATTTGGGGGCGGTTCTACAGCTACTAAAACTAGTGCAATAGATTATATAACAATTGCTACAACTGGTAATGCTACTAGTTTTGGTACTTTAACAGTTGCTAGAACTAGTTTAGCTTCTTGTGCTAATAGTACCCGTGGTATATTTGCTGGTGGAGACCTTCAAGGAGCCTATAGTGATGTTATCGATTATATAACTATTGACACTACGGGTAATGCTACTAACTTTGGTACTTTAACTGTAAGTAGAGGTTGGATTAACGGCTGCTCGGATACAACACGAGGTGTATTTGCGGGTGGTTACGCTGGAAGTTTTAGTAATGTTATTGACTATATAACAATTGCTACAACTGGTAATGCTACGTATTTCGGCGATTTAAGTTCTACTAATCATGATCTTGGTGCATGCTCAAATGGTACTAGGGGAGTATTTGCTGGCGGTAGTAATGGAACTAGATTTAATAAAATAGAATATATCGTTATACAGACATTAGGCAATGCTGTAAATTTTGGCACATTAACAGTAGCCAAATCAAATTTTGGTGCGTGTTCAGGAACCTAAAAATAATTTTTCATCTTAATAAAGGATTGATATATAAAAGTATCAATCCTTTATTTTATCCATGAAAAAAATTTTAATAGCCACGCCCTGCCTAGATCAAAAAGTTGACGCATACTTTGTACACAGCTTATGTGAATCCATCAAGTTAGGTTTAAAACACGACCTAGATATTAAATGTGTGTTTCTAGCTAATGAGAGTATTCTACCGATGGCTAGGAATGAACTTTTTGCATTAGCTTACAATGAAAAATATGACACAGTTGTGTTCATTGACGATGACGAATATTGGAATCCACAGGTTCTTATAGACATAATTCAATCTGATAAGGATGTAATTTCAGTACCTGTCGTTAATAAATCTGACAACAAACCAACTACATTTAACGTTTGGATAGATCCTCAAATTGTAATAGATACTGACGGATACGTAAAAATTAACAAATGTGGCACAGGATTTTTAAAACTTTCTCAAAAAGTACTTAATGATCTTTGGGATTCTAATACAGAGTTAGTGTTTAGAAACAAGAAGTTAAAAAACATTTGCGAGTATACATACGTCAACGGCGACTTTGTTGGTGAAGACATTACGTTATCCAACAAAATTAAAGAACTAGGTTATGACATTTGGCTTAACCCAAATCATACAGTATCCCACATTGGTAATAAAATGTATGTCGGTGACTTTAAACAGCAACATAAACTATGATCGACATAATCATTCCAACATTATGGATGTCCAGTGACTTTGAAAAGTCGTTAGAAATGTATGTTGAGCAAGCACTAGTTAACAAAGTCATTATCATAGACAATGCTATTAATAACAGACCTGACTTCAACGTATTGAAGAATCCTAAAATAGAGTTGATATCATATGGAAGAAACATCTACGTAAATCCTGCATGGAATGAAGGTGTTTTAAGAGCTACATCAAAAATCATTGGAATAATAAATGATGATATCAAAGTAGACAGTACTGTTTTTCAGTTAATCACAGATTTCAATTTGTCTCAGGGTGATATCATAGGTGTGAATCTTAGAGGATATCAAAACAATTACAAAATCGATGATTACATCGATACCAAAGAAGAAATAGTAAAACTAAACTACAACGAGAATCAACCAATCGGCGGTCAAGCATGGGCGTTTGGTATTTGTATGTTTATGTTGCGTGAATCTTATACCCCTATACCTTCACTATATCAAGTATGGTACGGTGATGATTACTTAGCTCAACGTGCAAAAACTGTATATGCATTGAACTCTAACAAGATAAAAGGTAAGATTTCTGAAACGCTTACTAAGTTCAATGATCCAAATAGTGATGTGTCAAAAAGAATTGAATTAGACTCAAAAAACCTAATCAAATTCAATCATTTTAAGAACAGTAATAATTGGGACATTCCCCATAATATGATTAAGATGTATGCCCAACAGCGTAATCAAACACATAACTCTATATTTGAGATGGAATACCAAAACGCAAGAAATACACCAAGTGACATTAATGAAAACGTTCACGAACTATATGAACTGGCTAAAGAATGTAAAACAGTAGTAGAAATGGGCGTTAGAACAGGTGTCAGTACAAGAGCATTCTTGAATACTGATGTTTCATTGATTTCATATGATATAGTTTTGAATTCAAACGTGCAAAGACTGTTTAATGAAGCTAAAAGAGTGGGCAAACAGGTTCAATACATAAAAGCCAATGTATTAGAGATTGAAATAGGTAACGTTGATTTGTTGTTTATTGACACATTGCACACTTACGATCAATTAAAACAAGAATTAAAACTACACGGGAACAAAGCCAATAAATATATTGCATTTCACGATACCCACACGTTTGGATTGCGGGATGAAGTCGGTAACGACAACAAAGGGCTTCTATCAGCTATTATAGAATTTTTGATGGAAAATTCTCATTGGACTTTCTACAAATACAAAACAAATAACAATGGATTAACTATCCTTAAAAGGACATAATAAATGAAATATAGTATTTTTCATCTACAAGGTGGAATTGGGAAACACATCGCAGCAACGGCTGTTGCCAAAGTTATTAAAAACAATCACCCTGATCGAAAACTCATAGTTGTATGTGCATATCCTGATATTTTTAACAACTTAGATTTTGTAGATAGAGTGTACCAGTTAGGTAATACCAGTTATTTTTACCAAAACTACGTACAAGACAAAGATTCTTTACTATTTCATCACGAGCCATATTACACTACAGACCATATTCACAAGAAACTACCGTTGATCCAAAACTGGTGTAAGATGTACGGTCTTACTTATAACGGTGAGAAACCTGTAATCAAGTTTAACAAACTTCAATATGATCTTTCTAAAAGATATTGGGTCAAAGGTAGTAAACCTATCATGGTTATTCACACTAATGGTGGCATGATGACTACTGATGCGAAACCTTATGCATGGACTCGTGACATGCCGGAATCAATTGCACAAGAATTAGTTAATCACTACAAAGCAGATTACATGATCTATCAAGTTACAAAAATTAACTCACCTAAATTAAAAGGTGCTAATCATGTTTTTGCTACACAACAACAAGCATTATCGTTGATGGAATTCTTCAGTTTAATGCTACACAGTGAAAAAAGAATTCTAATAGATTCTTCGCTTCAACACGCTGCTGCTGCATTAAATAAACCTTCAACTGTATTATGGAATGGCACAAGTCCAACTGTTTTTGGTTATGACTTACATGACAACATAACTACAAAGATTCCATACAACTTTAAACTTCCAGGAAGTTACTTGTTTGACTTTGATTTTAATGGTAATGAAATTGAATATCCATTTACTGAAGATCAAAATCTTTTTGATATAAACGAAATCATTGCGTCGGTAGACAAACAATAAGGAACAAATTATGACTAAGAAAAAATATTATTTTATGGCTGGACTACCTAGAAGCGGTAGTACTATGCTATCAGCTATTTTAAATCAAAACCCTAGATTTTATTCAGGACCTAGTTCTCCTGTAATACCTACAATGCTAGCGATAGAGAATTCTTTAAGCAATGATGAATTGTTCTTGGCTTATCCTAAAATAGACTTTGGGAAGAATCTGATAGCTTCTGTTATGGATCATTACTACGCAGATGTAGATAAGCCAATTGTATTTGAGAAGAACCGTAGCTGGGTTAATAGAATGGAGTATATCAAAGGTTATTTTGGAATTGAACACCCTAAAGTATTGTACCCAGTACGAGATGTTTCTGAAATCTTAGCTTCATTTATATCTATGATTAATAGAAACCCGCATATTATTAACGACCGCATCAACTTCATTGACCAGGCACTTGTTCAACAAGGCATACCAATCAATGATGTTACTCGCTGCCAAGCTATTGCCGGTCCCGGTATCTTGGGTCAATCGTTTGATGGACTAAAGAAGGCGTTAGCTGAAGGATATAGAGCAAATATTCATTTCATTGAGTACAAAGACTTAGTTAATAATCCACGTGAAACAATGAAGAAAGTGTATGAATTCTTAGGTGAACCGGAATATCATCACGATTTTAAGAATCTAAAGAACTTGCACAGAGAAGACGATGTAAAAATCTATGGTTTTATTGACATGCACGAAGTCAGACCCGAAGTCAAATCAACAGCACTTTATCCAGAAGATGTATTACCTGCTAGTGTATTAGACAGTGTACGTGGTGCAGAATTCTGGCGTGAAATAGATGATGTACCACTTAGTGATAGCACTGATACTGAAATTAAGCCACAACAGAGCTTTTTTGGACAAGTAATCAATGATGATAGTGATACTAAGCTAATCTAAACATAAAGGTCTCTAAACGAGGCCTTTATTTTTTCCTACCTTTTTTTGTACATTCTTTGTTTAGGCATAAATTATAATATACATTTTATAAAGGTAAACCATGGAACATCCAATTTTCAACATTCAACTTACACTTGATCAAGTAAACCTAATTCTAGCTACTGTAGGTAAATTACCATACGAGTCAATTGCCCCATTGATGAATTCTATTCAAGTTCAAGCTAGTACACAAATGCAGCAGTATAATGCTGCCACCGCACAACAAGCAGAAGCAGAATCACAAGCATCACAAGCATCAGAAGATACAGGCAATATTATTCAATAAGGAATAAAGATGGTACAGCGTATACTAGTTATGGGTTTACCTGGTGCAGGCAAAACTTACCTGTCTCAACACATCTTAGAGCATTTACAGATCAACGGTAAAAAAGTAGGTTGGTTAAATGCGGATGATGTTCGCAAGAAGTATAACGACTGGGATTTCAGCAAGGAAGGACGTATCCGTCAAAGTTTACGCATGCGTGAACTTGCTGATTCTATGGTTGATATGGACTTTGTAATCTGTGATTTTGTTGCACCATTGATTGAAATGCGTAACAACTTTAAAGCAGATTGGACTATTTGGGTCGACACCATAGATAAAGGTCGTTTTGAAGATACAAACAAAGTTTTTATACCACCTGAAGTCTATGATTTCAGAATCACTGAACAAAAATCAGAATGGTGGGGTGAATTTATTGCTGCACATATGATTGATAATCGTAGACGCCCTACTTTTGACTGGAAAAAAGAAACAGTTCAAATGTTAGGTCGTTGGCAACCATGGCACGAAGGGCATCGTGCATTGTTTGATCGTGCAATTGCTAAAACTGGGCAAGTTGTGATTCAAATTCGTGACTGTCAAGGTTGGCAAGGTTCTAATCCTTTTGCGATTGAACAAGTCAAACACTATATCAAGCGTGATTTAGATCCTCTATATCAAGGTCAATATGAAATTCAAGTTGTTCCTAACATCGTAAACATTACATATGGGCGTGATGTTGGTTACAAGATTGAACAAGAAGTTTTTGATGATGCCATTCATTCTATTAGCGCAACGAAGATTCGTAAATCATTGGGCCTAAAGTGAATAAGTATCATGTTCGTTTCAATACTAAACACAACGGTAGTGATTTAGTTTGGAGAATTTTTGAAAATGGTGTAGAACATTTAGCAACAGATGTTCGCATCATTGGAGAAACTTACACCGAATGCACACACGAACACGGTGAAACCAAATGGAACATAGCCTGCAATGGGCGTATAATTTGGGTTGACAAAGTTGCCGTTATAGTAACTGGGAAAGATTGATGAAAGAAACATCGCTACGTAGCTTAGCGAAAACTATTAGTTGGCGCTTGACTGGTTCTAGCGCCACTTTTCTTATTAGTTACCTTATATCACACAATCTTAGTGTAGCAGGTACTATTGCAATAGTACAGTTGACCGCTAATACGATTCTATACTACATTCATGAAAGAGTATGGAATCGTATTAAGTGGGGTTCCTATAGATAGTATTACAAGCTGGGTAACGCCTCATAATCGATTGCATCACTCATAACACCAATAACATAGTTAGTAGATTCATTCTCTTGTAACGCAGTTTGCTTTTTACTAGTATCAGAATGTTTGTTAAACCAAGGAATAGGTGTTGTCTTTGGGTGAGGTTCTGTGTACTTAATACCGATTTCTTTCAATGCACTAACCGCAGTGTAATCAACAAAATCTTTAAGAACAGTCGCATTTAGACCAATAACTGGTCCTTTTTGAAACAAGTAATCTGCCCATTCTTTTTCTTCACGAATTACATCTAAGTAAATTTTATAAACTTCGTCTTTAGTTTCTTCTGCAATTTTAGCAAAACGTGAGTCTTCTTTAACAACTTGGTTAATTAAGAAAGCAGTCCAACCTTTGTGTAATAGTTCGTCTTGTAGAATCAAACTGATGATGTTGCCATTACCAATAAAGATTTTGTTTTCTACCATTGCTAGACTTGTCGCAAAAGAAACCATAAATCTAAATGCTTCTAATGCATAACTAGCGTGTAGTGCTAGATAGATTGCTTTAATGTGTTCATCTTCAGTAACAGTTTCACCTAGTTCTTTGCGACAGTTAATTTGGTGTAGTGCTTCATAGTAATTACCGACGCTAGAAGCCATACTAACAATTTCTTGTGTATCATGAATAGTGTTGAATACTTCTTTAGGAACATTGTAGATGTTACGAATAATATGGCTGTAACTACGACTATGAATGTTTGTTTCAAAGAATGTCCAGTTATAAACTAGTGCTTCTAGTTCAGGTAAACTGATTACAGGTGTAAAAATCTGACTAGGACCTCTTCCCTGTAAACTATCTAGTGCAGTCTGACGCAATAAATTACTCGTAAAAATATGACGAACAGTTTCACTAGCATCTTTGAAATCACTAGCATCTTTAGTTAAACTGATTTCTTCCGGGACCCAAAAGAATCCACGTGCAGTTTGTTCAAAATCTGCAATCTTTTTATATTTTACTTCTTCGAATCGTTGAATAGTTACCGGGCCTTCTGGGTCTAGAAACATTTTGCGACTAAGATAATCTGTTTTTGTGTTTAAGTTATATTGTGCTTGGCTCATTTTTTCTTTACATTTAAAATTATATCAGCGAATGGATCAGGTGCAGCTACTGGGTGCTTAGCACATGCTTTGGGATCTCCTTGACCTGCTTCTGTTAAGAATTCAATTCCTTTAGCAATCTGTCCAATTGGGCAGCTACAGTCTGCAACAGTAGTACCGTTAATGGGATCTTTTTTGTATCTACACATCATACCCCAGCAATTAGCAGACCCTTGTGCTACGTCTCCTGAGCAAGATTGAACTTTCGCTCTTGTAGCACTCTTTGGAGTTTGTACAAAGTTATTTGCTTCTTGTGGATAATGAATGCGAGGAGCAAATAGACTCCATACTTGCGTAGTAGGATCATCTACATTACATGACCCTTTCATTACACCAGCACTTAAATCTGCAATACTAGGACCCTCTAGTACTGGACATTTACAAACAACTTCTGGGTATGAAACACCGTTATTAGTTGTAATAGTTTTTCCAGTCTTAGTACAAGTGCTAGCCGCACACAATGCATACTTACCATTACAAATAGTAAGATCACCGGCAAATACGGACGTTGCAAAGAATAGAAATAATAGAATAATTTTTTTCATAATTTTTCACTTAAAATTGATCTTCTTCAGTTGAATGTTTATTAGCAACTGTAGACTTTGCTCCAACTGCTTCACTAATTAGGTCGAAATATCCAACACCTACTTCACGTTGATGTTTGACTGTGGTAAAGCCACGGTCTTGTGCAGCAAACTCTCGTTGTTGCATTTCACTGTAACCTGCCATGCCTCTTGCCTTGTAAGCCTCTGCTAGTTCGAATGTAGCTAAGTTTACACTATGAAAGCCTGCAAGTGTAATGAATTGGAACTTATAACCCAATTCTCCTAGTTCTCTTTGGAATGTTTCACATTCGTCTTCACTCAAAAACTTACGCCAATTAAAACTAGGACTGCAATTATAGGCAAGCATTTGGTCAGGATACTGTGCATGGATGGCGTCAGCGAACTTTCTAGCTTGTGCGATATCAGGCGTTGAAGTTTCGAACCATAAGAGATCAGCGTAAGGGGCATAAGCAAGACCTCTGCTAATACAAGCATCAATACCGTTTTTAAATTTGTAAAAACCTTCTTCAGTTCTTTCATTGATTACAAAGTCCTTGTCTAATGGGTCGTGGTCACTAGTAATAAGTGTAGCTGCTTCGGCATCTGTTCGTGCCATAATAACAGTATCAACACCTGCAACATCTGCTGCTAGTCGTGCAGCATTCAATGTACGAATCATTTGGCTTGTGGGTACTAGAACTTTACCACCCAAGTGACCACATTTCTTTTCACTAGCTAATTGGTCTTCAAAGTGTACACCAGCGGCGCCTGCTTCAATCATTGCTGCCATTAGCTCATATGCATTCAATGCACCACCGAACCCAGCTTCTGCATCTGCAACGATAGGCAAGAAATAGTCTGTTTCAACTTTGCCTTCGCTGTGTTCAATTTGGTCTGCACGACGGAAAGCGTTGTTAATACCTTTAACAACACGAGGTACAGAATCAACAGGATAGAGTGATTGATCCGGGTATGTTTGATTTGAGGTATTGTTTGCACCGGCAACTTGCCATCCTGACAAGTAAATTGCTTTTAAGCCAGCTTTAGCATGTTGTACTGCCATTTGTCCATTATATGCACCTAGTGTATTGATGTATGGTTCTGTTGCTAGCAATTCACGTAGTTTTGTCGCTCCGCGTTTCGCTAGTGTGTGTTCAATCTGTACGCTACCTTGTAGCTTTTTAACTGTGTCTTGTGTGTAGTTTCTCTTTTTCATTTAGTTTCCTTATACTCTAAAACTTTCTCCGCACCCGCATCTATCACGTTCATTCGGGTTCTTAAATTCAAATCCTTCATTCAATCCATTACGTACATAATCAATTACGGTGCCATACAAATAAGGTCGATATTTTGGATCCATAAATACTTTGACTCCGTTGCTCTCGTGATGTTCTATGCAATGCGGGTTTTCGTTATCTAAAAATTCAAGCACGTAAGCTAGACCACTGCAACCAGTAGTTTTAACACCTATTAGAACACCCAATCCTTTTCCGCGCTTACTGATTTGTTGTTTGATTTTTTTAGCAGCAATATCAGTGACTGTTATCATGCTTCTTCCTGTAATCTTCTACTGCGGCTTTAATAGCGTCTTCGGCTAAGATTGAACAATGAATTTTAACAGGGGGCAATGCAAGTTCTTCTGCGATTTGACTATTCTTTAATGCTGCTGCTTCGTCCAACGTTTTGCCTTTGACCCACTCAGTAACAAGACTACTGGATGCGATGGCAGAGCCACAGCCGTATGTTTTAAACTTTGCATCAGTAATAATACCATCTTCTACTTTTATCTGTAGTTTCATCACATCACCGCAAGCTGGGGCACCGACCATACCAGTACCTACATCAACGTCATCTTTTGAAAACGATCCTACATTTCTAGGATTTTCATAATGATCTATAACTGCTTCGCTATATGCCATATCCGTCTCCTATTTAAATTGAAAAGCTACTACCACATCCACATGTAGTTTCTGCATTAGGGTTACTGATACTGAAACTACTGCCCATTAAATCTTCTTTGTAGTCAATTACTGCACCTGTCAAATATTGCATACTCATTGCATCAACTACAACTTTATATTTCTCGTCAACTGGAAATTCAAAATCATCTTCGTTTTGTTCAGGGTCAAACGTAAAACCGTACTGAAAACCTGAACACCCGCCACCTTGAACGAATGTCCTAAGTTTTAAATTTGCATCATTTTCTTCATTAAGAAGGTCAACGATTTTGAACTTTGCTGATTCTGTTATGGTAATCATAATTTACATGCTTCACAATCTTCTTCTATCAGTTCGATGTTGTTAGGTAAATCTAAAACTGCCTCGTCTTTTTGTTTACTTCCTTGTTTATTAATCAATGAGTAATAGAATGTCTTAATACCCCACATCTGAGATTGCATTAGATTCTTAGCAATCAATGTTGTCGGTACTTTACGACCTTCAAAATGTGCAGGATTATAGAAAGTATTTGTTGAAATAGATTGGTCAACATATGCTTGCAATACAGCGGCTGTTTTTAGATACGCATCGCAATCTTTCTGTTCCCACATTAACTGATATTTATTCTTTAACTTATGGTATTCAGGTACAACTTGAGTAAACGATCCTGCTTTACTTTCTTTGACAGTAATCAAACTCATTGGCATTTCGATACCGTTAGTTGAGTTAATAACAACGCTAGAACTTTCAACAGGTGCAATAGCCATTTGAGTAGCGTTTCGTACTCCATAAGCTCTCATTTGGGCACGAAGGCCTTCCCAATTTAACTCTGGCGTAAAGTCTGCTAATTCATTGACACCTGGTGCTCTGCGCTCCCAAGGGAAGATACCTTGACCATAATATGTCTTATCGCTATCAACACATCTACCTCTTTCCTGTGCTAACTCAACACTAGCTTCAGTCAAGTAGAATGCTTGATGTTCCATAAAAGATTTTACTTCCTTCAGTGCTTCTTCTGTACCATACTTTAGTCCACGTTTGGCATGCCAGTAAGCTAAGTTAGTAACACCGATACCCAATGGGCGGATCTCGTCATTGCTTAATTTACTTTGTATACTCAAGAAATCTTGGTAATCAAGTATATTGTTAAGGCTACGGTGCAAAATACGGCAAGCACGGCGCATGTCTTCTGGATTACGGAAGGCGCCCCAGTTGATTGATCCGAGTGTGCAAAGAGCGATACGACCAGAATCATCATCCAGACGTTTAAAGGGTTTAGTAGGAAGAAGTATTTCACAGCAAAGATTACTCTGGTAAATTGTATGATAATCAGGATCAAAAGGACCTTGATTCATTACGTTATCGATAAAAACTAGATAGATACGTCCAGTGTCTGTACGCTCTTTAAGGATACCGCCCTTGAAGACTTCCTCAGCACTCATTACTTTCTTTCGAAGGCTCTTATTTTTTTCATACTTGACATATAATTCTTCAAATAATTCGGTGCTCGAATAGAAAGCCTCATAGAGGTCGGGTACCTCGTTAGGGTCGAAAAATGTGATATTTTCCTTGTTCTTAAATCTACGCCAAAAGAATGCTGATAGTACCACCCCGTAATCCATGTGTCGTACTCGTGTTTCTTCTGTTCCTTGATTGTTTTTGAGAACAATAAGGTCATCAAATTGGTGATGCCATATGGGATAGAAAACTGTAGCACTAGCATTACGAATGCCTCCTTGTGAACAACTACGCAAATCACCGAACCACTTCTTTAAAAAAGGTATCATCCCAGTGTGCATGATTTCCCCTCCACGAATGGGAGAACCTAATGAACGTAGACGACCAATCTCTAAACCGATGCCAGCACGTTTACTAGCATACTTTGCCATCATTTCGCCACTAGCAAAAATGGAGTCTAAATCATCATCACTGCGAATGAGTACACAACTTGAAAACTGCTTGGTAGGAGTACCAAGACCAGCTAATACAGGTGTTGCTAATGTAAATAGCCCATCACTAGCAGCATTGTAATATTCTTTGATATAGCGCATTCTTGCGCTGTTAGGTTCTTCTTTATGAAAAACAGTAGCCGCAGCAATCATGTAACGAACTTGCGGCGTTTCATATGTTTGTTTAGTAGAACGATTGCGAACTAGGTATTTTTCAATCAATTGTTCGATTGCAGCATACGAATACTGTTCATCTTTTGAATGGTCTAGCATGTCATCCATCTTGTCCCATTCTTCTTCTGTATACCACTCTAATAGTTCAGGTGTGTATAAACCTGTAGCAATATTAGTTTTAACTATTTCGTACAGTCTGGGAGGTGTATAGTCGCCATAGACATCCTTACGTAGCATACTTACACGTTGTTTACCAGCAACGTATTGGTAGTTTGTGTGACCGATTTCTGGATTTGACTCTACATCGATTAAATCTACGATAGCACGTAGAGTAATTTCATCGATTTCTTTAGTAGTGATTCCATCATAAAAATGTAACTGCGATTTAATCTCAATCATACTTGAGCTAACATCTGCGATCCCTTTACAAACTTTTGCTACTTGCGCTTGCCATTTTTCTAGGTTAAGTGGTTCTTTTTTTCCAGAACGCTTAGTTACGTTTATAATCATGTGTTGCCTGTTGTGTTTTTATATTAAATTGTACTGCTTTAAAAAATGTTTTAGATTATTACTTATCACGGATCGGACTAGTAATTCAATATATATTTTACGCTGTAGGTATGACTAATAGTATATCATATACTACTCTAGGTAACAATAGTAGTTAGAACTGTTTGGATAATCAGACATTGACTAGCTATTAGTTTGGGTAGTCAAATGTAGGAAAGGTTACAAAATTTTGTAACCTTTTTATGGTATAATATGAATAGTTCATATTATACTTATCAACAATCAATCAATGTGTTTAGAAATGTCTTGTTTGATTTTGTCAATTTCCAAATACAAATCTTTGATAGCTTCGACTAAAAATGCTGTGATGGCTGCGTAGTTAACGGTTTTCTTTTCGCCATCAGTAACTGCATTTGGCATTACTTTTTCAACTTCTTGAGCAATAACACCGTAACTACTACCGGAACCATCTGTCCAATCGAAACTATATCCCGATATTTGTTCTAAGATTTGTCTTACTTTTTCTAACTTGACTAAGTTTGTTTTAAAGTTTCCGTCAGACAATGAGTTAAAGTCAGTAGCTGCTAGGGCGCCTGTACTTGGATTAAAATACAGTTTAGAACTTGATACGTTTGCTGAGGAAATTGTACCTGAAGTTGCAGTAGTTAACGTTGGGTAATAGTTAGCATTAGTAGAGGTGTCATCTGTGATTGAAGTACCAGCTGACACGGTTGACCAACTCAGAACCCCTGATCCGTTCGTAGTTAGAACTTGCCCGTTACTTCCTCCGGTGATAGTTACGTTACTGGCAGAACCAAAAATTACATTACCTGTGTTTGCAACTACGTTACTTGTAACAGTAACTTTATTAAATGTGAAGTCGCTTGTTTCATCGACTATGTATGGTTTAATTTTTACTAATGCCATATTTTTTACCTTTTATTATGTATTTATTATCCTGGATATCCACCCGCTGCTGCACGGAATCCTTTATCTGCGGTAGACCCTCTTACCGCCATTGTAGTAGTATCTGATGAGTATGTAATACGATCTATAACTGTACCAGCAGATGGCCCCCAAACAACCCCTCCCATGAACCACCCGTAATCGATACTACCGGTTGCTCCTATGTATCGTCTACCGCGAGATATTGGACCACGTGTTGCAGCAGTTCCTGTGTCAGATGCGAAAGTAATTCTATCAACATAAGTCCATACTGTCGGGTATTGACCAAGTCCACCAGCAAACCATCCATAGTTACTATTTCCAGCAGCACCTATACCGTATCTAGCTGATGATAATGGGCCCCTAGCACTGGCAGTAGTATTATCATTAGCATAGTCAACACGGCTGACTCTTGATAACTTGTTCGGGTTAGCACCGCCGCCCCACCATCCGAAGTCACTGTTTCCAGTTGCGGCAACAAAGTATGTAGAGGCTGCTAGAGGACCTCTAGTCTCACTTGTGTTTAAATCACTAGCATAGGTTATCCTAGTTACAACTGAAACACCAGTAGAAGTTCCGCCGCCGCCACCAAAGTAACCATAATTTTGATTACCAGTTGCATATCCTTGATATCTTCCGAACGATAACGGGCCTCGATCTGTAGCGGCAGCATTGTCATTAGAGTAATCTAATCTACATATTAATGTCGTATTACTACCGTTTCCAAACCAACCATAACTGCTATTACCGGTAGCCGACATGTATTGGGTGTTGATTGTAGATCCACGTAATGTTGTTGCAACGTTGTCATTGCTATAATCAATGCGGTCTGATTGAGAAGTAGATGGGCTACTAGTACCTGATGCAAACCAACCATAATTAGCATCAACTGGCAAGGCAGCTACTGCCCAATTCAATGTTATATTTGCTGTTTTGCTAGTGTTAGTTGCGGTAGCAGTAATTAAACTAGAACTATTACCTGCAGTAGTAAATGTACCAAATATATTAGCGGTACCTACACTTAACCCTGCCGGTAGTACATTTGCACTGTATGTTACTGGACTTCCTATTGCACTACTAGCACTTAGTGATACCGAAAATACATCATTTACAACATTGCTATAACTTGCACCATTAGCAGGTGTACTCCAAGTAACTACGTCTGGGTTAACTGTAACGCTAAACGATCTACGTGTATCTTGTAGTTCTGTATCAATTGCATCTACCCCAAATGTGTATGTAGTAGAACTTGATACTGATCCCGCTGTACCTGTAATTGCACCCGTAGAAGAATTTAATGAACCACCTGACACTAATGTCCCTGTACCAACACTATATGTAATAGTACTATCACTTGTTGCAGACAGAGTATAATTCAATGTTTGTGTTTCGTATAACGTACCTAAGCTGCCTGCAGCAGTATTCCAAGTAGGAGTACCACTATATTGCATTCCAGGAATATATATACCAGTACCACCGTCAGAATTAATTACATACAAATTATATGATCCGGAAGCTTTTGCAGGACTTATGAACGTGATTGTATTAGAATCTACTACTGAGACAACTCCTATAGTAGAACCGTCAACAGTAACTATTGCACCAGTTTGAAATCCAGAACCATTAATTGTAATAGTTTGGCCTCCTGCAGTTGACGCTGCGGTATCATCACCTGGATAAGTAATCGAGTTAATTTTTGGTGATGCAATAGCATCTAACGTAGGTGCTAGAACTTCAGTAAGTGCTTGATTTTGTAATGTAGAGTATGATTGTGTAGTCATTATAGTCCAATTGCCTTCCATCCATACGTTACGTTACTGTATATCAACTCTACTGTAGCATTGTCATAATCTACTAGCAAATCTGAAGCAGCTCCTTGAATATTATGCCCATTTCGTAATACAGTAATATTATTAGCTGCCGCAGTTCCTGCAAGATCACTTACTTTAACAGTGTCACCTAATGTAGCAACACTAGGTAATGTCACAGAAAGTGCGCCTGCTGATGTATCAACAAAATATCCATTAAACACTGTCATAGTGACGTTTGAATTAGTCAAGTTCCATGTCAATCCTGTAGGGGGATTAATATTACCAACTGATGCAAAACTAGTAACTTCAATAGGTGCTTGATTTGGTGGTGCAGAAGAAAATGTTAATGTATTGCCAGATAATGAATATGTAGTCTTAGGTTGTAATGTTCCAGCTACACCAACGATTGTATAATTTTCAGAACTAGGTGTTACTGATAAAGTAAAGTTAACGGTAGTACCGTCACCGGTAAATGAATCGACTGCAAGTTGTGTTGGACCACCGCCTCCTTGTGCCCATGATAAGTTACCTGCACCGTCAGTACTTAATACATAATTAGCTGTTCCACCTGGGATATGTAAGTTAGCTATATTGCCTAAACTAACGTTGCTTGCACCAGTAAAGTCTATAGTTCCAGTTGCGGTTAAACCAGTTCCACTAACCACAACAACGTTGGCATTTCCTGCAGCCTGGAATGTGATGTTACCGTTTTCGATAACATTCATTATGCTATTACCGTTAGTAACGTTTGACACACTAGTAATAATACCAGTTAGTTGGCTACCATTACCTTTGAAGTAATCAGCACGAATGTTACCGTAACTAGTAAAAGTTACAACTTCAGAATTAATTGATACTACATCACCGAAACCAAATTCAGCATTACTTACATCCCAACCCATAAAAGCCACACGAGCTTGTGTGTCATAATAGTTAAGTGCAGTACCTACATCTTTACCTGAGTTACTTGTAGGAGCAGCAGCGTTTGGTCCTGTTTGTAATTGAATAATCGGGTCTTCAACTGATAAATCTGAAACATTTACGTAAACCAAATTACCATCTACTGTTAAGTCTCCGCCGACAACTAAGTTTCCTGAAACACCTAAACTTGTTAAAGTACCAACACTAGTAATATTAGGTTGTGCTGCTGTAGTGACTGTCCCTGCTGTACCGGCAGATGTTGCATTAGCTACAGTTCCAGTTACATTAGAACCGTTGATCCCAGTCAATGCTTGACCGTTACCGATGATATTTCCTACTTGCACATTACCAGTTGTGGTAATTGTATTAGATCCAAAACTTGCTAAGAAGGTTGCTACGTTACTGTTATTATATGTTACAGGGGCAGATGCAAATGCACCATTGCCATATAATATGTTACTTGCATTACCATCTAAGTTAACAGTAGCAATATTTCCTATTCCACTTACATTTCCAACTGCTACTGAGTTGGCAGTTGTTGCGTATGCTACTGCACCTGTTACGTTACCGCCGGGTATACTAGTTAAACCTGCTCCTGAACCATTGAATGTGTTAGCTGTTACGTTACCAGTAACTGACAAAGCGTTAGTAGTATTGTTGAACGTTAATGCATTACTACCATCAAGTGACCCATTGTTACTATAATAAATTGCAGTATTAGCGACATTAGGTATAGTTGGGAAAACCGTTACATTTCCGTCAGATTGTTTTACTACTAGGTCATCGTTAGTATTTAAAAATATAGTACCTTTACCACTACCTGGGGTGGGTACTGCATTTGCGTTTTCCTGTTTTAAAATTAATGACATTATTTTTCCTCGTTATACTTCTACTAAGATACCTTCAATTTCTAATGTTCCGTCTCCTATATCGATAGGTAAACTGAAAAGACCTTGTCTGTTTGCAGGAATCAAGTAATGCTCTGACGTATTTATTTGAAACGGCATGTACGCAGCAGTGATTATAGTAGATGATCCTTGTTCGACCCAAGATAAGTTTCCGGCTCCGTCTGTTGCTAAAACATAACCGTCAATACCACCAGATATGTGTAAATTTTCAACAGCACCTAAATTAGCACTAGATGTAGCTACAAAATTATTTGCGGTAAGAGTAGTTGTAGTTTTGTCGAAGGTTAGCCCAGCATTTCCGGCAAAAGATCCGCCGTCATTGAATTGAACTTGAGTGTTTGATCCACCAGGTGATCCTGAACCGCCTGACTGCGGAACCCAAGACAATGAACCTGATCCGTTAGTGCTAAGTACGTAGTTAGCAGAACCACCGGTTATAGTAACATTTGATACTGAACCAAGATTTGCAGAACCTGTGACTTGTATATTACCCGAATATGTATTGGCCGTAATACTACTATTACTAGCATTCAATATAATATTACCGGTCGTTAAGCCGTTCTTAACGTTAAAATATTTTTGTGTCACAGTTCCATATTCCCTGTTGTAAGCAAATTGTAATGTAGAAACCTATATTGCTATTAGATAGCAATGTAAGTAGCTACTAGTTTAACCTTTGTGTTAGCTCCTGATGCAGTTGCATACAATGCAACGTTTCCTGATACTCCGCTAACATTACTAGAAATTTCAATAATATCAGCAGTATTATTACTACAGATACTACCGTAAATTGTTACGTATGAATTAACTCCGTCATGTATTAGCAATGTTTCAACAGATTGGTATCCGTCATCACCTTCAGCACTGATAACATATTTAGCAGTTCTAAAACTAGCGGGAGCAAATTGGTCGATAACAGTGTTAGTTGTTACAGCTACGTTAGCTCTTCCTGAAGTAAACGCAGTATTTGCTGCGGAATAGTTAGCCGCTAAATTACCAGAAACATTTAGACTTGTTAGTGTACCTACACTAGTAATATTTGGTTGTGCAGCAGTTGTTACTGTACCTGCAGTAGTTGCCGTATTAGCAGTGCCCCATAGATTACCGATGAAGTAATTAGCTGTTGCAGCATTGCCCAAATCAGCATTAGATGCAGTAATATTACCAGTTACTCCTAAGTAGCCAGTTACGTTTGATCCAGTAGCAGTAACAACCATTGTTGTATTACCACCCGCAACAAGATTTACGTTACCATTAGATACTGGGATACTTACATTACTTGTGCCGTTAGATATAGAACTAGAGCTGAGTGTCGCCCACGATAACGTTCCGGTACCATCTGTTTGTAGATATTGACCTGAAGTACCACCAGTAATACGAACATTACCGACTGGTCCTAAACTTACGTTGCTTGCACCTGTTAGATTTACAGTACCGGTGCTTGTTAAACCAGTTAATGTACCAACTGATGTAATATTAGGTTGTGCTGCTGTAGTTACTGTACCCGCAGTAGTTGCTGTGTTAGCAGTACCCCAGAAGTTACCGATGAAGTAATTTGCAGTTGCTGCATTACCTAAGTTTGCATTATTTGTTACAATATTACCGTTTAGTGTGACAATGTTAGTAGTATCATCAAACGTAAAGTCAGAACTTGCACCAGCATTACCAGAATTGTTAAACAGTATAGATGTATTTGTACCGGGTACAACAATGTTACCACTGATGTTACCTTGTACGTTACCGATGAAGTACGGTGCAGTAATGTTACCAGTAGATGTTAATGTACCGTTTGCTCCGCCTACTGTGATAGTGACGTTAGCAGTTGAATTACCGACAACCAATGAAGATAGAGTACCAACACTAGTAATATTTGGTTGTGCTGCTGTTGTTAATGTACCAGTTAATAAACTTGCACCGATAGTACCTGAGTTAGCATATACATTACCTGCTGTTACGTTAGCAGTAACAGATAAACTCGATAGAGTACCAACACTAGTAATATTTGGTTGTGCCGCTGTTGTTAATGTACCAGTTAATAAACTTGCACCGATAGTACCTGAGTTAGCATAGATATTTGCAGCAGTCACGTTGCCCGTAAATACACCAATATTTGCGCCAATATTACCTACGTTTGCATTACCTGTAATATTTAATGTACCTGTACCAGTGATGCTTCCTGATTTGAACGGAGCATATGTAGCGTTAGCCCAGTCAATTACCGTAGTTGGCTCTGTAGCAACGCCGTCAAATAGTTTCCAAACACCATCTGTGTGGTCACGAACAATACCAGTATGCTCATATGTACCATCGTTATAGCTTGCAACGATACCTAAATCTACGATATTTGCAGTATTATTAGCACCAATATAAATTAATGGGTCACCGACTACTAAGTCAGTAACGTTTTGATAATTCAAGTTTCCAGTAACTGTTAAATTGCCTGTAATACCGACATTACCTGTAAAAGATGCGCCGCCAGCAGCAACAGTCATGCCATTAGAAATATATGCTGAACCATTAGATGATAAATTACCTACTGTTGCATTACCAGTAACACCTAAACTTGCTAGATCTCCGACACTAGTAATATTAGGTTGTGCTGCTGTTGTTAACGTACCTGTTACGAAATTCGCACTTACTAAATTAGCACCACTCAACTGAGAGCCTGAGCCACTCATTGTGATGTCACCGTCTGCTACTAAAGTCAAACTTGATAGTGTACCAACACTAGTAATATTTGGTTGTGCCGCTGTTGTTAATGTACCAGTTAATAAACTTGCACCAATTGTACCACTATTAGCGTAAACATTACCTGATGTTACGTTACCAGTAACTGATAGTGATGATAATGTACCAACACTAGTAATATTTGGTTGAGCCGCAGTTGTTAATGTACCAGTTACAAAGTTTGCGCTTACTAAATTTCCGCCTGATAAAGTTCCTGCACCTTCCATTGTAACGTTCTTAACGCCCAATGTATCAGTTGTTTTATCGTATGTAAAGTTTGCATCAGCACCAAATGAACCACCGTCATTAAACTGAACTTGTGTGTTTGAACCTGCAGTACCTAAACTATTAGGAGAAGCCCAACTTAGAGTACCGGATCCATTTGTACTTAGGACATATCCTGATGTACCACCTGTAATGTGTACATTGCCTACAGCACCTAATGCAACATTGCTTGTGCCAGTGAAGTCTACTATTCCAGTGCTGGTTAATCCAGTTAAAGTACCTAAACTAGTAATATTTGGTTGAGCAGCAGTGACAACATTTCCTGCATATGCAGCATAGTTTGCATTAGCAGTAGTGCCCGTAATATTAGCACCGTTAATACTAGATAATAATGAACCATTACCGCTGAAGAAATTCGCTGTTACTAAGTTACCTAAGTTAGCGTTTCCTGCAGTTAAATTACCTGTTACGTCTACACTAGATAGTGTACCGACACTGGTAATATTGGGTTGTGAAGAAGTTGTTAATGTACCAGTAACAAAGTTTGCGGTTGCTAAATTACCTAAGTTAGCAACTCCGCCGGCTTTAACACTAATATTACCTACATTAGCAATGTTGCCTGAGGCCGCATCTAAAGTAATATTTCCTGTTACAATACCTTGCTTAACGTTAAAATATTTTGTTGTCATTTTTTATTTCCTTATCCTGTCACATATGTACCAAGTAAATTGATTGTTGTATTCGTTGATGTGGTTGTTGCCAACAATCTTACATTCCCAGAAGTAATATCAGTACTCAAATACACTATATCAGATCCTATAGTTGATAAACTACCATATACAGTAACGTAGCTAGCTGATCCATCGTGTATCAACAAGACTTCAATTGCTTGATAACCGTCATCACTGTTTGCCCTTATAGTGTATTTAGCTGATCTGTACTTATTTATCGGGAATGAGTCTATTACGGTGCTAGTAGTTACTACCACCGGTGTTCTATTGCTATAAAAGTCATTAACTTTTAAGTTAGTTATTGTCGCAGTCCCTGAACTAGTTAAGTTGCCAACCGTTGTATTCCCTCGTAAAGTAATATCACCTGTAGTACTTCCTACAGTCACGTTAGCTGACAATCCGATGTTTACGTTTCCTATAACTGATGTAAAAATACCAGCATCAGTTCCGGTAACTGCAATTAAACCTGAACCCAAATTCAAACTGCCTGTAGTTACATTAGCTCCGGTACTAGTAACTACCAATATATTTGCGTTTCCACCAGCACTCAAATTCACATTACCGTTAGCTACTGGAATAGATACGTTACTTGTACCGTTTGCTACAGCACTTGTATTAATTGTTTCCCAAGATAAATTACCTGATCCATCTGTTTGTAAATATTGGCCTGCTGCGCCGCCTGAGATGTGTACATTACCAACTGCGCCTAATGTTACATTAGATGCTGTAGACAAGTTTAATGTACCTGTGCTAGTAATATTAGTTACGCTTAGTACGTTTGTCGTATCATTAAATGTAAATGCAGCAGAACCTACATAATATGATCCATTGCTGTATGGTATTTGTGAGCTGGTTATAGCAGGTATTACACCATAAACAGTTACTTCAATAATAGATCCACTTAGCGGGGCAGTACTAAAGGTAATTTGGTTACTAGATACTGAGTATGTATTAGAAAACTGAGTAATACCATTTATGTTTACTGAAACAGCGTCAAGCCCCGAAGGTGTTGTAGTTAATGTAAATGTTGTCTGAGAGCCGTTACCAGTTAATGTATTCTTTACAATATTAACAAATCCGCCTGAAGTTCCACCTGCGGGACCCCAAGATAAGTTGCCTGTACCATCGGTAATCAACGCATACCCAGAAGAGCCTCCTGTAATGTGAACGTTACCGACAGGACCTAATGCAACATTACTACTACTAGTAAAGTTAACTACTCCGGTACTAGTAACTCCAGAGAGTGTACCAACACTTGTAATGTTAGGTTGTGCGTTTGTGTATACAGTACCAGCTACCAATGCATTTGATACTTGTCCAGTTACATTGGCTCCATTTAAGCCAGTTAATGCTTGACCATTACCAATGATATTACCAACAGTTACATTACCAGTCGTAGTTATTGTGTTTGATCCAAATGATGCTAATAACGAAGTAACATTACTGTTGCTATAATCCGTAACGTCTGCTGCCCAACTTAAATTACCTGCACCATCTGTTTTAAGTACATAACCTGCAGAACCACCAGTAATACGAACATTACCGATTGGTCCTAAACTTACGTTGCTTGCATTAGTTAAGTTAACAGTACCGGTACTAGTAAGACTTGATAAAGTGCCTACACTAGTAATATTAGGTTGAGATGCAGTAGTTAAAGTACCGCTTACAAAATTAGCAGAAGCTAAGTTACCTAAATTAGCATTTCCAGAAGTAATGTTTCCACTTACATTTAGGTTTGATAATGTACCAACTGATGTGATATTTGGTTGCGCTGCTGTATAGACAGTCCCGGCTACTAATGCATTTGATACTTGCCCAGTAACGTTAGAACCATTTAGTCCAGTTAATGATTGACCATTACCAATGATATTACCCGCAGTAATATTACCAGTAGTTGTTATGGTATTAGATCCAAAAGATGCTAGAAGTGAAGTGACGTTAGCGTTACTATAGTCAGTAGTATCTGCTGACCAACTAAGATTACCTAATCCATCTGTTTTAAGAACTTGTCCTGCGCTGCCACCAGTAATACGAACATTACCGACAGGACCTAAACTTACATTGCTTGCGCCAGTTAAATTGATTACCCCGGTGCTTGTTAAACCAGTAAGTGTGCCAACTGATGTGATATTTGGTTGCGCTGCTGTATAGACAGTACCTGCAATCAATGCGTTAGCTACTTGACCGGCTACGTTAGCACCGGTTATGTAGGTAATGCCAGCACCGTTAGCAGTTACGTTGTCAACTGTTAATGTTTTAGAACTATCATTGTATGTTAAATTTGCACTAGCAGCAAATGATCCACTACCATTATATTGAATCTGTGTATTAGATCCTGCTGGTGAGGCTGTGTCAGTAGCCCAACTTAAATTACCTGCACCATCAGTTTTTAATACTTGGCCCGATGAGCCACCGGTAATTTTAACATTAGCATTACTACCTAGTTGGCTAGTACCAGTAACAGATAGGTTATTAGCATTAACGTTGGCAACATTGTCGATGACTTCAAAAACTACATCGCCACCGACAGAGAACCCAGCCACTGCGTTAAATTTTTTAATTGCCATAATATATCCTGTGTTACGGTCTTATTATATTGTTCTATATTGTGTGGTCCAAACAGTTGACGCACTTGTTGCAGGGGTGACTCCTAGTAAAATTTGATTTAATGATATATTCACTGCTAATGTTCCAGTTGCTCCACCTAATAATACAGTGCCAGAAACAGAGTAATCTACATTACCAGATCCGTCGTGTACGCAATATACTGTTGCTACACTATATTTTCCGCCAGTTTGATTTTCACCTTTGACATCGAATATAACACCTCTAACACCGGTAGTAGAAACTGCTGCAATAGTTTGATTAGCACCAATACTTGAAGTTGTGATAGTTTCGCTGCGTACAGTTGAATTTCCAATCAACAAATTAGCAACAGTAGTGTTGCCTGCTGTTAGTGTATTAGAAATATTTGCGCTGCCAGTGATTATGACTTGTGGGTTAGCACTTACACCATCTACATTAAGTATATTTGCAACACCATTGCTGCTGACAGTAACGTTTCCGTTTTGATAAACAGATATATTGCTATTTCCATTAGCAAGACTACTTGTACTTACTGTAGTCCAAGTTAATGTTCCTGAACCATTTGTTTGTAATACTTGTCCAGCACTACCGTCGGTTACTGGATAAGACAATCCACTTGCAATCAGAGAATTTAAGTTAGCGGTATTGTTAACTCTTAAATTACCACCAATTGTCAAATTACTCAAAGTACCGACTGAGGTAATATTAGGCTGACTTGCTTGTAAAACTGTGCCGTTTAAGTTACCTAAGAATGCTTCACCTCTTATGTTACCGTATGCACTGGCAGTAACTACTTCATTAGTGATTGAGCCAACTTGAGAAATTGCCTGGAATTCGTTAGAACCGGTTTTCCAAATGAACGCTTCGTTAATCGGTCCGCTTCCGTTAGCATAGTAGTTATGAAGAATCATACCACGGTCTTTACCGTCATATGCTGTTGCATTTGCTCCGTTACCAGAACCACCCATACTAATTAAAGGGTCAGAAATATCTAAGTTAGTTACGTTAATATATGTTGTATTTCCACTAACTGTTAGATTTCCTGCAATAGTTGCGTTACCTTGAAACGCTGCATCACCGCGTGAAGTAAATGTACCAGTTGATAAATTATTAGCTATATTAGCAGCATCCATCAAAATTACATTAGCACTAGATTTAATGTAAGCTGTTCCAAGGTTAATGTTAGAAACGTATAAATCTTTCCACTGATTGCTTGAGCTACCTAAATCAAAGTTATTGTTAATACTAGGAATCATTGAGGAAATAACTCTAGCAGTGACATTCAAGTTTGCGGCGTTAACATTACCACTTACGTTAGCATTTCCAGTAACGTTTAAGCTAGATAATGTACCGATACTAGTAATATTAGGTTGAGCACCAGTAGTTAATGTACCACTTACAAAGTTAGCAGATGCTAAGTTACCTAAATTAGCATTTCCAGAAGTAATATTTCCTAAAACGCTTAGTGAACCCAATGTGCCAACTTGTGTTATGTTGGGTTGCAATGCAGTAGTTAACGTACCTGAAACATAATTAGCACTTACTACGTTGGCCCCAGAGATACTACCTGCACCGTCTACTACCAAGTTAGTAAGTGTGCCTACGCTGGTGATGTTAGGTTGCGCTGCTGTTGTTAACGTACCGCTTACAAAATTAGCAGAAGCTAAGTTACCTAAATTAGCATTTCCAGTAGTAAGGTTACCAACTAGTGCAAGTGAGTTAGCTGAGGCGTTGAACGTTAACCCAGAAGAAACAGTTAATATACCGTTGTTATTGTATGTAACGCCGTTAGCAGTACCTGATAGTACAGTATTGGCATATATGTTTCCATAGATATTACCATCAATGCGGTTAGCAGTAACATTAGCAGCACTTAATGTGTCTGATATATTTGCATTTCCAGTTACTGTTAATAAATTTGTAGATGGGGTGAATTGGAAATTAGCACTAGCACCAAAAGAGCCATCATTATTATATTGAACATAATTATTTGAACCTGCGGGTAATTGAAAGTCCCACGGCGATCCATTAGCATAAAGTAAGTTATTGGTTAATACGTTACCTGCAGCTACGTTACCAGTAAATGTTGCATTTGCGGTAGTAATATCACCGTTAGCCAATATAATCGTGGTTGGGTTTTCTCCTACTGAAAAGCCACCGACTGAGTTAAAGGTTCTAATTGCCATTTTTTATTTTCCTTATTCTTTGTAAGTTGTTATACTCATTTTATATTCAGTTAGATTACTAGTGAGTGGTGTTACTGTTAACTGTAAATTACCTGAATTGTACGAGAAAGTAAAATCTGCTACACCAGGACTTGAATTGGGTACATCAATGGTACCGTACTCACTGTAGTCAACTTGGTTGTCTAAAATTCCTGCAAACAGCTTACTAATCTGTCTATAATTTAATGTGTTATCCGTCGCAATGATCGTAACATCAACTGAAGATATTCCTTCTATAGGAGTAGCATATAATACTTGATTTGATGCTGTGCTTGCTGTAGTTGCAAATATCACATTAGTACTAGAAAATTCAGATGTGCCTGATCCCAATGCATACGTATTTGCAATAACTTTGTCGGTTACTTGCAACACACCGGAATTAAAATCAAACTTTAATTTTTCACTAGCATCAGCAAGTCCATTATTGTTAAACAATACCCAAGTATTTTGTCCAGGTACTACAATATTTGCTTCAACGTTTCCTTGAAAGGTACCTAAAAACAATTCAGCAGATATAGTACCAGAAGATACTGTATTTCCAGTAATACTTACATTACCTAGTTCTGCATAACTTGTATAAATGTTGCCGTTGTTATCCGCAAATGGGCGCGGAGGTATACCTATTGTGTACCCGCTTTTACTGTTAAATGGATCTGCAGCCATGAATGGTTCCGAATATCATCTTATTACTTATTTATCATTTTTTCATAATCTTACTCATAGCCAACAAAAAAGCACACCGAAGTGTGCTTAATTGTCTTCCCATCCCGAAGAAAGATTTGATTATTGGAATGTCAAGTTACTTACAGCGATAGCGCCTAAGTAGTCAGCAGCATTACCGAAGCTGGATGCTGTGTTTGTCAACTCTACGTAACCATAACGTGTCATGAATGATACGACTGGTTCGAATGTTGTAGGATCTAGAACAACACCAGAACTCATCAATGGGATGTATGGGCAATAGAATGCCGCTGCATCAGTCTCAGATGAACCCTTGTAGCCGACTAGAACGTTAGCTGTGTCAGAAGCATATGTGTTAACGAACACACGCATTGCACCGTTCAATGTACCAACGAACTTAGTGTTAGTTGGAGCTTCGAATGTACCTTCTGTAGTACGTGCGAATGCAGATGTTGTAGCAGACTGTAGAACAGTCAATGCTGCTGGAGATACAACTGCCCAGTTACCAGCACCACGGCGTGTGCGTTGTGCGATCAAGTTAGCTGTACGGTTGATTAGAACTGCTAGAGCAGCGTGTTCGTCACCAACGAATGTAGCTGTACCAGAAACGGTAGCTTGGTTGTATGTGAACTCAGTTGTAGCTAATGTGTTTAGAGACAATAGAATTTCTTGGTCGATTTCAGCAGTAATTTCTTGTGCTAGAGCGGCCATGATTTCTGCTTCAACGTCAATACCATGCTGGCTTTGTGCGTCTTGAGCAGCTTCGAATGTCCAACGTGCTTGCAACTTACGGCTCTTAGCTTCAACAGCTTGACGTAGAATCTGTACAGAAATCTGCTTACCGCCATTACCTTCTAAAGATGCTGTAGGTGCTGCAGTATATGCGCTAGCTGAAGTAGCAGCGTTAGGTACTGTAGAATAAGCCTGAGCAATCTTGAATGGTGATAGAGCTTCTTCACCTGCTGTTACGCTAGTTTGTGCTGCGCTGTTGTCTGTTAAAGACTGAGCATAACGTACACGTAGAGTATGGATCTGACCAACTGGGCCAGTCATTGGCTGAACACCAACTAACTCGTTAGCGATAACTGTCGGCATTACACGACGGATAACTGGAAGAATAACGCGGTTTAGAGTAGCGATATTACCAGCTGTAGTTGTTCCGGCTGAACTTTCAGACAACAACTGCTTTTTGGTGTTTTCTAAAATAACACCCATTGTTGAGCGGCGAGTACCTTTAAGACCTTCAAGTAGGGCTTCTTTGGTCTCGTCCCAACGGCTTTCTAATAGAACTTGTGACATGTTTATTTTCTCCTAAAATTATGTCTTTATTTTTAAAGCCCTGCCAAACGCTTAAAGTCGATTAGGTTATCACCTTCTCCTACTTCAACATTTTGTTTCACGGCAGTTTTATCCCCAGTTACTGCTTTAACACTTTCTGAAATTACAGTCTTGCTCTTTGGAGCTTCCTTCTTTTCAGTAATATTATTCAATACTGCTGGTAGATACTTGTCGAAAGCGGCCTGTAGACGAGGGGTTTGGACGCTTTCTAGTAAGTCTCTCATCACTGTTGCTTTTTCTGCATTTAATGTAGATAACAACTCACCCATGACCTTTGTACGTTCATTGGATTCTTTGATGATGCGAACTTCACGTTCTTTGCTTTCAATCAACATCTTAGCGTTGTTGATTGTTTTAATGGATTCAGATAATTGCTTATCTTTCTCGGCTAATTGTTGCATTAGCTTACGTGCTTCTGCCTTATCATTTAAGTAAGTACCAGAATATTCACTTGCGAAAGATTCAAAGATACGGCGACCAAAATCGTTTTCACGAGCAATCTTGATATCTTCTTTCAATTGTCCGATTTCACCCTTTAGATGTTTAGCTACAGATTCGTTCAATCTCTTAGCACTTTCAGCAACAAAACGTGCCTTTAGTGTTTCAAGTTGTTTACGACCTTCAGCAACTAACTTAACCTTAGCTTCAACTACAGCCTGTTTGTCTTGTGCAAATTCTTTGATTTCACGAGCAAGAGCAGAAACAACGAATTGTTCTAGCTTTTGTTGGCTTTCTTGTTGTAGCTTGCGCTCTGAGCGTAGCTCTTTAATTTCTTCACTTAGTTTTTCAACCATGAATTGATTAAATTTAGCTGCACTTTCTTGCAACTTTGCTTTAGCTTTTACGCGGTCTTCGTTCATTGCTTGACGCTCTTGATTGAATTCTTCAATCTCAGCAGCAAGGCTTTCTGTAACCATTTTATCTAGGGCTTCAACCATTATGTCTTTGTCATGTTCATAACGTTGTGCGAATTCTTCTCTTAATTCTGCACGAACTTGTTCTCTAGCTTCATTTAACTTGATTTCCCATGCTTCGTTTAAAGCAGTGGATGTTTCTTCGTTAATAAGTCCAGATTCAAGTAATGGCTTGATTGCGTCTAGCATATCGGTTCCCTTATTTTAACTTGAGGTCCTTGATGAGGCGCATTACTTCCTCTTTCAAGTATCTCTGTACTTTCATGTCGTTTTGTGCATCTTTTGCAATGTCCAAAGTTCTATGACCATGACGCATATTCATCATCCCTTCATAGATTGCTTTAGGATATGCATTAGGCGCACTAGGCTGTGCGACAATATCCACAGTGACTATTTCAAAGTCACTAACCTTTCCTGATGCATCGTCAACGTTGCCGCTGCCTCTGCTAGAAACTCCTAACTTCACACCACTCTCTAACATAGTAGAAACTAGTTGACCCATCGGTGTTGGAAGTATTTTTAATTTACCAAAACCATTTGCACCATCCATCCACATGTTAGTAATCATATGTGATACACGATCCAAATTAATTTTTAAATCATCTGGGTGATCTACTTCACCTAATACAGATAAACCGTCTGATATTTGCTCATTCAAAGTCTGTACAGCATTTTCAATTTCAGATACAGGATACACACGCTCGTTAGCGTTGCGTACCCCGCCCTGAATGAAGATCCCTTTCATATAAAGAGACTTCTTGCTACCTTCACCTTCACTTTCAACAACCATTCCTGCGCGGTCGAAAGTAAGATTTTCTTTGAGATACAAAGCCATTATCTCAGGTTTCCTTATTTAACAATCTTCTTAGCAGACTTTTTAGATTCTGCTACTGGGCTTTTGCTATCAGCGCCATCATCACCATGCTTTGGCTTTGGTGCTGCTTCGCCCTTTTCGCTAAACTTTGATCCAGGTGCATTCTTGTAGTTACCAGGAATGTCTTTTGGTGTTGGGTTCAATAAACCACCTTGTGTGCCACCTTTAGTAGCGTCACCGCCTTGACTAAAGTTGATTGGCTTAGCGCCGTTACCAGAAACTTTATTGTTTGCACCTAACGTAGGGCTCTTGGTATTCTGACCATCGTCACCCATCTTTGCTGTAGGTACTTTCTGTAGTTGAACAGATTCTTCTAGAGTCTCTTCACCTTCTTCTTCGTCATCTTCTTCTGAAGATTCCATCATTTCTTCGTCTTCGCCGCCAAAGTCTTCGTCGCCTTCTTCATCAGAAGCGCCGCCTTCGTCAGCCATCAATTCTTCAAATTCGGCCATTAATTGATCTAGTTTATCTTCTAGATCAACAACACGGTCTTCTAATTCTTCTTCACCTTCTTCGCCGCCCATTTCGTCAGCGTCTAATTCAACTTCTCCGTCGATTTCTTCGCCGTCGTCTGCAACGTCAATGTCAGCTAATTCTTCTTCTTCGGTCATGCCTTCTTCTTCAGCAGAAATCTCATCTAAAAGACCTTCTACTGGACTGTCGGTCATTTCCTCGTCCATCATTGATTCATAAATTTCACGGCTTTTTTCAACCACGATATCGTGGAATAAAGCACGTGCTTGTTCCTCGCTCTCATTGATAATTAGGTCAATGAGTTGTTCAAACTTTTTGTTATCCATTATTGTGTTCTCCTGAAATAGAAATGGCTTGTGTAGAAATATTTAGTGAGTAGCTGTGAAAAGTACTCAATAAGTGCATATTTTTTGCACTTTTAGCAATGATATGCTTATAAAGCTGGAGTTTCTTGTGAAACTGGTTCGTATTGCTTGCGAACCTTCTTTAAATTTTTACTGTACTCATAGTTACGAACATCCAGCATTTTTCTTAACTTTCGTATTTGACGTAAAGTTAATTTTGTTTTTCTGGTCTCAGTCCACTTGTAGCGGCTGTTATCATCAGCAGGATCCTGGTATCCTTTGACTGGTTGATCGTACATTTCGTAGAGCTTCATATTTTTATTTATCTTTAAACTGGTGCCGCGCCGCCTGGCGCTGGGGCGCCTGCTGCAGGTAATGCTTCAGGTCCTGCAACTGCTGGTCCTATTTCAGGTGGCATTTGTTCAGCAGCTTGATTTTCGTCCGGTAAGTTTTCTGCTGTCTCTGCATCCTGATCGATATCACCTGGACTTATACCGATACTACGTAAGTCATTACCTTTAGATTCGGATTTTTCAGGCTCTTCTCTTTCTTCAAACCAAAGTTTACTGTTTTCTTCGATTTCTTCTTCTGTTAAGCCCAAGAAACGTTGCATAGCAAAACGCTTACTTATATACGGGAATGCTTCCATAGTTTGGAATACCGTAACTCTAGCAGTATCCAATTCACTTTGACGATATGCTGCAAAGTTTTGTGGGCTATTGAACTTAATGTCAAACAAGCTACTATCGATATTCAAGCCTCTCCAACGCATGAATAACTTGAATTCATCATTCAACTTTTGACTTACATAATTCTGCAATCTCATGCAGTATTGGTTAAATCTAAATTCCTGAATCATAGCAGTACCAACTCGTCCATCGCTCAATGGTGTTGGGTTATCTTCTGGTCCTGTAGGTAAGTAACTACTTGGTACACGCAATCCCCTTGCTAATCTGTTGTTGAAGTACCGTAAGTCATCAATCTCGCCTAAGTTTTGTCCGCCCTGTAATGTAGTAACGTCACTACCTCGACCATCAGCAGTGACAGGGAAAAAATAATCCTCGTTGATACTTAATGGGTTATAAGTAGCGTCCAATACTGACTGTCCGCCTTGTACACTTGGAATTCTGCGTTGGTGAATTTCGTTTTTAATTCTATCCACAAACGCCATTGCCATGTGACTTGGCATATTACCTACATCAATTTTGAATATTCTACGCTCTGGTGCACGGCTAATACGATAAATCAAAATTGCATCTTCTAACAATTCTTTTTGTTTGTAGACTTTGAAGATGTTTTCCAAAATACTTTGACCGAAGGGCCAATATCTGTCAAGACCTTCGGTTAGACTAAGATGCACGATATGTTTAGCGTCTATCGCAGATTCATTCAAACCCAAACTAAAACGTGATCCTGTAGTACCGTAAGGTTCATTAGGAACAGTATATGAATATGGTGCTGAATAACCCGCTGTAGGCGGTTGTGCTTGAAAATCTGTAGTTGTTTTTTCTGCTATGCTTAAGTTTTGTAAGTTAGGGTTAATGTCTTTAACAACATATTGTTCAGGTTTCTTACCTTCACTTTCATTAACAATAACTTTACTTACTTTAGTCATATCTACCCAGTATAACTTAAAGTTCTCTGGGTCTCGTATGAATACTTGATCACCGTACTTTATAGAATTTCTAAAAATCTTAAAAATTCTAGTCTCGAATTCATTTAGTTTGCACCATTGCTGTAATTGCTTTTTAACAATCTCAACTTCGTGTGGAGTTGGTTCCTCATGGAATGTAATTTCAAAAGGAGTATTGTTGTGTTCGTTCTTTTGTGTGCTGAATTCTGCAATAATATCTAAACATGCATTGATTTCAGCATCCACATCCATCATTTCATATTGATTGTAACGTTCAATACGGTTTGGGTGTCCTGTATAGACTTCTGGTAATCTACTTTGATAATTTTTATATCCAAAATCGGTGTTATTCCAACCGCCTGTGGGGCCATTGTTCATACCCGGGCCATTCCATGCGCCAGTGTTTTGGTTGAATCCAGATATAGGACTCATCTGACCTGTTAAGTTGGAGAAACGCTTTTTATAAGACATAGTGATATTTATCAATCATTGGCGAGTTGTTAGTTAATTTGTACGCAGTGCAACAAGCATTTCTTCTTGCAGCAACCTAGACTTATACAACTCATTTAGCATCAATCGGCTGTTATCGTCGGTCATAGAGATTAAGTCAGCTAGTAATTTACCAGCATTTGGTTGCGAACTTAACGGGTTTATAGATGAAATGGGCTGTTTAGAAACTTCATTTCTATAGTTAGTTAAGCTGTTTGCTGCATCTGATAACAATGCTTGATATGACGCAGCACTTGTAGCTACTTCGTTTTTATGAAGCATTACAGGGTATCCTGAATTAGGACCACTGAATACTCCACCGTATCTTGCTTCTTCAAAATGCACAGGGTCTCTAGGTACTGTTTGCTTCAAGCCCTGTGCGTTAAACGCCGTTACTAATTTTGGATCAGTATAGTTTTGGACATCGATTGCTTTGCCCATTTCATGCTTACTGGAACCAGGAGGAGCTACAGGCATTCCTGTTTTGCCTCTAGCTAAGTAGTCAGCATAAAGTTGTCTTTGTTTTTCACTATCCCTAAAAGAACTGTTAACTTGTACTTTCTTACCAGTTAATGCGAAATAATCAGTAGCAGCAGAAACAACTTTCTCCTTAAAAGCAGGATTTAAGTTATCAAAATTAGTTCTTGATCCTGAAGCTCCACCAAAGGATAAAATCTTATCTACTTGTCCAGGTGCTGCGGGCGCAGCTGGGGCTTCAACTGAAGGGACTGAAGGTCTTTTACCTCCTACTGCTTTACTGAATTCATCTACTGCCTTTTTAAATGTGTCAGTTGCCCCTTTGTGAATATTAGTCGAAATGTTAAATGCTTTAACAACACCATCCATTAACATTGCGGCACCTTGCTGCTTTCGACCAGCATCGATCATATTTTCAGTGTCTTTGTCTCCGCGTTGTGCCATTTCAGCTAGTCTACGAGCGACTGCTTGTTGTAGGTCTAAACCTTCAACTAAATTTGAATTTAATTTTTGTTGGGTGTCTAACAATCCTGCAAACTTACCTGGTATAATACCCTGAACAGCTTCTGAACCACCAAATCTAACAGTAGGTGCTACTCTTAATAACGCCTCCCTCAAATCAACTGCTATGCTTCCTAATAATTGATTAGCTTTTTGACCACTTTCTAATCCTTGTATAAGTCTAGGCATTGACTGCAATACTGCTGCGGCTTCTGCTGATGCTGGACCTCCAGCACCGTATTGTGCAATACCTTTAGCTAATTGAGACTGACCCATAGCTTGCATACTAACCGCAGCTTCATAGTATTGTCTTAATCTTTCTAATTCAGCTTGCGGTGCTCCTCTAGCTTCTGCTTCTAAAATAGATGCTCTTAGCTCGTCTACAGCCATTATAGCTTCACGTGCTTCTTCTTGTTCTTTTCTAGTAGCACCAGTTAATTCTTGAAGTAGAACCAACTCTTTGATATATGCTTCTGACCCTTTAATTAACTGACTTTCAGTTTTGAGCCTTGACATCCCAAGTCTAGTTTCTTGGGCCATGTATTTTAAGGTAAGTTCTCGTTGCTCGTTTGCAACAATACCCAATGCTTCTAATTCTTTTCCGGCGCCGCTTTTGAATAGTTCTCCAGCAACTCGAATATACTGTCTAGCTCCTTCGCTAGTTGTAGCCCCAAAATACTTTAAATCTTTTGCACTTTGGGCTAGAATTCTATTGAATTCTTCAATCTCAGCTACAGTCATCCCCAATGTCTGCATCTGTTCAAAAACATCAGACATGCCACCGGATAACAAAATACCCGAACGGGATAGATCGTTGAATGACTTAAATAATTTGTCTGACTGTATAGCAGCTACTTCGTTTGCTTCACCTGCTTTCTTTATAGCAGTACCACCGATTGCAAGTGCGGCCCCAAATCCCCTTAGTACCCAACGTAATGCGCCCATTCCAGGTATTAACATCATTGCAATACCTATTGCTTGGGTTGCTGTTCCCAATTCATCAGTAAACTCTTTGACTGCTCTAGCAGAAACAGCGGCACCCCTAGCACCGTTGTATACTTCTTTAGTCATCTTAGCAGTTGCATTGTATAATCCTGTACCAACAGCAGTTAGTAGAATCCAACCTGCGCTAAGTGTTGCGCTCTTTCCAATTAAATCAAAGACTTTATTGTTTAAATCTGCTAGGAATGAACCACCTGTTTTATATTTGTCAGTAAGTTCTTTGAGTACGTTCCCGCTTTCTTCTTTCATTCGGTCACGTAAATCTTCTTTTTTATCTTCAACTGCTTTGCGCTTGTTTTCTTTCTCGATAAGTTTTAAATTTTCTTTTTGCTCTTTTGATAAGATATTAACAATGTTTCCATAAGTGTCAATTTTCTTACCTAAGGATTGAAGTCTTATTTCATATTCACTCTGCTTAAAAGTACCACCAGCTTCGCCGGTTCCGGCTACTTTTACTTTTGTTAACTTGCTTAATGTTTTACCTAACTCGTTGAATTGAGTTATCAATCCCTGAGTTGCTTTTGACAGACTCTTAAAGTCTTTACCTAATGACTTGCTAGAATCAGATACGGCTCCAAACCCTCGGGTTGCATTATCGCTAGTTTTCTTAGCAGCAGAAGTAGTGGTATTGAGTTCAGTTGTTTTCTTTAACAACTTATCCAATTCTTTGTTCAACTTAGCTACAGTTGACTTTGTAGTATCAGTAGTAGTATTGAATTTACCAAACCCAGAATCCAATCCAGTGGTAGAGTCTGTTAATTCTCGGATACTCTCCGACAATCTTCTAATTTCTTCTGGGTCTATATTATTGTCAGCCATTTTTTAGTGATTAAATAATTCTAATGTATTTATGACCGAAAAAACTGTGTCTACACCAGCCTTCAGAAAACCTGCATTATACTTTAAACTTCCCAGCAACGGTAAATTTTACCCAGAAAATAGTTTAAAGTTGCCACCTAACAACGAGTTACCGGTGTATCCCACTACGGGTTTAGATGAAATCACTATAAAAACAGTAGACGCATTGTTTAACGGTTCGGCAATAGTTGAAGTTATCAGAAGCTGTGTACCCGATATTCCTGATCCTTGGGAAATACCCGTAGTAGATTTAGACCCACTATTGGTTGCAATCAAGTTAGCATCATTCGGAAACGGCATGGACATTGATTCAACTTGTCCTGAATGCAACGAATCTAGTAAGTACGGGTTAAATTTAACTAACATATTGAATAACTTAAAATTAGGTGATTACGACTCTGAATTAGAAGTTGACGGTATCTACGTTAAGTTTCGTCCATTAAAGTACAAAGATTACAACAGATTCAATATCCAAGAGTTTGAGTTTCAAAAGATTATCAATTCAATTGATATGATAAAAGATGAAAAACTAAAAGAAAAGAAGAATATAGATGCCATCATGGCTTCGCTTGAGATGCACATAGAACGCATAACTGCAAGTATAGAATACATTAAAACTTCGGATAACTTAGTTAACAACGCAGACTTTATAAGAGAGTTCCTAGAAAACTGTAATGTTGATTATTACCGAAAAATCAGAGAGCGTTATACAACTCTTAAAGAGTCTACACAAACCAAACCACTGGTTATAAAATGCACTCACTGTTCACATGAGTATGAGCAACTACTAATGCTAAACTATTGCGAATATTTTCGGGTTAGACTATTGTATATGCAACCGGAAGAAATTCAAGAATGGTTAACTAGTATGGAAAAGGATGCATTAGAAATTAAGAATAGTGCATTGAAAATGTCCTGGTATATGCGTGGAGGTATATCATTCAATGAAATACTGCATTTGTCAGACAGAGAACGAGAAACGATTAACGAAATCATTAAAGAAAACTTAGAGACAACTAAAAAGACGCAGTTACCATTCTTCTAAAAAGTACAACTCGTTTTTTTGGTCTATAAATACACGAATATTGGAGATATCATGTCAAACAACCCATTGAAAAATTATTTTCGCAAGCCTGCATTAACAATAAAACTACCTAGCGGTGGTCAAGGTTACAAAGAAGGTGCATTACAATTGCCTGAATCAGGTGAGTTGTCTATATACCCAATGACGGCAATGGATGAGATCAATGTAAAGACTCCTGAAAATCTAACGAACGGAAATGCAGTTGTTGGTTTAGTTCGTAGTTGTATCCCTGATATCAAAGACCCTTGGGAAATTTTAAGTACTGATTTAGATACCCTATTATTGGGTATTAGAATTGCTACTACTGGTAAGATGCTAAAAGTCGAAACCGAATGCCCAAACTGTAGCGCAGAAAACAAACATGATATTAACGTATATGATATGCTTGCAGCTATTGGTAATAGCGGCTACGACCAATTGTTATCTTTGAATGGATTGTCAATCAAGTTCAAACCACTGAACTATAGACAAATCATGAAGGCAAATGAATCCCAAACACAGATTCAACGAAAGATTGATTCAATTGATGAACAAACATCAGAAGAAGCAAAACTTAAAATTTCAGCAGAAGTTATTAAAGAACTGAACAACATGTCATTTGTATTAGTCGGGGAAGCAGTTGAATATATAAAGACCCCTGACAATGTAGTGTTTGAAAAGGAATTTATTCGTGAATTCCTAGAAAATTGCGACAAAGATACATTCGATAAAATCAAGCAAACAAATTTGGATTTACGTGCTGCCACCGATATTAAACCAGTGAATCTCACTTGCACATCATGTAATCATGAATATGAGTTCTCTTTGGATATCAATGTGAACTCAATCTAAGTCCATAGTTACTCATTTATCCTAAACTACACTATCTTACTTTTATCTTTAGTAGATGACCTTCGGTCATCTTACCTTCACAATGTTCACTTCGTTCACATTGCTTGGTATACTGATTTATTCTAATTAATTCTTTTTGATTCTAATACTAATCTTTATTAGGGGGATATATACTGCCGCTTTGAAGCCATGGTAGTGCTATTTTAGCACTACCAATGGATAAACTATGCCATGCCCGTCATCCTTTGCCGTCTGTTCCCCAGCTAGACGCCCTGTACTGACTCTAGCTGCGATCGGTTGCCCTGTAAATTGTTATGGGACTGTAGTGAGCCTATTGTACTTAGAAACATTCATACAACGACTCGGCAACGCATGTTACATATCCGCAAGACAGAATTAGATATGTACTCATTGAGGGTTCCCTAATAGATTGCCCTCTCGATCTCCCAAGCAGTATCACTACTACTTGCATACTCCAGATCCATCAGCTATCTTTCAAGCATCTTCAAGGAGGTCCTACAAACTAGGACGACTAATTTTTATGTTAATAAATTAAGTTTGTGATTTTAAATTTGACGTGGTGTCTGTTGTTGAACCTGAATATAATTTTACTAAGTCTTTGTTATGTTTGAAAAAGCTGTCAAACTCTGTGATCAACCAATCACCGTATGTTTTACTAGAATAAAAAGTATAACTGTCTATTCTCCAAGTTAGTTTTGGTTGAACTGCAACGAATTGTCCGATACGATTAAACTTCATAAAAAGAATGTTTAAATCACCTTCGTCCTCAACGTCTAAAAGTTGATCCAGCCACGAATCAAGTTGTTTGCAGCTTCCGGTAAGCAGTAAGTGAAACGGGAAGTCTTTATAGAATTTGCATTCTGCATTCATTTTACTGAAGGAGTGCCCCGGAACAATGTCGCCCTTAAAAGAACGAATTTGTCCCTCATGAAGCACTTCTTTACGGACTTGATTCTTGCCACCTACATATGCGCCGGATCCAGGTGCACGAATGAATGATTCATTGTACAACTCTGATAAAAATTTAGCGACTGTGCGCTCGTATCCTGATCCTTTTGCTTTTTGCGGTGATGGCATATTCATACTTATGTCCGTGTAAACAAATTACAAATTTTTTAGTCTAAAAATGGTATTTTCATACAAATCGTGCAATATTCCAATACCGCCGACTCTATTCCACTCATCAATATTCTGTATTCTATCATCAATGAGTATGTCTCCTTGTTTACAATGAAACTGTTTATCTTTACTAAAAGGACCGAAATGTACAGGAACATCAGGGAAATACGTTTGTCCCCACATGACCTTGTCATAAAATGCCCAATGAAGTTTGTTTGATTTTGGAACTGCTGTTAAAAAGTAAAGTTCCATGTTTCTATCTTTAGCAAATGTTCTGCAAAAATTTACCAAATCATCCGCATACGGTGTTTTCTTTAAATCTCTGTATAGTCTAGGGTTTCGTGCAATTTGATTCCATAAATTATCGGGATACTCAACTTCCGAACCAAACCCATGCACACGAAATGCATATTCATTGAAGTCTGCTACGACTCCATCCATATCTAGGTATATCGTATTCATTCTACTTCTACTGATGTATTATATGACGTAAATCCGCCTTCTTTAATAACTTTCAAAACGTTAGGTACACGTCCTGCAAGTTCCTCGCGGTGAGACACAAGCCAAATAGATTTGTGTCGCCGGCGACTCATATCTTTTAGAATCGCTAGACTATTCTCTACACCCATAGTGTCAAGACCACTATCGATTAATTCGTCAATGAATAATGTATTGACTGGAGCATACAAGTTCTCCCATACATCACGGAAAGCAAAACTCAAACCAAGAATCAGTCTGTTGCGTTCACCACGACTTAAGTTATCAAAGTCAAGTTCACGACCCAACTCAGTTATTTCAACTGAGAGATCGTTTTTAAAGATAACACTGTGGGGAAGTCCGATTTTATCTAAGTAGTGAGTTAGTCGTGCGTTTAGATAACTCAAGTTTTGATCGATGATCTTTTTACGAACAAAACTGTCCTTGCTAGTCAATAAGTCAAGCAAGAACTTTTGGTGTTCCATTGCTTTTGTAATTTCGTTTATCTTGTCAAACTTTACCTCTTGAAGTGCTTGGGCCTCCATGTCTTGAATTTGGTCTTGATACGGATCCATTTCCGCCGCCTTTGCCTCAATCTGTGATAATAGAGATGATACCTTTGTTCTATGTTCAACGGCTTGTGACTCTGTATCATAATGAGTAGATGGACATGGGCCAAGAGTGACGCTAGGCGTATCAAAAAGTTGTTCACTAAAGGGGTTATTCTCGCTGGATTTTTCGTCAATCTGCTTTTTGATGTTATCAATTTCCGTTGACTGACGAACTGCCTCAGCCTCTGTCTTATAATGTGTTGAAGGTTTTTCATTTACAATTATTGGGTTAGCAACTAACTCATCCAGCTGGAACTTTAAATCATCTAAATGACTTTTGCTAGCATTCCACAAATCAATCTTGTTATTCAAAACCGTAGTATGCTGGTCATCATGGAAGTCTTGCCCACACGCATAACACTTGTGTTCTTGTAATGTTTTAACTTCTTGCTCTAGCTTTTTGTGGTTTTTATCTTCTTTTACAAATTCTTTACGCAGACTTTCAACTTTACCTTCATACGCAGCTTTTAACTGAACCTGTTGATTGTATGTAATCAAGTCTTTATGGGACTGTAGCTCTACTGCAAAATCAATATGACTCAACACATCCATTTTGTCTTGGAGTAACTTAATGTCTTTGTCGTGCTTTTGTTGCCAAGCAATTTGCCGCGCAACTAACGCATCATGGGCTTCTTGCTGACGCTTCTTCTCATTCCAAATTACTAATTCTTTGTGCGCTAGTAATTCATTGTCAATGTCAATTTTACTTAATTCATCATACGTGGACACAAGTGAAGCGAGGTCTTCGTCATGTTTTTTTTGCCAAAGCATTTGTCTACGTTTAATAGCATCAATTTGTTCTTTGACACGCTTGTTAGCTTCTTCAACTGCTTTAATTCTAAATTCTTCTTGTTGAATATCATCTTTACTTTGCCGAATCAAATCTTTAACAACTTCTGCTTTCTCAGATAGTAACGTAATACCCAGTAGCTGTTCAATGATTTCTCGTTGTTCATTGTTTTTCAAAGCAAGGAATGGTTCGGAATATGTATTCAACACAACAATGTGTTTAAACATTTCCGGAGTCATATTCAACACACGCTCAATTGCAACTTGTGTTTCTTTGTTTTCACCTTGTTGATCTTCAGTTGCCTTTTGCTGGACATCGTTAACATAAAATTTAAGGATGTTGGGTTTACGACCACGCTCAATCTTGTAATCAGTACCATTGACTGTAAACTCAAGCGTAACCATCATACCTTTTCCATTAGTACGATTAACTAAGTTATCTTTGCGAATTGAGTTGATGGGTTGACCAAACAATGCATATGACAAGCCCTGAATCAGCGTGGTTTTGCCGGTACCATTACGAGCACCGTCACCGCCTAAGTCTAAGTTCTCACCTAGAATTAGCGTGATATCCTTCTTGTCAAAGTCAACTGCTTGAGTTACGTTACCGATACTTAAAAAATTCCGAAGAGTGATATTTTTAATTGTTATCATAGATTGTTATAGATGTCCAAAAGAATTTTCTTGTCGAAGTTTTTGCTTTCGATTGCGTTGATTTGGTCAATTACGATTTGATCAACCGACTCAAACTTGAGTCCATCTGCGTTTTGTCCTTGCTCAATGCCCTCACCTTTGATAGGAATAAGAGTCATTTCACGTAATTTGTATTCTGGGATAAAAGTTTCTCTCAAAAAGTTAGCCTCTTCATAGCTAATTTCAATGTCTAAATGAACACGTACATGACTGTCAATTAATAGATGACCTTCAGGGTTTTCTAAAATTTCTGACAATTTGTATACACGATAAATCGGTTGTCTTGGCCAAGATTTGAAAACAGGTTCTTGACCCCATTCTAAAATCATCATACCACGAGCATCGTCACCGGCATCTGCATAGTTATGAGGGAAAGCATTACCAACATACCATACGTTACCTTTAGCCTGACGTTTGTGAAAATGTCCGCTGAATACTTTATCAAATCCAGTCATGTGTGTAACGTTTAGTTCACCGTGATCTGGCATTTCTACCATGGCATTCATGAAAAAGTTGGGTAGTTCAAAATGACCAAACAAGTACTTACCCGACATTTTTTGAAGTTTTTTATAGTCTTCACCTACTAACCACGGCGCAATAACGACTTGTCCTTCATTGAAGAAATCATTAATAATTTTAACGTTGGTGAGATGTTTCGCCCATTCAACGCTATGAATGTCGCGGCGGTCACGATAGTACAAATCGTGATTGCCAGGGATAAAGTAGACAGTATCGAATGCAGCATTTAATTTCTCCAGTGCTTGTAGACCAAATTGAAGTGTTTGTATATTGATACTTGATCGGTGATGATTCCAATCACCCAAAAAGAAACAAGTTTCACAACCTTCTTTCTTTGCGGTTGTGATAAACCAATCTACAAAATTAGCACAATCTTGGTTATGTTGTATGCTGTTGCTTTTAAGGCCAAAGTGAATGTCAGTCATCACTGCTGCCTTTTTAAATAAATTACTCATCTATGTAGTATATGAAAATATTAGTGGGTGACGCAATGCTGTTGGTTAAATTATTCTTCGTAAGATCCTGAACTGATACCTTGTCTGGACCAACTAGGATTCAACCCGTTCAATTCTAAAATGTCATCACGTATGTTTTGGTTACGTTTCTCAGTGTTTAAAACACGACAGAAACTATTAGTAATCGCAGCCGTATAATAAGCAAATGGGTTGGCTGACTTGGCTTCGTTGAATCGTAAACCAACATATGTTAATTGTAGAATAGCTGAGTTACGCATTTCATCGTTGTAGGTGTAGCCTCGCCAATTGTACTTCATTGCATATTTTTCACACATCATAATATACATTTTGGCTAATTTGTTCGTGATTTGACCATGATCTTTGCTGAACTCCCCGTCAATCAGATCACCTTTCCAATGACTCTTGCCCACACAAATTAAAGATCCATTATTATCTATTTTGTAATGTTGGAAAGGGGGGAAATTAACTTTGACATGAACCATATCATCAATTTCTTTCGCAGTAGTTGGGTCTTCCAAGTCTTCAAAAATTTCGTCAATGTCGTCTTCAAATTCAAATATATCTTTGGCAGTTTTCTTTTTATCTACTTTTCTAGGTTGTTTGGGTGCTACTGGAACATGCTCCCAAGTCATAACTCTAAAAACAAGATCGGTTATTGGAATAGACAATGGCTCAATCGAACCCTTGGACAAACCCTGCTCAGCTTCTAACCTAGCTGCTTGGTTTTCTCTGGCTTCCTGTAAAATTTCTGGTTTAAGAATGTATTCAAACGATTTTTCTAATGATTCTTCTGGCATGTCTACGATGAAATCGTATCTATGATCTTCAGGGGTTCTATATTTACAATATGTGTTTTTACTAGAATGTATCTCTTTAAGAATATCTTTGTTATTTAAATAATTGACTGGTTTTTTAGAAGGTAGGCTCATAATTTTCCGTAGTTATGTTGTGATTATTGTAATACTTTTATGTGCAGAATTGCAAGTATTGTGGTAAAAAACGGGTGTTTTTGATACGATAAATATATTTAGTAAAGGTACATTTATGGCAGAACCATTAACAAATCCACCAGAAGTAACTAATGACCCGGAGTATGGGAACCTAGACCAAGCCATAGAAGAACAACAAGAGTTAAATGCTATAGCTGAAACTAGAAAGACACCACGAGAAATTGACAACGAAATTGAAGCAGTCACCGCATTTGACGAAGAATCGAGGTTAGCAGCAGAAGCTGCTTTTAACGAAACAGATGGTCCCACAATAAGTGACGGCATAACGTCTGTGAATCAAGTAAGATCCCGAGGTGGTGAATCACAAGCTAGCAATACTAGAGCCCAAGAAGACTGGAGACTAAGACTGAAACTGGCAAAAAATGCAAATTATTTTTATGCTAATGCTACGAGTACCGACTTACTATGGCCACTAAGAAACACCGACGGTGTTGTGTTTCCCTATACGCCTAGTATATCTTTGAACTACCGATCTAATTATGAAGTTAGTGATCTAGTCCATACAAACTATAAACAATATTTCTATAAAAATAGTTCAGTTGAAGAAATTTCTATAACTGCTGACTTTACCGCACAAGACACCGCCGAAGCCAATTATTTGCTTGCGGTAATCCACTTCTTCAAAACAGTTACTAAAATGTTTTATGGGAAAGACACTAACCCACTCAATGGCACTCCTCCCCCACTTTGTTATTTGCTAGGATATGGTCAGTTTCAATTCAGTGACCACCCTGTTTTAATATCAGGGTTTCAATACACATTACCCAATGATGTTGATTATATACGAGCCGGAAGTGTTGCTACAATTCAGGGTACTAACTTATCACCATTCAAGCAAAAGCCTTCATTTCTATCTACATTGGCACCTAGTTTAAATAGGTTATTTGGTAGCAACTTATCTAAGGGAGGTGGACCAACTACACCCGCCTTCAATCCATTGAGTAATCCTGCAGCAACATATGTACCCACAAAGATTCAGTTGATTATAAATGCTATACCGATAGTAACTAGAGGTGATATTGCAGATAACTTTAGTCTGTCTGAATATGCTAAAGGTAATTTAGTTAAGAAAGGTTATTGGTAATGGAATACCCTGCAACTAGTCCGTATTATTTTACAGAAACTTTTAGAAATCAATTTCTGGATATAATGATAAATCGTCCTATCACAATGAATCCATTAGATGAATTATGGGTCATAACTAGCACATATAATTTAAGACCTGATCTGCTGGCCTATGACTTATATGATGATAGTAAATTATGGTGGGTTTTCGCACAGAGAAATCCAAATACATTAGTCGATCCTTTGTTCGACTTTGTGACCGGGAAACAAATTTATATTCCGCAGATACAAACATTGCGTACTGATTTAGGATTCTAATATGGCACAGGCTGATAATAAAGTTTCCGACGACTCAGGTATAGACAAAAGAAATCAATCTGCATCCAATGATTTAGGAGAAGTAGTAGTTACGGCTTCACGTATTAAACCCCCACGACAGATTGATAGTGAGGCTGCTAATAGGAGATCATTTAACCCACTTAGAAATTATAGTAGCGTTACGTACATCGTTAGTTTATATGCATTGCCACCAAAAGCTCTTGCTGACTTTAACAGAATGGGTAAGTGGGATACTTCTAAAATGGAATTATTGATACAAACTGGCGGTATAAATCCTGAAAAAGGTCAAGTCAGAAACAGATTTTTTAATTATGATTTTACGATTGATGATTTAGAGATACACACTCTAATCAACACAAAAGAAACACAATACGCCTCTAATGCCATCGACTTTAAATTTAAAGTGTATGAACCATATTCTATGACTTTTGTTACACGTTTAGCTGAAGTTCAGAAACAACTTAGTGCAGAATTAGGATTGCAAATTGAACAACCAACCAAGGCGCTAGCGGCACCGTTGTTACTAGTTGTGAAATTTTACGGGTATGATAAAGATGGTAACATAGTTAACACATCCGGAACTACATCGGCTCCACTTGCTACTAATTCTGGCAACGGTGCATTTGAAAGAGCGTTCCCAATTTTTATAAACAAACTAACATTTAAACTAGAAAACAGAACTACAGTATACGATATCAATGCTAAAAGTGTTAATATGCAAACAGCGTTTGGTTTAAAGCGCGGTATTATAGACGGTGATACTGATATAAACGCCGAGACGGTTGAAGATGCAGTTAAACAATTACTTGAAACTTTTAATAAAAAACAACAAGAACTTAGTTCAGGCCCAAACAGAAAACAAGAAATACCCGACGAATACAGTTATAAAATTTTGAGTCCATTGATTGCTGAAGCATTTGTTACGGATCAAGGAGAAGTTAAATCAAGAACTGGTATGCTACCTGTAAAAAGTTCCGTAGACTCAAATGTTAAAAACAGTGCTAAATCATATCCTGTTAATCGTGCTAAACGAAACATACACTTTGCCTCCGGTACACCTATATTAAAAGCGTTAGATGCGATTATTGCACAAAGTACTTTTATTGGGGATAGTTTAGTTGTGATTGACGAAGAAGCAGATCCTGCACAAGAAGGTGACAAAACTGCGTATACCAATCCTAATCCAAAACAACTATACTGGTATAACATCACACCTCAAGTTATTATGAAGGAACAACATGATAACATCAGAAATGATTACGCATACAAAGTTGAGTACATTATCCAACCATATAGAATCCCATATGTAAAAACAGTCAGTGCAAATAATTTCACAAGTTATCCAGGACCACACAAAGAATATAATTATTTCTACACAGGAGAAAACACTGAAATTATAAACTATGAGCAACAGTATAATTTGTTATATTATTTGGCTGCAAGTAGTACAACTGATGCTCCTATAAAAAATAATGATCCTGCAGTTAGCTCTGCTGCTAAACCAGTAACCGGTGCATCTCCGTTAGCTAAAGAATCTAATAAGAATGAAGTTGTAGGTAATATTATGACCTTCTTGTACAGCCCAGGAGATCAGATAAAAGCACAAATAAGAATTTTAGGTGACCCTGATTATTTGATGCCATCTATTGCTACGCCCTCTATTATCACTGAAGCTGACAGATTTTACGGACCCGATTTCACAATCAATCCTAATTCAGGGCAAGTTTTTATAGAGATCGAATTTAATCAAGTGGAAGATTACGGGTCTATTCCTGATGGTAGATTAGGTAGAGAAAAAATTAATGATGGATTATTGAATCCAAACGGTGATATACAGTTTTGGGATTATCCCAGAGATGTTAAATCACTGGCTCAAAATAAAGTAATTTATATTGTTACTCAAGTAATTAGTAAATTTAGTAGGGGCACTTTCACACAGGATTTAAAAACTATTTTACCTAGTTTCCCGTCACTCAATTCTAGTCCCAATAAAGTTGATACCCAACGAGAAGTGACTGCGAGTGCCACCGCTAGACCTATAACCAGTGCAGAATTTCAAAGAACTGATAAAGATACTAGACCTGTACCATTACCCGGCAAATTATTAAGTGGTAAACCTAATTTAGCTCCGGCATCTCCCGATGACCCTGGGCAGAGAAGGCTAGTGGATATAGTAAATAACGAGGGAAGACCTGTATTGTTTAACCCAAATGATGTGGACCCGAGAACGTTGTTACCGAGAAGAAGATAAACTGAGTAGATACAATGAGTGAAGACTATATTAATCAAAGTGGAAAAGTAAAAACTTATGCAGATGACCGCGGTGGTTCGACTCTGTATTCCAATCCTATAATAGGCATAGTTAAAAACAATATTGACTTATTGAAGTCAGGTAAGATTCAAGTTTATCTAAAACGTCAAAACTTACCCAATCAAGACAATCCGTCGTATTGGACTACTGTTAGCTACATGAGCCCTTTCTTTGGATATACCCCAAATACAGGTAGTCCTAATGCGCCAGGTGATTACGTAGGCAACCCGAACAGTTATGGCTTTTGGGCCACCCCGCCTGATATTGGAACTGAAGTTGTATGTATTTTTATTAACGGTGACCCTAACTTTGGTTATTATATCGGGTGCATTCCGCAACCTGCATTAACTCATATGGTTCCTGCTACTGCTCCCGGAAGTAAAAATGTCATACCCAATGAAGGCGAATCAGTGGGTTACGGTGGCGCCAGTGTATTACCAGTAACTGAGTTTAATAACGCAAATGCAGAACAAGACAACAGTCCGGTAGTAACACAATCGCCTAGACCAATACACAGTTACCAAGCAGCTATATTAAATGCGCAGGGCTTAATTCGTGACACTGATCGAGGAGTAATCAGTAGTTCTAGCATGAGAGAAAGTCCAAGTAGAGTTTTTGGTATGAGCACTCCAGGAAGACCCATTTATGAAGGTGGTTATTCTGACGAAACTATTTCTAATGCTGTTTCCGCAGAAGGTCAAGCACAAAATTATAAAGTAATAGGTAGACGAGGCGGCCATAGTATTGTTTTAGATGATGGTGATTTAGAAGGAAGAGATCAGTTAACAAGGATAAGAACAGCGGGCGGTCATATGATAATGATGAACGATTATGCACAAACGTTGTTCATCATTCATGCTAACGGTTCTAGCTATATTGAATTAGGTAAAGAGGGTACGATTGACATGTACTCAACTAACTCAGTTAATATTCGCACACAAGGTGACTTGAACCTACATGCAGACAACAATATCAATATCAACGCAGCAAAAGATTTAAACATATCTGGAAAGAACGTTCATATTGAAAGTTTAGAAGAAACAACACAATATGTGGGTAAAGATTTTAAACAAAACACTCAAGGTAATCATGGAGTTAAAGTTGACGGCAAAATGTCATTTGCTAGCGCAGGCGATAGCATGATTAAGAGTGGTGGTTCAAACTATTTAAAAGGTGGCCCGAACATTTATCTCAATACAGGGGAAAGCTCACTGCAACCCGAAAAAGTAAAACAGCTTCCGATAGTAGCTCATACCGACACACTACGAGATCAAGAAAAGGGATATATACCCGCACCTGGTAAATTACCAAGTATTGTGACGAGAGCTCCTGCACATATGCCATGGTTAAATGCAAATCAGGGTGTAGATGTTAAAACTAATTTAAGTGCAGATGCAAATTTACCCGCAGCTCCATCTAGAAATCTACAACAGACAAATAATTCTGTTAGTACAACTAACATCACACCTACAACCCCTGCACTAACAGCAACTGTACCACAAAGTGTTAACTCTGATAGTGAGAGTGGAACAAGTGCGTTAGTTTCTCAAGCTGCTGTAGCTGCATCTGTGGGACCGGCTGCTACAGCAGTCGCTTCAGGAGCAGGCATTGTGTCAGTAAATGGCATTAATACTGCATCTATAGGTTCTTTGGGTTTGAATCCAGCCCAACTAGAAAAAGCAGGCATAATCAAAGCAGGAAGTTCTGTTGCAGTAAATGCGTTGATTCAACAAGGTAAACCGTTATCAGCAGCTTTACCAAACAATGTGTTTACTGGTAAGGATGGCATCAGAACATTAAGTCAATTTGTTGGTAGTTCAGATGCACAAGCAAAAACTATGGAATCGTTGTTAGACCAGGGAAAAACTGACTTAGTTAATGCTAACTTAATTTCCGGAAAAGAAAGTTTAACACAAACAGGCGGAGTTATTTTAGCCTCTGCAATGAAAGGTACTGCAGCAGTAGCAGAGTTTATGAAACAAACATCATCTGGTGCAGTTAATGTTCCAAATGTGACGACAGCCGCAGCTAATTTAAACAATACAATAAGCGGGTCGATAGAATCGTTAGTCAAGTCCGGTAACTTTGCAGCAAATCTATCTGATAAAGCAACCGGAACTTTAGGTGGTGTTGATGTAGGTGATAGCCTTAAAGGCGCCGCTGCAGGAGCATTTGCGAAAATTAAAGACACTTATAAAAACCTCAAAGCAAATGTACCTCAAATACTTTCAGGTCCTGCTACTTCGTCTGATGTTGCACAAGAATCTGATTCTAGGCTTCCGATACCCGGCGGTGAAGGTGCAGTTTCTAATATAGTAAAAGCAGGCGGGGAAAGCATTTCAGGTGCGTTGGGTTCTAAGACTCTTTCTGACAGTATTAAGAATATTGCTTCAGGCATCAGCGCAGGACTCAATGGAATAAAATCTAAACTAACAGCAATTACGCCATCATTAACTAGTAAAGGAGATCTTACTAGTTCAGTAACTTCGGGGCTACCTAAGAATATTTCTTCTGATTTACAGGGTGCAATTGCTTCTTTAGGCTCAGGTGGAAATATTAAAGCACCTACTGTTGCGTTAGATACAAATGATATCGGTGGCCTAATAGAGCAAAGTAAAAATCTATTAGGAAATCCAAAGATTCCACCGTTGAACTTCGGTAAATCAAGTGTAGTGAGTGCAAACAGTGCTACCGCACAAGAATATGATACTTTAAGTAGACAATTGGCTGAGTTAGACGATGCTAAATTTGATGAAAGAAGAAAATATCTAGATGCAATTCGAGAATTTGGCAAAGACGCTGGAGAAACACTGACAGCAAAGGCCACTTACGAAAATACGCTAAAAGAAATAGAAATTTTACGTGAGAAGTTGGCTACATTAGCAACAAGTAGCTAAATATTATTAGGTGAACTTATGGCAAAATATATTGGTTTTAGTACACAAGGGTTAGATGAAGTACGTAGGACTCAGACTACCTCGGGTGTTGATGGCGGAGCAGGTTCTATCACAAATCCTGTAAATCCTACGAGAAAGTTCAGATTACTAGACCAAGAACTAGTTATACGTGACCTTCTAAATGCATTGAACACCCCACAAGGGCAGTTACCTGGAAAACCTGAATATGGTACTAACATTTGGAACTTTATATTCGAACCAAACGTTTTTGACGTTCAAACACAATTAGAAGAAGAACTCAAAAGAGTAATAAGTTTAGATCCTAGATTGATATTAAACTATGTCACTTGTTACCCTACAGAAAATGGAATTCTAATCGAATTAGAAATTGCTGTGTCATTGTTCAACGATCCTATACAACTTTCAATACTGTTTGATAAGACAACTTCAACCGCACTCTCATCTTAAAAACACGGTTTTTTCTTGTGATAAATACATTATTGAGAGATAATAGTATGGCCACAAGTTCAAGACAAACAAATATTTTTGGTGTAAACGATTGGAAAACAATCTACAAAAACTATAGTCAAGCTGACTTTCAGAGTTATGATTTTGAAACTATCAGAAAAACTTTTGTAGATTACCTTCGAACCTACTATCCAGAAACGTTTAACGATTATATCGAGTCTAGCGAATATGTAGCACTCTTAGACGTAATTGCCTATATGGGGCAAGCGTTAGCGTTCCGCGGAGACTTAAACACCCGTGAAAATTTCATCGATACTGCTGAGCGTAGAGATTCTGTTATCAAGTTAGCTAATTTAGTTGGTTATACCCCTAAAAGAAATATTGCAGGCCAAGGATATTTGAAAGTATCTAGCATCTCTACAACTGAACAAATTAGAGACATTAACAATCTCAATTTAAGTAATCTTACTATTCTCTGGAATGATCCTGCAAATCCAAATTGGCAACAGCAATTCAACACCATTATTAATGCAGCATTAATCGACTCTCAAAAATTCGGTAGTCCCGGCAACACTAAGACAGTATTAGGTGTAAAGACTGACGAATATAGCATTGCTTTACCTGCAGGAGCTTCTCCTACAGTTCCATTTACTGCGACTGTTGACAATATTCCCATGTCATTTGAGGGAGTCAGTGTAACTACGGTTGACAGCGAAGATGTTCGTGAAGTAAGTCCAGGTATCGCTACTACGTTTAATTTATTATATAGAAATGATAAGTTGGGGTTTGGAAGTCCAAATACAGGATTTTTTATGTACTTTAAACAAGGTACATTACAAACTTTTGATTTCTTACTAGAAGAACAAATATCAAATCAATCGGTCGCTATCAATATTGAAGGTATCAACAACACAGATACTTGGTTATATCAAACTAATAGCACAACCGGTGAGTTTATTGAATGGATAAAAGTTGACAGTGTTTATGCTAGCTCTAACTTACAAAGACTAACATCAAACAAAAAATTATTCAGCGTCAATTCAAGATCCAACGATCAAGTAAGTTATATTTTTGGTGACGGTGTTTTTAGTGAAATTCCTGTAGGAAGCTTCACATCGTATGTACGCTCTAGTAACGGGCTATCATATGTAATTGACCCTAGTGAATTCCAAAATCTAATAGTTAATCTAAACTATGTTAGCAGAAGAGGCAGAGTAGAAACATTAACTATGGCATTAACACTAGAATTACCTGTTTCAACAGCACAGGCACGAGAAAGTTTAGCTGATATTAAACTTCGTGCTCCGCAAAGATATTACACACAAAACAGAATGGTCAACGGTGAAGACTATAATAACTTCCCGTTTACTTTGTATAGTTCTATTATAAAATCTAAAGCAATAAATCGCACTAGTATAGGAGTAAGTCGCAATTATGATTTACTTGATCCCAGCGGAAAGTATTCTAGTACAAATGATTTTGCAGACGATGGTGCCTTATACCAAGAGTTGAATGATGGTTTCACGTTTTTTGTAGCAAATACGACAAATGATATTATTAACTTTTTAAGTGAATATCTACCAAACGTGTTGGGCGACAACCGCTCATATCAATACTATACTCAATTTTATTCTAGAAAATTAATAAATGACGCAAGCGGCGACGGCACAATCACGTGGAATCAATCTACGAATGACGGTGGACAAAGTACTGGTTATTTTTATAACACATCAAACATTCCAGTAAACATTGGTATTTATGGTTCTAATAACTTGAGATATGTAACAGTTGGTTCTATGATTTCGTTTACAGCGCCACCTGGGTATTACTTTGATCCAGTTGATAATCGTCTTATTGCAGGCTTACCTACATCTAGTGATGTAACATCAATATGGACAACTGTGTCTGAAGTTATAGGCGATGGGTCTAATTCAGGTGAGGGCAATTTAAGTAACGACTCTGGTCCTGTTATTTTAAACAATACTATACCTGACGGTGCAATTCTAACCGTAGTGATTCCTAGTTTTAGTAATACTCTAAGCAACGCATTAGTACAAGAATGCACAACTAAAATAAGACTAAATCAAAATTTCTCTTTGGTCTACAATAATTCTTTACTGATTAATCAAGAACGTTGGTCAACCAGTTCGTATTCTGATCTACAATATTTTGTAAAATTTCAAAGTGTAGGCATAGGCAGGTACTTAGTATCTTGGAGAAAGCTAACATATTACTTTGGTAGTGTAAGTGACGTTAGATTCTCATTTGATAGAGACAAAATCATTTATGATCCAGCATCCGGTAAGTTGATGCAAGATTATATTTCTGTATTGAAATCAAACTCACAACCTTCTAGTAATAGTCCATTGCCTAAAGACTTTAGGCTAAGTGTAGTTGGGCAGCTATTAGAATCTGATGGATATGTTGATGACTATTCTGTTGAGGTAAGTAATGGATACATAACCGATGTAGGAACTTTCAAAGATCCTGATTTCTTTTTAAATTTAGTTGGTTATGTAAACAATACTCGAAACACCAAATATTTTACTTTCTTTAGAAAATTAACAGACGCTAATTTATTGACTCGTTTCGAAATTGTTCCTACGAATGACATTGTGTATGGATACGGGACTCAAGCAGATATTGCGTTAGTAAAATACGAATATAGAGTAGGTCAGGTATTTTATGCAGTGCTTGAAAATAATTTCTATAGATCAGTTAATGATGCTACATCTGCAAATATAGTAAATTTAGAATTGTTAAATAACTATGTAGCTAGAACAGGTAGACAAGGGTTCTATTTCCAGTACAAACATATTTCAAGCGAAACAACTCGTATTGATCCTGGAACTACAAACATTATTGATTTATATATTTTGACATCTGCATATTATACTCAATATACTAACTGGTTACGTGACGCAACCGGTACAGTTGCGGAACCTGCAAAACCAACTATTAATGAATTAACGCAAACATATTATAAAGTCAATGAGTATAAAATGTTGAGCGATAGTTTAGTTGTCAATAGCGCAAAGTTCAAACCGTTATTTGGTGATAAAGCGCCACCTGAGCTACAAGCAACGATTAAGGTAATCAAATCAAGTACTACCACTGCTAGCGACAATGAAATACGTAGCGCAGTGTTAACAGAAATTAACAATTACTTTAGTATAGATAATTGGGATTTTGGTGACACGTTCTATTTTAGTGAATTAGCAGCATATCTTCACAATCAAATCGGAGATTTGATTAGCTCTGCTGTTTTAGTACCCAACGATCCTCAACTATCTTTCGGTGATTTATACGAAATACATTCTACCCCTTATGAAATTTTTGCAAGTGCAGCACAAGGGTCAGACATTGTAGTAATCGCAGCATTGACTCCCGCAGAGTTACAACCAAACAGTTAAATTATAGGCATAACAAATGGTAACAAGAGTTCGAACAATTGATTTTCTTCCAGAAGTTTTTAAGACAAAATCAAACAGTCAATTTTTAAAGGGGTCGCTAGATCAACTAGTTCAGCAGCCTGACTTTAAAAGAATTCAAGGATACATAGGCAGTAAATTCGGTTATGGAATTAATGCACGTGACAAATATCTAGTTGAACCTACGAAAGTGCGTTCAGATTATCAACTAGAACCTGCAGTAATATTTAAAAAGACCAATACAAATACTGCTGTAGATTTACTAACTTATCCTGGATTGACAGATACTCTAACATTGCAGGGTTCAAATGTAACAAATGATTCAGAATTGTTTAATAATGAATTTTATTCTTGGGATAGTTTTGTAAATCTAGATACATTGGTTAACTACGCACAGTATTATTGGTTACCAAACGGACCTGATGCAGTTCAAGTTACTAATACTAGTTTCTTTGATAGATTAAGTCTTATAGTGACGCAAGGTTCTGCGGGATATGTAATTACTAGTCCTACGACAGTAATTGAAGGTGTCAACCCTACTCTTACTTTAATTAGAGGTGGCACATATACATTTGCAGTTAATCAAACTGATGATTTTTGGATTCAATCAGAACCCGGCACGTCTGGCAAAAACATAACACGATCTAATTTTAGTACAAGAGAAGTTTTAGGAGTTGAAAACAATGGCATCTCTGAAGGAACAATTACTTTTACAGTTCCAATGTCAACAGCTCAAGATACTTGGTTGTTCCCTAATTCAATTGATATCGACTTAGCAACTACTTTAAAATGGGAAGAATTACAGGGCCTTCCTATAACCAGTAATACAAAAATCGACGGGTTAGCAGTTCAATCACTAATCGGTAAAACTGTTATATTTTACGGCACAACACCTGGTACATTAGGTGCATATAATGATTTCTACGGTGATAGTTATGATGATGACGATTACTCAGAAACAACTTACACCGATATTACAAAACATTATTATACTATCACTGCTGCAGGTAACGTTGATTCACCTGTACTGAACCTAACAGAAACAGGTTTAATACCAGACAACACTTCTTTAAATATATTGTATGGCACAGAATACAGTGGTAGACAGTTTGTAAAAAACTCATATGCAGAAATAGTTTTAATACCTTACTTAACTGCACCATTAGATGTATTGTGGTATCAAAGTAGTAATAATCCTAACCTAGTAGGTAGAATTGAATTAGTTGATCCTATAACATTGCCTATTATTAATATCTTAGACATTTTAGGTAAAAAAACATACGTTAGCCCTAATAATGTAACATTTACTAATGGGCTAAAAGTCACATTTGTCGGTAACATTGTTCCCGTAGAATATGCAACAGGTAGCTATTATGTTGAGGGAGTGGGATCTGCTATTGAGTTAATACCTACTGAATTCTTCGATAATCCTCCTATTACAGAAGCTACAACACCGGACTACATCACTATTGCACGAAATAGTTTTGATAAAAATGAATGGTCACGTAGCAATCGTTGGTTCCATATCGATGTATTGAATGCAACAATTGCATATAATGTTACTAGTCCTATTGCTTTAGAGGCTTTGGGTAATGTAAACAATCGTGCCAAGAGACCTATAATTGAATTTTATCCAAATTTAAAACTTTACAATTCTGGAACACTAAATCGTGAAAACGTGAAGTACATTAATTTTACTGTAACTGATGCATTTACGCAAGTAGCAGGAACTACAAGTTTTTATCCTGACGGTAGCACTGCACTAGTCAGTGGAGACACTATTATTTTTGCAGGTGACAATTCTGTTGATGTAAGAAATAAAATTTATGTAGCGCAAGTATCAACAGTATCACCATCTACTCCTCCAGTGATCACCTTGAGTGAGTCACCTAACGGACAAGTTCAATTCGATCAACAAGTAACTGTTACGTCTGGTACAACATACAAACAAAAATCATTTTATTTTGATGGGTTGAATTGGAAGCAAAGTCAAACAAAAGAAAGAAAAAATCAACCGCCTTTGTTTGATGTTTTCGACAAAAACAATAACAGTTTTGGAGATACTGAGTATTATCCTAGTACAACATTCAATGGATGTACACTGTTTGAGTATGCAACGGGATCAGGTGCAGATGATGCCGTTTTGGGATTCCCTATTAAGTACACATCAGGCAATCAGTTTGGTGACATTGTTTTCAATGCGTCACTCAATACACAAACTTTTGAATATTTAGATAACTTTACTGATACTACTTTAAATGTTGGTTCTGGTTTTGTTTTCAAATATGAAACTAGAGATAAGTTCACACGCAACATCGGATGGCAAACAACAGTTGATGAAAGTTTTCAATATCAAGTTTTCAACAAAGTTTCTACAGAGATTTCTAACTCACGATTTATTTGTGATGTTAAAGTAAATGATCCACAATCTACTGCTTGGCCAACTATTGTAGTTTATGCAAATAATTCTAGATTAGATTCATCTAAGTATACCGTTTCTACATCTACTAATAGTACAACTATAACTCTCGTGGATGACATTGTTCTTGGATCACCTGTTGATATTTTAATTTATAGTGATCAAGTAAGCTCTGAGGGTTATTACCAAGTACCGTTTAACCTAGATCGCAACCCATTCAATGGTGAAATCGAACAAATTCCTTTAGGTGACATTCGTGGTCATTACAAGAGTATTTTAAACAATGCTCCTGGTGTAACTGGTATAGCGTTTGGAGCCAACAATTATAGAGATTTAGGTAATCTAATTCCTTATGGTACAAAAATAATTCAAAATAGTGCAAGCATCGTAAGTTCTGGTATGTTCTTACGAAACATATACAATTTCTTTGATAGCTTGGCTTATAATTCTGTTCAATATACACAGTTTAAAACATTATTAGTAGACTTAGTTGTCACCAATGATTATACAAGTATGGATAGTACAGAGTTTGTACTAGACGACATTTTAGAAAAAGTAGCTAGTGTCAAATCAGATACAAATCCGTTTTTCTGGAGTGACATGATTCCTAATAAGGATTCATTCTCTACAAAAAGTTACGTATTCAAATCATCAATTGATAATAGTAGATTTACACTTTCTCGTGTATATGATTTTACATCAGCAAACTACTACGGAGTGTTAGTTTACTTAACCCGCCGCGTGAATGGCCTCATGCAGCAGACACAGTTATTGAAGGATATAGATTATACTATTTCATCTACTGAAAATATTCTTACAGTCACAAAAGATTTACAATCCGGTGATTTAATTACGATTAAAGAATATGATCAAACGTATGGAAGCTATGTTCCAAATACCCCAACTAAATTAGGTTTATATCCCAAGTATATTCCTGAAGTGATCTATGATGATTCTTATAGATATCCTACATACTTCATTCAAGGACACGATGGCTCCTTTAATAAATTATACGGTACTTATGAAAATGGAGTACTAAATGATTTACGTGATCGTGTTTTGTTAGAGTTTGAGAAACGAGTATTCAACAACTTGAAAACTAGTAATGCGATTCCTTTAACTTATGACGAAATCGTTCCTGGTCAATTTAGAAACGTTGGGTACACATTAGAGGAATACAACACAATGTATTCTAGTATGTTCTTAAATTGGGCTGGCGCTAACCGTATCGATTATCAAGAACATGACTATCAATCTACTAATCCATATACATTTAACTACAGGGGAGCTTCCTACAAATTCAACTCCAAAAAAATAGCTCAAGGTAGCTGGAGAGGAATATACTTGTGGCTATATGACACTATATATCCAGACACAAAACCATGGGAAATGTTAGGGTTCACTATTAAACCAGAATGGTGGGATACAAGATATGGTGTTGCTCCTTATACTAGTGGTAACACGTTCATGTGGCAAGACATTGAGAATGGATACGTTTGGAACAACGGTAACCCTTATATTAACACTCAAAGAACAAGACCGGGTTTATTGTCGATATTGCCAGTAGATAGTAACGGAGATTTAAAGTCACCGTTCGATTTTCTAATAGGAAGTTATGATGCTGATAACTTCGGTAATCCATGGATTTTGGGCGATGACGGTCCAGCCGAATACAGTTATTTAAAGAGTAGTACATGGCCATTTGATTTGATGCGCCTTGCTGCTTTAACTAATCCAGCTAAGTTTTTTGCTTTGGGAATCGATGTAGACAAATACAAATATGACAGTGAGTTCGGACAATATTTGTTTAATGGTCGATACAGAGATTACTTGTCACTAACATCTATCTACGGTAACGGTGTCGCTGCACATAGTTACATGAATTGGTTCATTGATTACGTAAATCAGTATGAAGTAAATGGCACTGACTATGTTACTAATTTAATTGGAAACTTAGATGTTAGATTAACATATCGTCTAGCTGGATTTAGTGATAAAGATTTATTAGATTTCTTTGTTGAGAAGGGAAGTACATTAAGTAGCAATAATTCTCTATTGATTCCAGAAGATAATTACTCGATACTATTGTATGATAACCAGCCTACCGATACTATCATTTATAGTTCTATAATAGTTCAAAAAACAACTAATGGCTATCGTGTATACGGCAACAGCCAAACAAAAACTTACTTCAAATCCTTTATTCCAAGCAGTAACGGGATGACAACTGAGTTTACAGTAAACAATAATACAATTTATGTACCTAAGAATTACGTTGATAAAAGTGTTATTATTCCTTATGGTCACGAATTCAGTAATGTTACTGAGTTAGCTACTTTTATTAGAGGGTATGGTTTATACTTAGCGTCACAAGGACTTAAATTCACTGATATTGAAAACGGTATAGAATTATCATGGGATCAAATGATCTATGAAACGTATTATTGGACATTAACAGGATGGGAAGTAGGAAGTACAATAAATGTCAACCCATCAGCTAGAAATATTATTATTGACAAAGAAAGTCACGTTGTTCAACCATTAACGATTGCAAAAGACAATTTTGTACTAAATCAAAACTTGTTACCAATCAACTTAAATGATCTTTATGTTTATCGTGACGGTACTTACTTCAACGTTAAATCGTTGAATCAAGGTGATAGTCTATCATTTATCACTGCAAACACTAGTACCATTGAACACGTTGTCGTATTTGACAATGAAACTATTTTCAATGACGTAATTTATAACCTTACCACCGGTCTAAGACAACAGCGTATGTATGTTAAAGGATCTAAAACCGCTGAATGGAATGGTACAGTTAATGCTGCAGGTTTTATCATTAACCAAGATAACATCCAAGAATGGCAACAAAATACAAAATACACTAAAGGTACTATTGTTAAATTCAAGAATGATTACTATATCGCTAACGAAGTGGTAATTATCCCTAGTCCTACTTTTGATTATACTAAGTGGTTAAAAACTTCTTACGACATGATTCAAAAGGGCTTATTGCCTAATCCAAGTACACGTGCATATGAAAGCACATTGTACTATGACACAACTAACCCCAATTTAGAATCAGATGCTGATTTATTAGCATTTTCTTTGATTGGTTTTAGACCTAGACAATATTTTGCTCAAGCTAACCTAGACGATGCAACACAGGTAAACTTGTACAAGAATATGATTGAGGTTAAAGGAACTGTTAGCGGAGTAACGCAGCTTGAAGGAATTAATCTACAAGAAAATACATTAAATTATGATGTACACGAAAACTGGGCTATTAAAGTTACTGAGTTTGGCGGTATATTGAATCAAAACTTCATAGAAATCACACTTGATGAAACTGCATTAACTGGCAACCCTAGTATTGCTTCTATAGTTGATAGAAATACAGTAGAAGGAACACAACAAGCTATACCATTATATAATATCAAAAATTATGGCAGACCAGTAACATCAGTAGATATCCTTCCTACTATCCCACAAGGACGTAATACTAGATTACCCTCAGCAGGTTATGTGAACCTAAACGATATTACTCAATATGGATACAATGTAAGTAATTTACCAGATGCATTAATTAACGAAGTATATAGAAATGATTACTTGTATGTTGCCGACAAAGGCAGTACCTGGCAAGTCTATACTCCGGTATCAACTAACGCACAAGTAATCAGTGTAGTTAATAATTTGAATGGCACTGTTACTGTTGAGTTTGATAAAAACCATAACTTATACAAAAATCAAGTTATGGGTATACTAGGATTCGATAGTCGAATTGATGGATATCATACTGTTATAGATGTAATTGGTTTACAGTCATTGACTGTTTCATTGACACTTGATCCGGGCGTTACTGTTATAAACGGTGCAGGTATAAGTTTCTTGTTACAAAGTCAGAGAGTTGTTACAGCTAGAGATATTCCTAGTCTACCGCTTTTAAATTCAGAGTATTCTACAAATAAAGTATGGGTAGATAGTAACGTTGACGGTAATTGGACAGTTTATGAAAAAACTAACAATTACGCAAATGTGCCATTTGCTAAATCAGGAGGAATGATAACAGAAACATTTGGAACAAGTGTTGCGTATATTCCTGACTTTGGATATCTAGTAGGTGATAGTGCTGCTGGAAAAGTTTATGTGTTTGTACAGGCTGATAACGGAAGTTTCTTCTTAAAAGATACTATGTCATATCCTGGTACTACATTTGGCACAGTAATTGCATACAGTGAACAATTGGTTGTAATTACTGCACCGGGTCCAGCCCTAGGGATCAGTCAAATTTATATTTACAGAATACCAACTACCAACAGTATCAATGGTTTGACACTACAACAAGTAATTACATTTGGTGGCACTATAGGTAAGAGTGTAACTATCTCACAAGATAGTAACTTATTGTATTTAGGAAGTGAAGATAACAACCTAGTTGTAATATTCCAATTAGATCGTGTTCCAACTCACACTGGTTCAGGACTTAGTTTAGCGGCGGCTACTCAGGTCAGAAGCAAACAGTTTATATGTTCCGGTAATGTAGGTAACTTAATAACTGAAGGACAGCGTGTAAGTTTCTCAACAGCTTATACTAATTTAGGAGTAACAACTTATTACCCTATAACTGAATTCATGAATGAATTTAAAGTCTTGGGTAACCAAACAGGATTATTATCCTATGGTGATCAAGTGACGTTTAATACATCTGGAACCGGTAGCACAATTGCATACACAATTGGTTCTTTCTATGTTGATGAAGGTCTAACATTAAATATCACCGGCGCTGCAGGCAATGGCACCTTTGCTGCGGTATCTTATGCAGCACAAGCAGTTGCACCTTTCCAAATAGGAGAGAAAATTATAATCTCCGGTATGACACCGGCAGCGTACAATGGAACTCATACCGTAGTAGCTTGTACTACAACTCAAGTCACCTTTGCATCAACTGCGACTGGACCAATGACAGTTGCAGGCACGGTGTCAGCACCTACAATAACTGTATTCAGTACTATAGAAAACTTTGCTACAGGAACTAATATTAATGTAGGTAACCCAATTTACAAGATTACTTTTAGCCAAGATGATGTGCATACTGTTGTAACGAGCACCTATAATTCGTCTACAAATAAAACTACTTTCTTGTTGCAAGATGAAATTAGTTATTCTACTCCATCTGGATCTAATATCTTTATAGTGTCAGATGCATTTAGTATTGGTGGTATACTATCATCAGTATTAGCCGCAGAAGACGACAAGTATGGTTTTAGCCTAACTACCAATTACGATGGTAGTAAATTGTTTGTTGGAGCACCGTACACTGATTTTAGCGAAAGTCTAACAGATACAGGTGTCGTGTTCGCATATGACAGATTGATCATAAATGTAGAAGTACAGTATGATCAAAAAGAAGGTCAACCATTCGTTATTCGTCCTCCATTCACACCTACAGACCAAACTAGAGTACTGTTAAACGGTGTATTGTTACAGAGTAATCAATATATTGTTATATTTGGTGTAATATTTATTGATGATATTGGAATGGTTGCAGGAGATATCTTAACAGTTAACAGCATTAATTTTGTGCTAACATCACAATTGTTCAGCCAAGACAATTTAAGTGATTTGCGTCAAGGTGAGTTGTTCGGGTACAGTCTTTCTTCTAACAAGTATGGTAGTGAGTTATTAGTGGGTGTACCGTTCGATGTGTCGAATAATACACAAAAAGAGGGTTCTGTAATACGTTTTACAAATGCAGGAAAGCGTTTTGGAAGAATACAAGGTGTAATAGAATGCAACCTATATGAACCGACTTACTTATTACTAAACGGTCAGATTGTTAATGCATTCTCTGAAACACCATTGCTAGCTACTATAAGTACAGGTGCAACAACATGTACTATTAGTGCATTAGCAGCCTCATACTTACCTAACTCAGGTGTTATCTCGTTTACGAATACGTTAACTGGTAGCATACAGTCAATTGCTTATACTAGTGTAAACGCTACAACAGGTGTAATAACATTTGCAGTTCCGCTACCAACTAAGAATGGGTCTTCTCAAACATTTACTGCCGGAACAACTACAGTTACATTGCCATTAGGTAACGCAGCAAATGTTGCGAATGCAATTAACAATACAAATATTGATAATATCAGAGCATTCTCAACTGAAGATAACAGACTACAAATTTTCTTATTAAAGAACAATTTAGGTCAATCTAATAACAAATTGAATTTAGGTGTGTTTAATGGTAACTTCTTAACAATGTTAGGTGTTATAGATTATGTTAAGTCACAGGTCATTCAAGACCCACATGCACAGACACATACTCAATTTGGTTATTCTGTAAAATTTAACCAAGAAGACTCGTTTGTTGTAGGAGCTCCATCTAGTGATAGATATAATTCCACTACGTTCGATGAGCAGTATGAGGACACACATAAAAACACTGTCTTTGATAATGACTTAACTATCTTTGAAGATCGTGCATTTAATGCAGGTAGTGTCTACATGTATGATTATATTGTTTCATACGATGAGAGTCTCACCAATATCGGAAATTACATTTATGCACAATCATGCAATTACACAACTAATGATTATGGTTCTTTCCCATACTATGGACAAGTTGTAGATTACAATGATGGTGTTGTTATGGTCGGCGCCCCACAGTTTAAACCGGGTGTTGAAAATGGACAAACTTGGATATTCGCTAATGACTCTATGGAACCAAATTGGCACCCATATAGAGAAAGCGATCCAATCGTTAACACAGAAAAGATTCAAAAAGCACAACTGTATGACAACGTAACTAACGAAACTCTTGTCTCTTTAGATTACATTGATCCGTTACAAGGAAAGTTATTAGGAGTAGTAGGAGAAAACTTAGATTTTGTTTCCACGACTGATCCTGCAAACTACACAGCGGTTGACATAAACAATGGAAGTGCAACTTGGTCATGGGCACAAGTAGGTAAACTATGGTTTGATACAAGCACTACTAAGTTCTTAAATTACCATCAGAACGATGTTACGTATAATAGTGAATATTGGGGTTCTGTATTCCCTGGTAGTACCGTTACTGTCTACACTTGGATCGAAAGTTTAGTATTACCGGTATTGTATGAGGGACCGGGGACAGTCTATGATTCTGGTAAGTACTCAACTGTTTATGTAACTGATAGCAATGATAACTTAGTTCCTAAATATTACTTCTGGGTAAGAGGAACTAACCAGTTATTTACTGCTGCTGGCAAAACATTGACTGACTCTATCATTGAACAGTATATTGCTAATCCTAAGAATTCAGGTATTGCATTCGTTGCTCCACTAAGACCTAATACATATGCTTTCTATAACTCTAAAGAGTATATTAATAATAAAACTACAAACTTCCACTTAGGATACAGTAGTAGTGACAACGACAATACAGGTCATCAAGAATTCCAACTAATACGCACAAACTTTACTGATGATTTCTTGTATGGGTTTGTAAACACTAGCAAAGGATATGCTGTACCCACTAGTTTATATGACAAATATATCGATAGCTTCTCAGGCACAGATGAGATGGGTGCACCTGTTCCCGATATCACTTTACCTAAGTTGATGCAATCAGGTGTTAGTGTAAGACCTAGACAAAGTTTTTACTATAATAGGCTATTAGCTCTACAAAATTACTTAGAGTATGCTAACAACGTAGTTAAGCAATATCCCATAAATGAGATGGGAAATATTACTTTCTTGTATGCACAGGGAGAATTCTATAACACACCTAACTATTGGGAAAATATTTATTGGTGGGCAGAAGGATATAGTAATACTACGAAGGCAAGGTTCGAAGTACCGATTTATAGTGATCTATTAACACTAACTCCTACAGAGGGATTAATAGTAGGTGTTGCTCAAAATCCGCAAGGCAAGAGAGAAGTATATGTATATCGTGAGTCTAAGTGGTCTAGAATCGGTCTTGAAGATGGTACTATACAATTCTTAGATTCTTTGTGGGATTACAGTAGCAATCAAATTGGGTTTGGTGAGAATTTCTTTGACAACACCCCATATGATTCATATCCTTCAGTTGAAACTCGCTATATCATTCGAGCACTTAACGAACAAATTTATGTTGGATCCCTACAACAACATAGAAATAATAGTTTAACCTTAATGTTTGAATATATTCAAAGTGAAAGTGTAGAAAACCAAAACTATTTACCATGGCTAACAAAAACCAGCTTTGTTGATGTTCATTATACCGTTAGAGAACTCACTGAAAATGAAAAATTCCAGAGAGATAATCAAACTTTATTAGAAGGATACATCAATGAACTTAAGCCGTACAGAGTTGTATTAAAAGATTTCTACTTAAAGTATAGTAAGACTGATTTATACGCAGGAGAGATAACAGACTTCGATTTACCTGCAGTTTGGAATGACACTATAGGTAGATTTGTTTCACCACAGTTGACATTTAACCAAGATAACGGTCCTTATAAATTTGGCGTAGAGAATAATATTTGGAACGAATATCAGTACAGCGATTGGTTCAATAATTACGGTACTATATTCTCAGAAATTAGTAACACGTTAGTTACCGAATTATCTGAATTTATTAGTAGCACACAAACTTACTTGTATGTTAAAAACTCTAATAGTTTACCGGTAACTGGTGTTATAAGAATAGGTGAAGAAAAAATTTCTTACGGTGGTATTTCTCAACTTGAAGGTAAACTAACTGGATTAATAAGAGGGTTTGATGATACAGTGTCCAGCTCACATACTGCTAATGCGTCGGTATATATGGATGTTCCTGCAGTTGTAGTACTTGATGCTGGTAGAGACTATGCTAGTACACCTAACGTCATTGCTTATGTTGATTTGAGTAAATATCCTCCACCAAAGAGAGAAGCTAGATTGCAAGCTGTTATGGCAGTAGACAAAGTAGCTTCAATAACTGTTGTAGATCCAGGTGAAGGTTACGTAACTACCCCATCTATTGTTATAGAATCAAGTGTGGAATATACTTCTACCAAAGACGCTATCAACTTTGTTTCTAATTTGGTTCAAGTAGAAACTACTGATCTTGCTACCGGTGAGTTAGTATATGTTTCTAGCAGTGCAGATAATGGAAGTAAGAAAATTATACCTGATGGATATTACTATATTAATGTAATTGAAATTTCATTGCTATCAGTAACAGGTACGTCCTTAGTCAGTTTCTATACCACTTTAGCAGATAGTATTAAGGGTATAAATCGAGTAGACTTTACAAACTCTGAATATATAAGTAATTCCTATACTATCACGGTGGGAATTCGAGCAAGAGCTAGAGCCACAATGGATAGCTTACAAGTTCGCTCATTAAAGCCAACTCTACGATTCGATAGAACTAGCTATCGTCCTATGATAACTCCATGGACACCTAACGAGTATTATTCTAGTCAATATATTAGTTATGGTAATGATGCTAGTTCCCCAATCAAATTGTATGACAGTTTGGTTTATGAAAATGTATCGGGAACGGTTTCCCCTGCAGGCGGAACAGGTGCTACATTTACTGTATATGTAGTAGTTACTGGTGTCGAGTACAACGTTTCAGTAGAAGACTTGGGACAAGATTATGATATAGGTGACGTAATCACTATCTTAGGAACTTCTTTGGGCGGAACTACTTCAAATAATTGCATTATTACAGTAGATGCAGTTGACGGTGACGGTGGTATAACTGATGTAAGTGTATCCGGCACACCATTCATCTCAACTGAAGGGATTTACATTAATCCTAGTTATGCAAGTTTACAAGGTGCATTGTTACCAGTAACTGATTTGTCTAGTGTTGATGGTTCTGCAGTGGTTACAGTTGATTTAAACTACAGCGGATTAAAGCCAGGCCAAATTAATAATACTTATATGTATTTCTTCACTGAGCCAACTGAAGCTAACCAAGGTATTTATGTTTACGATGATAGTTTATCAGGCGGTGCTGTGATTAGAATCAGTCGTCCTAAATTTAACCCTTCTGACCTCAGTAATCTATATGAAATATTGATCGAAGATGCTGGCTTAGGATACGCTGAGGGCAATGAAATTAGAATATCCGGAAGTTTATTAGGTGGACAGAATGGTATTAACGATGCGATTATTGTTATTACCAAAGTAAACCCTGATACTTCTATTTTCTCAGCAACTATTTCAGGCACTGCGAATGGTGATTTTGGACGTTATTATGTAAGAGTAAATTCATACGACTCCGCATTGAACCAGTGTGAAATGTCAATATTCTCTGATCAAAATTTACTAATTCCTGTTTCTTATGCATCATTCATTTGGAACGGAACTAATACAAGTTACGGATACTTACCAGAACAAATAGTAGACAATTACACATTTAATTATAACGTTGGTTCTGTTGTATCTTATGCGGGATATGTGTGGAAATGTATCAACGCAAATAATGATAGTGAATTCAACGTCAATAACTGGATAATTATATCCAGTGACAATTACATCTTAAATGCGCTTGATAGAATTGAAGCATACTATGAGCCTACTATCAATATGCCAGGAAAAGATCCTCAGCAATTGATGAAGGGTATATCATATCCTAATAACACTTATCTAGGTAATAAGTTTGCTCCTGAAGATGAAATCCCATTAGATTTCATCTTACGAAATAATACGTTCTACCCTAGAACTATTAACATCAAGGGAGTCGTATTCAATGGTAATACTGTTGTTGCAGTCGGTGACTCAACCTCTGGAAGCTCTGTATTAATATACGACAATGAAACGTCCTTGTTCTCTAACTATAATATTTCTGAAGTATCTTTGGGAATAACAGATTTATCATTCTCTAATGGTAGATATGTGTTGACTACAACAAATCAAAATCAATCAGTGTGGATCAGTGATGATGCAGTTAACTGGTTCACAGTTGGTACATATAGTCCTTATGATTTTATGGATTATGATGAATTACAATATGATTCTTCTGGTTTGGTCGTAGAAAGTTATCCTAAGAACGGCGCGCTTGCTGCCGATGAATTCTCACTAGTTACAGGAAATCAATCTATTTCTAAATCTACTGATGAAGTAGTTTGGGAAGAAATATTCAACATTCAATCTAACTTAAATCAGATACTAAAAGATATTATCTATGTAGATATTTCAGCATTCACTGGCTACATGGCATTTGGTGTCGGAGAAGAAGTTACATCTGGTGCAGGTACTGCTGCACCAGTGATAAGTAGTTGTTCCTTAATTTACACAAGTGATGACACTACTGTTTGGACAAAGCAAACTCCTACACTAAGTACATTGGGTATTTACGGTGCGGTTGCAACTACCACGTCTGTTATAGTAGTGGGAGAATCAGGGTTAATATACTCAACAACAAATATGTCTACATGGACCGCGGGAGTAATTTCAGGGTCACCCGTGACTACAAATATAAATTCTGTTGCATTTGGTAACGGTGTCTTTGTTGCAGTAGGAGATAAAACAGGTACAAGTTCTACTGATCCTGGATTAATATTACGTTCTACTAACGGCACAACTTGGACACAAGTTTCCAGTGTATTCTTTACGAATAACAACCTAAACAAGGTTACTTATGGTGAAGATGGATACTTCTATGCTGCAGGTGAAAACGCAACAATACTAAGAAGTTTGAATGGGTCAAATTGGGAAAACATGTCTAATATTCAAGTTGACGATCCTTACTATATTGTACAAGGTAATGACTTCTTGTTTGGTTACGGCCCTGAAGAATTAGTCCCTGGAATAGTAACAGACACGTTATCTATGTATGTAAGAAGTGCACCTGGTGCATATTGGGACTTGGATACCGTCACTACTATAAATCCAGATGTTCCGTATTGGTACAAGCACACTGGATTTAACATGCAGACAGTCGTTGCTAAACCTGACAATGACAATGTTGTTAGTTTTGCAGGTTTAGTAGTAAACCCAATGACATTGAGCGTATTCGTCATAGATGATGAAACTCAATTAGGTACTAGAATTTATACTGACCTAAGTTCTAATACACCGGTCACAACCAGTAGTAATCCTATAGGATACTCTATTGACTGGATAACAGAGACAATTACATTGTCTGGCGCAATTTCTGCCACTGAATCTATCATGATTGAAGTTTATGAAGTTGGTAATGGTCAAGAACTCGTGAGAGCGAATTCTAAGATTTACCCAATGAAGACAGATGGAAATGGAAAAACTATTATTGTATTTGAACAGTTGTACCAAGAAATCGTAGCAGATCCTGTAGTATTTGTTAATGGTGTAAAATTTGAATATGTTACTACATTTACGGATACAAACCAATTTACTGTAACAAACACATCTGAAAACTTCTTGATGTTGCAGTTTAATACCGCGCTCTCATCAGAAACTGACTATGTAGTGTATGCAATATTGGCAACAGGTTCTACTCTCAGAAACCGTAATCAAGTATTAAACTATAGTATTCCAGAAACACAAGTTTATGTACCTACAGGAACTGAGACAACGATTGATTTAGATTTTGATATATCGATCGGCACCAATGAAGACAATGCAATTGTTGAAGTTAATGGTGAACGCCTAATACCAGTCACTGAATATTCATTTAACACATCAACTAATCAACTTGTTTTAGTAAATTCAGTCACTAGTGACGATATTGTAGCCATTACTACTTACAATGATACTTCTAGACAATGGTTAGTAACTGATACCTACACTGGCATTTCAGTGTACCCTATAAGTTATATAGATACTTCATTGGCTGTAGCGACAATTACATTTGAAACTGATCCAGCATATAGTTCAGGGACAATGGTGTATATTAATGGCACTAACGGAACTGTAGAACTAAATAGAAACGCTTATTATGTAAAACCAGTTGAAGTGGATAGTGTCTATTATTATGAAATATACACCGATGCTGATTTATACTATCCAGTTACTGGTCACGATATCGGCACGTATACTGGTGGTGGTGTAGCAAGTGAAAGTACATTCTCAGTACCCTACCCAGATGTTCCGTTCGGAATGGATCCAATGACATATACTGAAGGAAGTAGAACATGGATCACTGTAAATAGCAAGAGAATAGACCCTTCACTTGTAATTTTTGGTGAGAATAATCAGTTGAGTATAATCAGTGATATTTCTAGCAGTGACCAGGTAGTAATAACTGCTATGGTTACAGGAGCAAGTCCAAACCCAATGACGTTTGATATTAACATCAATAAGTATTCAACTCCGGTGGCATATAGAACTAACTTGCAAGATGGTTCTTGGTTAACTGAAGAATTTACAGGTGAAACGGATTATATGACGTTCTTTAACGTAAGCAACTTAGTAGAATCTATTTCTAAGACACTAACCGTAATTGCAAATGGTACAGAGTTATATACATTATTGCAAGTTAATATCAACCAGATTAAGGAAGTTATTGTATATAATAATACTACTCTTACTACACTAAGCAGTAATGATTTCACTTTGAGCTTGATTTCAGGCGCAAGTGGGTTGACATTCACAAACGGTGCAGAAGAAGGTGACTCAATAACAGTAACGTTAATATTGGGAGACACTGTAGAAATTAACGGAGAGCGTATTAGATTCAGTACAATTTCTATTGAAAATAATACTATTTCTGGATTGACTCGCGGTGTTGACGGAACACTAGTAGCTCCGGTTCATCCTCAATATGCTATAGGATATGGTATCAACGATGCAAGAAGATTGACGCCTGAGCAATATAGTGTAGTTTGGGAAAGTACAGATATTGTATCTACTTCATATTATGACGAGATTCCTAAAACAGATCCATTACAGATCAGTACAACGGAAATTGCTCAGTTTTTACAAAGTAGCGCATCAAATTGAAGATAAATAAAATATTATGAGTGAAAAACCTGAAAAAGAAGAACCCGTAAAAGAAGAAAAAAGGCCCGTAAATGAGCTTTCGGGCTTCTTTTTCAGTTCTGCTATCAAAATATACGACCCAAATACAAAAGAAGTATTAGTACAACAACGAGGCGATAACTAATGTCACAGACCATGATTCCGATTCAAATTGAAGGCTTTATTAAGATCCATGATCCTAATACAGGCGAAGTATTAGTGGACAAGAAAAATGCTATCCACTATGAAAATATTAGTGTAGCGATAGCACAAACACTAAGCAACCGAGGTTTTGGTGCTATTTACAAAATGGCTTTTGGTAACGGTGGATCCAGCGTTGACTCAACTGGTATAATCACGTACTTGCCACCGAATACAACAGGTGAAAATGCTAGTTTATACAATCAAACATATGCCAAAGTTGTCGATGATACAAACATTTTAAACTTTAATCCTACATTAAACAAGATGACAGTCGCACACTCTTCTGGTAAAGTTTATACTGATATTATTGTTCAATGTTTGTTAGATTACAATGAACCATCAGGACAAGACGCATTTGATAATGCAACATATTCAGATTCTACATTTGTGTTTGATGAACTTGGTTTATTATCATATAACGGAACTGATAATGCTGGTGTAGAACTAACAAAATTGTTAACACATGTAATTTTTCACCCAGTTCAAAAGAGTTTGAATAGACAAATACAAATTGACTACACAGTTAGAATTCAAAGTTTGACTAACTTAGTAACAGTATAAGATAAATATTTTATTAGCGGAGCAATAAATGGCATACACAATCATCAAAACTGACGGCAATATTCTAACTACAATCGCCGACGGTACAATCAACACATCCAGTACTTCACTAGGTTTACCTGGCAGAAACTACGCAGGTTATGGTAACGTTTTAGACACTAATTTTGTTCGTCTACTTGAAAATTTTGCTTTCTCGGATGTTCCTAGCAACCCAATTCGAGGACAGTTGTGGTGTGATACAACCACGACTCCACCTGTATTGCGTATGTGTCCTTCAGACGGGGAATTAAACGCTAGCAACTGGGTTGTATTAAGTTCAATTAATAGTGGAAATTCAAACTTTGGTAACATTTCAGCATCCGGTACAGCTACCATAGGTGCTAATCTTGGTGTAGCAAATACAATTACTACAGATAACATTGTTGCTAATACTGCAACAATCAACGCTAATTTAGCAGTAGCAAATATTTCTGTTACCACTGCTAACTTAGCAAAAATCTTTACAGGTAATGTCAATACTATTTCAGGTAATGCTACAATAAACGGTAATTGGACAATTACTAGCTCACCCACATTTAATGCTAACTTGCTATTTGCTAATGCAAACGTAGGTATTAGATGTGACAACTACATGTACGGAAATGGTCAACCATTCAACCCAGCTGGTACATATAGCAACTCTAACGTAGCTAGCTATATTGTTACATATAACGGTAACGTCGGTGGAGGAACAGCGACATTTAGTGGTACAACATTAAGTGCAGGAGCAAACACTACTGCCGGTACTATTACTGGTAACTGGACACTGTCTGCCGGTTCTAGATTGAATTCTACATATGCTGACTTGGCAGAACGTTTTGAGGCTGATACATACTATGAGCCAGGCACAGTTGTTGAATTAGGTGGCGAAAAAGAAATTACTGTAGCTAAAGAAGAATTAAGCGAATCGGTATTCGGGGTTATTTCTAACACAGCCGGTTACGTTATGAACGGTATGGCAGGTAGTGACGAAACACACCCACCAGTAGCTGTAACAGGTCGAGTATTTGTTAAAGTTAAGGGCAAAGTCAAAAAGAATGATAGACTAGTCAGTGCAGGTAAAGGTTATGCTAGAGCCGCACAAAAACACGAAGTAACTCCATTCAACACTATCGGTCGAGCACTAGCAAACAAAGAAGATTCTGGATTAGGAACTGTAGAAGCCATTGTTATACTTAGATAAGGATTACAATGTACGATCAGTATAATCAGGTATTAGCATCCGACTTTAACACGTTTGTTGGTACTGTTAACGGAAACACAGCTAACGCATTAAACACGTTTTGGGGTGTTGGATTCGGCAACGTAGGATATGGGCAACCACAGGTAAGTCAGATAGAAAGCGGTGGCAAAGTAAATGCTACATCTTGGAGTGGCCTCTTTACCGGCATGACTTCTGCTAGCGCACATCAAGGCACTTCAATAACTGCATTGCCTACTGTAACTACTGGTTCTAGACTAAATGCCGTTAACACTGTTAGTACTGATTTAACTAGTTGTTACGCAAACAGATTGAATGCGGTTACGCAGGGCACGACTTCTACGACCGCCGGACAACGCACAACCTCATGGTCAAATGCAGTATCTATTACACATACTGTTACATTTGAATCCGGTGACAAGGCTAGATACTTTTTTAATTCAGGTGGCCAAATCTCTTTGAACTTTTCACTGTCTGGTGGAACAACTTCAATCTATTCTTTGTTTCAAACTCTTGCCTCACGTTGCGGAACTATATATCTAAGTGCCCCTACATCAACTAACACAGCTTCTATTGCAGGAACAACATATACTGGTATTCAGAAAATAGGCGGTAGTGGCACCCCATCTGATTTACTAACATCAAATGGATATTATGCTTTAACTACTACTGACACCTTAGTGTTCAAGCAGTTAGCTGCTGGGTTGACTCCGTCGGGGTACATTAATTCTTTTATCAGTGTTAGTATGCGATCCAATGGTGTTCAAGGAAGTTACGGAGATGCAGGAAGTATTATAACTATTACAACTACGTTTGATGAGGTACCGAATAATTTAGTAGTCGACGGGACTACGACAGTTAATTGCACTATCCGTCCTCCCGAAACAACAAACCTTACCAATTCATGGGGGTCTGTAATAGTAAATGCTACTACAATAGGATCATAATATGACATACAGCGCAAATAGTCTAATAGAAGCAACTGATTACAACACATTAGTTGGTGCATATAATACATTATGGGGTACGGGTTTGGGGAGTACAGGTTTAGGACAAACTACAACTCTAAGCGAAGTCCTACAAGAATCTAGTGTATTAAACACCGAATGGAAAAATTTAGCCGCAGGCATAACTAATTTAGGTGTATTTCAGGGCAGTGTTGTAGCCTCTTTACCTGCTTTTAATAAAGGTGACTTAATTGCCTATGTAGCTGGACTACAGACTAGTTTAACTACGTTGAATGCAAACAAGGGAAGCGCCGCAGAACAGGGGACTATGATAGTTAATTCAACTGAGACTACTTCGTCTTGGTCAAATAGTTTAACTTTCACTCAAACTGTTACATTTGCATCCGGTGATTCTGCTCGTTACTTCTTTAATGCAGGTGGTCAAATAGTAATACAGCCTAGTATGGTCAATAGCAATCAAGCAACTGGCTCTGTCTTTTTCAATCGTTTAGCAACACAATGTGGGTCTTGGGTAATTAGTGGTCTAGGTGGAAAGATTGTAGGTACTACCTATACACCATTTACTAAACTAGGTGGCAGATCAAACGTATCACCTAGCAACATAAACACGACTTTGGGTTATTATAATCTAACTACAAATTATCAAGAAGCAGTTAAAATATTCAGCGATGATACATTTGGCGGCGCCTATAGTTCTGGATCATATATTAATTTAAGTATTAAAACTGATGGTCCAGATGGCATCAATAATGACAACGGTAGTACATTGACATTCAGAATAGTGTTTGATGAAGTTCCCAATGGCTTAACTGTTTCAGGAACTACAAAAGTTTCTTGCTTTGTAAAACCACCTAGAAATTTATATATTAGGAATACCTGGGGAAATATTTCTTTTGCAGGAACAGTAACCGGCAGCTAATTTATGACATACGCTAAAAACAGTAAAATTACAGCCGCTGACTACAACAGTTTGGTTTTAGATGTAAACAAAGTCTATTCAGTGGGTTTTGCTGAGACCGGTTTAGGTCAAACTGCATTGACTCAAATCAGTGAGGGCAACACGGTTGATAATACTGAATGGGATAATCTAGGAGATACAATAACTAAAGTAGCGGCACACCAGGGCACCGCTATAACTACTATACCCTCAATAAATGAAGGTGATCTTATACAATATCTGTCATCGATAGAAAATGGCAAGAATGCAATTCTTAACAAGAATTGGAAAGCAGCAGCGCAAGGTTCTACAACTACTGTAACGACCCCGTTTTCTTCTAGTTGGAGTAATTCATTAACGTTTACACACATAATAACCTTTGCTTCAGGTGACGCTGCACGTTATTTTTTCAATGCCGGCGGACAAATCGCAATGAGCTTTCAAAAAAATGGCTCTGCACCAATGGATATAGTTTGGCAAAATTTAATATCTAAAATGGGTACATTAGTAATTAGTGCAGGTGCAAAAACAGGTAGTCCAACAGCAACTGTTGCGGGCACCGCATATACTGGATTTACGCAAATTAGTAGTTCTTCTATTAAAACCCTAGGTAGATCAGTGTACCAAACCGATTACGGATATTTTAGATTATCATCAGTTGATTCTGTTTTATATTCACAAACTGCACAAACCACTACAGCTACTACTGGATACGGTGTTTCCTACATTAAAGTAAGTGCAAAGGCTAACGGACCTAGAGGAATTAACGGCGACAACGGTTCTACTATTACTATCACTACAATTTGGGATGAAGTCCCCAATGGCTTAGTAGCATCTGCAGGTACGTTTACTACTGTCACTATCAGACCTCCTAGCACAGCTAACATAAATAATACTTGGGGAATGGTTACTGTATCTGGATTCGTTACCGGCTCATAAAATTTTCACCCAACACTTCTTCAGTAAATATTCAGATGAATACTGAAGATTTGATAAAAGAAGCCAAAGCCAGGTTTCATCACAACTACCAAAAAATACAATTATCACAAAAATACAATAGTAAATTGTTGTTCGCCTCTCAGGGCGGACTTTGGGCAGCAGGCCCAGAATTATTTGGAACACTACATTGTCTAACATCAGATGAAGTTGTGTTATTAGATAACTATAAAAATCCAGTGAAAATAAAACGAGATGAATTGCGTGTAAAAGCAATCGAAGTTTATGAAGCTGTCATGCGAGAGTGGCATGCTGAATATGAGTCATTGAAGAATAATAGATGAAGGGCGTTCTCCTTTTTGCATTTAATAGTCCTACCGTAGACTATTTTAGTTTAGCTGTATATACTGCAAAACGAGCCAATCGATTTTTGGGCTTACCTGTATCGGTAGTTACAGATAAAAATACTGATTTATCACTGTATGACTATAAGTTTGATAACGTGTTTTTAGTTAGCTCAGACTCTACCAATACAAAGAATAAAGACATTTGGATAAACAAAGGTAGATACCAAGCATATGACCTTTCCCCATATGATGAAACGTTACTAATTGATGTAGATTACCTAATAAACTCTGACAGACTATTAACTATATTTGATATATACGATGATTTCATGTGTCCCAAAGAAGCATCATATGTTTTGTATGAAAATCAACCAGATGAAATGTTAAGTCAAAAATCACATCAGTCGTTGTGGGCTACTGTCATTGCTTTTAAGAAAACTAAAAAAGTAAAACAAATTTTTGAATGCATGAAAATGGTTCAAGAAAACTATAGCTACTATGTACAGCTACATAATATTTTAGGATACACGTACAGAAATGATTTTGCATTAACAATTGCATTGAATATTGTTAATGGTCAAACAGAAAATTCTGTAAATTATCTGCCTTGGGATTTGCTTCACGTGACAAAGGATGTAAAAATTCTTAGAAAAACAGATACATCTTATGTTGCAATAGAAGATATGACCGATAAAAAGCGTTATTGTATGTTGAACGATACTGACTTTCATTGCCTAAATAAAGATACTTTCATTGGACTAATTAATGAATAAAGGATTTGTAATCTTAGCCCAAAATACAATTAGCACTAACTACGTTGAATGTGCTGAGGCTTTAGCCTATTCGATTAAAACAGTAATGCCTAACGTAAGTGTTACTTTAATATCTAACGAGCATGTTACTTCTACTGTGTTTGATAATATAGTTTCATTACCTCACGGTGATACTGTACCTAACTCTGAATGGAAACTAAGCAATGACTGGCAAGTGTACGAAGCAAGCCCCTACGAATACACTATCAAACTGGAAGCTGACATGTATATTCCTGCGAATATTGAATACTGGTTTGATATATTAAAAGATAGAGATATAAACGTATCTTCGACTATACGTGATTACAAAAATCAACAGTCTAACGTGAGAGTATACCGACAATTCATTGATGATAACAAACTACCCGATGTTTATAACGCCATCACGTACTTTCGTAAATCAGATATTGCTAAACAATTCTTTTCAATTGTAAGAGATGTGTTTGAAAATTGGGACAAGTACAAAGAAATATTTGTATGTAACGCTGATGAAACCGCGACTACAGATTGGGCATATAGTATAGCATGCCATATTTTAGGTGTAGAAAACACGACAATGCCTCGCTTCACAGAGTTCAGCATGATTCACATGAAGCAATACATTAACAACTTGATGACCGAAGACTGGACAAATGAATTAGTCTATGAGTTCACTAAACCATTAAGAATTCACACGTTTACTCCTAATTACCCAGTTCATTATCATATTAAATCATTTGGGAAAAAATTAAAGGACAATTATGACAGAAATGCGTCTTTACTATGATGACAACGGTAACGTTTTGTATTATACTTGTGATAAACCTGAGGGTAATTTTATTGTCATTGATAAAGATGTTTATGCCGAATGCAGATTTGACATAAAAGTAGTAGACGGTAAGATAGTCAAACTACAAGATAGCATTGTTGTTGAAAAAATGACAATTGATCCTGATGGTACTTTGTGTAGCAGTGACGACATTAATATTATAGTCGATAGTAGCTACACTGGTAAAACAACCAAGTGGAAATTAAAACAATATGAGTTCAAAAATAATTGATATAGCAGATTTAGATTGTATCTATCTAAGCTACGATGAACCGCAGAAAGAAGAATTTTGGCTTAAAATCAAAAACATGATTCCATGGGCACGTAGAGTAGACGGTGTGAAAGGATCAGATGCCGCACACAAAGCAGCAGCCGAAGAAAGTTTTACAGATAGATTCATTCTTATTGACGGTGATAACTTACCGGATATGGAGTTTTTCAACTTAGCGTTAGACTTCACTAACAAAGACCCTATATATGAACAAGCACAATATAGATGGAGAGCAAAGAATCACATTAATGGTTTACGTTACGGTAACGGTGGTATTAGTTCATGGACAAAAGAATACGTCATGAACATGAAAACTCACGAAGCTAGTAACGGAGATAGTACAACGACAGTTGACTTTTGCTTAGACTATCAGAACAGTATATATTGGGCAATGCATGATTGTTATTCAACAACCTATCCTAATTACACACCATTTCAAGCATGGCGAGCCGGATTCCGTGAAGGTGTTAAGATGTGTTTAGTGGGAGGTAATGTTCCTGAAATAAATGATTTCAAACGCAATGTTGCAAGTAGAAATATGAACAATCTAACAATATGGCATAATGTAGGAGCTGACGTTGAAAATGGTTTATGGGCTATTTACGGAGCTAGATTAGGCACATACTTAACGATGTTGCAAGATTGGGATGTTAACAAAGTACAATGGTTTGATAACTTTACTGAACTATGGGACCGATATGGCAATGTAGATCCACTAGAACAGTCTGATATTATCGGTGAAAAATTAAAAGACAAACTTGGATTACCGATGTGTGTATTGTCACCAGAACAGTCTATTTTCTTCAAAAGACACTATAATGCCGATAAGTATAATCTCGGACCATTAGTAAGAGAAATCGATGTTATTAGAAAGATTGAGGGTTGGTAATGACAAAGAACCTAAATCAAATGAACATAGAAAATATGTTGACCAGAATGACTGAGATAGAGAGCAAACTTGGCAGCAAAACTGTATGTACTGCAAAATGGTTACAAAGTACAATTTATCTAATGAACGGGTTTACTCACAGTTGTCACCACCCCAGCACACATAAAATACCTATTAGCGAAATAAAAAGAAGTCCTAGCGCACTACACAACACGGAATATAAAAAACAAGTTCGCGGCAAAATGCTCAACGGTGAACAACCGGATGAATGCAGATATTGCTGGAATATCGAAAACTTGGGTACCGGTAACATAAGTGATAGGACGTACAAGAGTGCAAACGTTGAATGGAGTTACTCGTTTTTAGATAGAGTTATAGATACACAAGACACAGGAGATGTAGACCCTACCTATCTTGAAGTTGCTTTTGATAACACTTGTAATTTTAAATGCATGTATTGTACTCCTGACATTAGCAGCAAATGGATGGAAGAAATAGAACAGCATGGCCCATATTCAGTTGGGGTAGGTAATATTGAATGGTTGCAACTTTCTGGAAAGATGCCAATTCCTCAAAGAGAATATAATCCATACGTTGACGCATTTCACGAATGGTTTCCTAAAGTTAAAGAAAACTTAACCAATTTTAGAATTACTGGTGGTGAGCCACTGTTGAGCAAAAACATGTGGCGCACATTAGACGAATTACTAAAAGAACCTAACCCTAATTTGACGTTGGGCATTAATAGTAATATGGATGTTCCTGACAATTTAATCGATAAGTTAATTCAGTATATTCATGAACTGAAGAAAAATGTTAAACAAGTCGAAATTTATACTAGTTGCGAAGCACACGGTGAGCAAGCTGAATATATTCGTTATGGTATGAAGTATGAACGTTTTATGGAAAACGTCAATAAGATTTTGACACAAACTGACACCCGAGTTAATTTTATGGTTACATTCAATGCATTGAGTATAACTAGCTTTACTAAGTTTTTAAGTGACATGTATGATTTGCGAGTAAAATATAACGAAAATGATAGTATCAATCGAATTCCATTAATGATTAGTTACTTGCGTTGGCCACAGTTCCAAGATGTTAGAGTATTGCCTAATGAAATTAAACAGCGTTACATTGATGAAATCATAACTTTTATGAAACAACGGGATCGTAACAACAGTAGCAACCGTGCTGGGAGATTTTATTTGGAAGAAATAGATCAAGCCGAAAGATTGAAAAATTTTATGTATACTGATCCGGATAATATAGATACGTTGCGTGAACAATTTAGAAGTTTCTATAAAGAATATGATTCCAGAAAAAACACAAACTTTATAAAAACTTTCCCAGAATTAAAAGATTTTTACTTAGGATTATAATGCCAAAGAAGCCAGAAGAAACATACCAACAATATAGAGATAGAGTAATCAACTCTATAAGCCCTAGCTTCTGCGGAGCTAAGTGGTACAATGCTACTATATGGTTAGGATCTGGAACAACTGCTAGTTGCCATCATCCACCTGCACACAAAATTCCTATTGAAGAAATTAAGAGAAACTACAAAGCACTTCATAATACAGAATATAAAAAACTCGTTAGAGAACAGATGCTCAGAGGTGAAAGACCCACAGAGTGTGATTACTGCTGGCGTATTGAGGATTTGGGCGACGATAAAGTTAGCGATAGAGTTTACAAATCAATTATATATTCTGATGACAAGTTAATAAAAGCAAAAGACATATTTGGTAGTAAATTAGATGTTGATTTGGAAACACTAGAAATTGCGTTTGATGCTAATTGTAACTTTGCATGTAGCTATTGCAATCCTAGTTTCAGCACAACATGGATGAGTGATGTTAAAGTCAATGGCCCTTATCAGAATTTAGTTAGTGACGGTGGCGGTGCGTACCAACAAGACGGTAGCTGGGCACAACCGTATGGATTAAAGAATGAAGGTAATCCATACATTGAAGCATTTTGGAAATGGTGGGAAAGCGACCTACAACATTCACTAAAAGAATTGAGAATTACAGGTGGCGAAGCCACTATGAGTCAAGACTTTTGGAAGTTGCTAGATTGGTGGAACGAACATCCAGAGTGCCAGGTAAGTTTAGCCATTAACAGCAACTTGGGAACAGTTACACAATTAACAGAAAGATTGTGCAAAGCTACCCATAGTCATAAAAACTTCCATTTATATACAAGTAACGAAGCACACGGAAAACATGCCGAATACATTCGTGACGGATTGAACTATGAAAATTGGTTAAAGAATCTAACATACATGATAGAAAATGGTAACTGCAAAGGTACGCATGTTATGATGACTATTAATAGTCTTTGTTTGTTTAGCATTACTGATTTTATGGATGACATGATTAAACTCAAGAAAAAGTATGGAAGGAATCATGCTATGATGAGTTTTAACATTCTACGTTTCCCTAGTTTTATGAGTGCAGTTACATTACCTGAATCTATATGCAGAGCACAAGCTGATAAATTGGAAACATGGGTTAAAGATAAAACTGACCTACACCAAATGGAGCGTGACGGAATCGCTAGACTAATTGCATATCTTAGAGAAGTACGTGAGGGTCACAGCCATACATCAAGTATTGAAAGTAGAGAACGTGACTTTAAAACTTTCTTTATGCAATATGACACTAGAAGAAAGAAAAACTTTTTAGCAACATTTCCTGAATTAACTGAGTGGTATAACAATATACCTATCACTAAACTAGAACCACTTAAAGAGTTCAAAGACGGTGATAGTACAAAGGGCTGGTCTCATGTGCAATTAGAGTTAGTCAAAAGAGCAAATGACGAAAAGTGGATATTAAAACCTAGTAATGTAAATCCAGGTGGAGAAAACTATGAGCGACCAAAAGAAGGTATCTGACTATTTTTGTGTCGCGCCTTGGACTCATACTTATCTAAGTCCCCAAAGTGAACGTAGATTGTGTTGTGCTAGTAGAGAAACTGCTAGTTTTCAAAAACAGTACATCGATAGCGGTGACAAATATAATGAATACAGCCCCGTAACACTGGAAGAACACTGGAATAGTGAACACATGAAAAGTGTTCGCCGCCGTATATTGAATGGAGAAAGTATCCCAGAATGTCAAGTTTGCAATAATAACTTATTGAATCTATACACATATCGTCAATATTTTACTAACAATCTTTTCCCACATAAAGTTGATGAAATATTATCATCCACTGATGAAACTGGTTATACTACAATGAAACCAATTTCATTTGATTATCGCATTTACAATCTATGTAATTTTAAGTGCAGAATGTGCGGAGAACAGCTATCTAGTTCATGGGAAACCGAAAAGCGTAAAATGAATATGTGGTCACCTACACATGACCGATGGATGCTTCCTGAAAATAAAGCTAAAATAGAAAACTTTCAACAAACTGTTGCTGAAAATGAGTTGTGGGAAGCGGTAAAGAACGGAACAATAGAAGAAATTTACTGGGTCGGTGGAGAACCATTAATGTACGAGATTCATTGGGACATAATGAAATATCTTGTAGAAAATGATTTAGCAAAAAATGTAGTTGTTAGATATAATACCAACCTTAGTAAAACTTCATTTAAAGGTGTAGAGTTATATGATTTACTACCGCACTTTAAGAAAGTAAACATCTGTGCTAGTATGGATGCCACCGGAGAAGTTGCAGAATATATTAGAACAGGCCTTGATTGGGATATTTGGTTAGATAACTTTAAACGCGGAATCTTTTTAAACGACATTTATGGCATGGATGCAATGGTATTAGATGTTACACTAACATTGCCCGGTTTGTTAGATATGAAAAATTTAATTGATTTAGCAGTTGAATTAAAAGTTAAAAGTTATGTAAAGATATGTTTTGACTTTACCCCTAGCGCAATAATGAGTCCTATGTGTGTACCTAGAAATATATTAAATCCGATATTGGACGATTTAATAGAATACGAACAGACACATGGAAATGAATTCACTAAAATATATAAAGAAACTTTCAACGATATGAAGACCAGACCGAACTTTAGTGACAAGTATCCTGATATTAATAAAGGGCTATCTGACGGTAAACATAGATATATTCGGATTGATGAATATAGAAAAGAAAAAGATTTATTATTGAATATTTTAAGTCGGAATAAAGAATTATCAGATTGGTATAAAAATATATGAGTAAGACATTTTGTCCATTACCTTGGATGCATTTAGCGACACATCCTGAGGGTAAAGCTACATTATGCTGTGTGAGCGACCATACTAACAACATGTCTGTTGCAAGAACCAACGGTAAAGTTTTAAATCTTAACAGAAATAAAGTAATTGAAATAATGAACAGCGATTATTATGTTGAGGTCAGAAATCAGATGCGTCAGGGCATTAAGCCAAAATCTTGTTTGAGATGTTACAATGAAGAAGATATGGGCATTGTTAGTAAACGAGAATTAGAAACTTCCAGATTTGGCACTGATTACAGAGATAATAATGGTATAATAGATCCTAATCTAAAGTTTATTGAGTTGCGCCTGGGCAATTTATGTAATGTTAAATGTAGAACCTGTAACCCTGCATCTAGCACTCAATGGATTACTGAGTATAACAAACTACAAAATGAATTATCTTTTGTCACACACTATGATAGTAAGATTAATACAGATTGGACACAATCAGATCAATTTTGGGAAGATTTATTAGAAAACAGTAAAGACGTTGAGCTAATATATATCAACGGTGGAGAACCAACATTAGTAGAAAAACACTGGAATTATTTAGAAAGATTAATTGATAAAGGACTGAATAAACAAGTTAAATTGTGGTACAGTATTAACATGACAAATGTACCTGACAAACTAATTAACATTTGGAAACAATTCAAAGAAGTAGAAGTTCATGGCAGTGTAGATGATCTTGGCCAGCGCAATAGTTACATACGAAAAGGAACTAAATGGGAAGATGTTGAGAAAAGTCTAAAAAAAATAAAAGAAAATGATTGGATAAAATTTAGTGTCACTCAAACAGTAAGTTGGATGAACATCTATTACGTAGATGAATTCAAAAAATACTTTGATAATTTGAATATACCAACACAAACAAATCTGGTTTATGATCCTAAATTTTATAGTATATGCATCCTACCAGAACATATCAAATACCAATTACAGGATAAGATATCTAACTTTGGTAATTTGTTAAATCAAGTTTCTACTGACATAAATACAGAGTTATTTAATCAGGGGATGATATACAATAAATGGTTGGACACCCATCGAAATGAAAGATTTTCTGAAATATTTACTGAATGGTCCGCTGTACTTGGATACAAATGAAATGAGTTATTTACTAACATCACCGTTCGGGAATGAACACTCGATAAATAAAAGTTTCGCTCATACTGATATTAAAAGTAATTTTAATACAAACAAATTGTTGTTTGGTCCGGAATGGATTTGGTCTACCATTCCTATAAATTACAATCACAATTCTCATGGTTATAGAATGGACAAGGAGTTAGATGAAGTAGATTTATCTAACTATATTGCCTTTTTTGGATGTAGTTTTACAGTAGGTATTGGTTTACCGTTAACATATACATTTGCATATAAATCAGCAAATCAGTTAAATGTAGACTATGTTAATGGCGCTGTAAGCGGATCTTCCTGTGACTATGCATTTCATAATATTGTGAAATTAATTTCAACTGCGAAGATAAAACCGAAAGCAATTATTATAAATTGGCCAGAGATAACTAGAACTTTTTATTGGAAAAACAATACCATGGAATTTTATCTAGTAAACGCAGATTTAGGCTCATATTATTGGAAAAATGCATATAGAGCATTTCTTATGGAAGAATCACATCTGTATAATAGATTTGAATTTATCCGATCTACTGTAAAACTGTTATGTAGCGCATTTAATATTAGACTTTTTGAATTTACTACATATCAATCGGATTTAAAAACTTTTTTAAAAAAATATCCTGACATTGGATTTACACATATAGTAGATCAAGAGAATAAACTAGATCCAACTTCTGTGGAATATTTAAATAATTTTAGTGCCAGGGACGTTTTGACAAAAAATGGCAGTCATTATGGTTATCATCCGGGAATATACTTTCATAATCAGGCAACAAAACAGATAGTAGAGTGGTTTAACAATGTTTAATTTTTTTAAAAAAATCTTTTGTAAGGTAATATTTGATATTAGATATCGTAAAAGAATCAAAAAGCTAAAGAAAGCAGATCCGTTTATTTACTAATATGAATTATATTGGAATATCATCAGGGTTTCACGATGCATCCGTAACTGTTCTTAAAGACGGACAAATTCTATTTGCGGGTCACAGTGAACGTTATAGTAAAATAAAAAATGACAAGAATTTAGACGTTGACCTCATCAAAGATGCATTAAGTTATATTGATGGCCCGCACGAATTGCATTATTATGAAAAACCCTGGTTAAAGGTTTTGCGTCAATGGTACGCTGGACAAAAAACTCATTGGTCTAATATATTTACTAGCAATGTGATCGGTAAGAGTTATCACGAAATGTTAGGGAAAAAGACTATTCATACACACAGTCATCATTTAAGCCATGCTGCTGCAGGGTTTCAAACTAGCCCATTTAATGAAGCAACTATTGTCGTTATTGATGCTATCGGTGAGTTTGATACTGTAACTATTTGGAGTGCTCATTATGATTATAATCACAATGCGGTATACAAAAAACTTTATACAAAACGCTATCCAAATAGTATCGGTCTTTTCTATAGCGCAGTTACTAAGCGTGTAGGGTTGAGACCCAATGATGAAGAATACATCACTATGGGAATGTCTGCTTATGGTTCACCTGTAGTTATAAGTGAGTTATGTTCTGAAGTTTTTGATGACTTAAATGAATTAAAATTTAGAAAAAATTTACATATAGGGTTTGACGAAGATTTCTTACCAAATGCAAAAGATGAAGATATTGCCCGCTCAGCACAAGATATAGTCGAACACTCAATAATGAATATTATGCAAAAAGCTAGAACATTGAGTGAAAGCAATAATCTTGTCTATGCAGGTGGTGTAGCATTAAATTGTTTAGCTAATCGTTTGATTGGAAAATATTTCTCTAACCTTTGGATAATGCCCAATCCAGGTGATGCTGGCTCTAGTTTAGGAGCAGCATGTTTAGGTTACAGAAAAAAAGTAGAATTTAATTCAGCTTTCTTGGGTCACGAAATTCAAGGTGAATATCCAGTTCATAATATCTTGCAAGGATTGTTGACAGACAAGATAGTAGGTGTTGCTAGTGGTAAGGCTGAGTTCGGCCCCAGAGCATTTGGTAATAGAAGTTTATTAGCAGATCCTAGAAGTAAAGACATAAAAGATCAGGTAAACGAAATTAAGCGCAGACAGAAGTTCAGACCTTTCGCACCTGTTATATTAGAAGAACATGCACCTAACTATTTCATTATGCCATTAAATTGGAAGAATTCACGTTATATGCAAGTTGTTGCTAAGTGCAAGAATCCTGAACGATTCCCTGCAATCGTGCATGTAGATGGCACTAGCAGAGTGCAAACTGTTCCTAAAGACGGATCAGGAATTCGTAAGCTATTAGAAGAATGGCATAAAAAGACTGGGTGCCCAATGTTATTGAACACTAGTTTAAACATTCGAGGCGAACCAATGGTTAATGATCGGGCAGATGCGGATAGATTTGAACAGCTATATAATGTTAAAGTCTATAGTTAATGATTACACAAGACGAACTACAACGCCGACAAGATTTGTGGGCACAGGGGTATTGGGAAGTACCCGAAAATTTAGATACAAGTAACTTCAATTTCGATTGGCGCCCTGATCCATGGGATAGACCATATATTCATCAGTTCGGGACACAATGGCAAAAGACAGGTGGACCTAGATTTGTTGTCCCTCAAAATGAAGGGATAAAATATCAAACTAGTCAAACAGCAATAAGAGTACAAAACGAGAATGATAGAAGCTGGCGCCCAATGCTAGCTAATATTGAAATGGATTACTCTTGGCACCCTGACGAAACAGATCCTCCCTTTATATATGTGTTCGGCAATCAGCATTATGGTCCTGAACTCATGCCTACAGTGATGTACAGAGTTAAAGGCGCTACTGAAAAGAAGTTTGTTGCTGATGTTACAGCGAAACTATTACCTAATAAAGAAAAGTTCAAATCACTGACAGAAGTACAGTTTGATTTTGATTATTCTTGGGTACCACATCCATATGACCCTCCCTACAACTATGTGTTCGGTAACCAACATCATAATAGTAAAGATATGCCCACACTGATGTATTGTGTTAGCGGAGCAGTAACTGAGAAATATATAGACGATGTAAAAGCTACACTAATCGCTGATAAATCACGATGGGTAATTCCCGATCATATAGATGATACAGAGTTTGACTACAGTTGGTATCCCAGTATACACGAACCCAAACAAACGTACCAATTTGGAACTCAATGGCAGAAGACAGGTGGACCTAAATTAGTTATAGGAGATGGTGTAACGAAGTTCATGGATTTTATGCGTGTTGTTAAATTAGCTGATCCTAATAACAGAGCATGGCGCCCAATGTTTAATGTTGAGTTTGATTATAGTTGGCACCCAGATGATACAGAACCTGCTTATAATTATGTATTTGGCAATCAGTGGCACAGCAGTAATAAAATGCCTACTGTCATATATAAAGTCAAAGGTGCAACAGCTACAAAATACATTGATGCTTTAAAAGCAATATTGAAACCAGACTTAACTAATTGGAATATTCCTGATGATGTTGATGTAACACATTTTGATTTTAGTTGGGTACCTGACCCCAATGAGCCACCATACATATATCAGTTCGGTACGCAATGGCAAAAAACAGGCGGACCTCAGTACATAGTTAAAGGAGCTGAACATACTAAGTTCGTAGACATTCAACGAGCAATAAAGTTACCCAATTTACGCAATTGGAGAATCATTGAACCTATTGTTAAAGATACCTTTGATTTTAGTTGGCATCCTGACGCAACAGAAGAAAACTACACGTATGTTTTCGGTAATCAGTATTTTGATGCTGAGAAAATGCCTACACTGATGTACAAAAGTAAACAGACTGTTGGTAATAAGTATGTAACTGATATTAAGGCAAATCTGTACATTACAGTTATAAACTATACGGATTCAATTTATGAAAGTGTAATCGACAGTAAGTTTGAAACTGCATATGGATTGTTTACGAAGCCTGGTACTGAGATTGACCTTAGTAAAATTATCAGTGGTAAAATTGATACACTTCACATTGCAGGTGATAGTGCTATTGTACCTAGAAATTGTAGAATGTTAATACATGATAAGTTAACTGATTATTATAATGTTGTAAGACATTACGATAGAGAAACTAAGCCGCTAGACATTATATTCTTCAGTAATGGTGAAGCATGTGCAGATGAAAACATGGATCATCTATTGAGTCTAAATCTACCGAATAGAATAGTTCATATCAAAGGTGTGAATGGTCGTGTGGCAAGCCAACATGCGGCAGCACAAGCTAGCAATACTGATTGGTATTTCTTAGTAAACGCTAAGTTACAAGTTAACAAAGATTTTGATTTTAATTGGCAACCTGATATACTAAAGTCACGTAGACATTATATCTTTAGAGCAACCAATCCAGTTAACGGATTAGAATATGGACACCAAGCTATTGTTGCTAATAACAAAATACTGACACTGAACACAGTAGTTCGAGGTCTTGACTTTACTATGGATAGCGCACATGAAGTTGTCAATATCAATAGCGGTATCAGTAGATACAATACAAGCGAATGGGACACATACAGAACAGCATTCCGTGAATGTATTAAATTGAAGCATTATGGTGATAGTGAGAGTCTAGCTAGACTAAATATATGGCTAACAATAGCAAATGGTGATTTTGCCCAATATAGTTTACTTGGAGCTAAAGACGCTGTTGAATATTACAACTCAGTCAATGGTGATATTGAAAAACTAAAATTAAGTTATGATTGGGCCTGGATTAAAGAAAGGTTTGAAAAATGACTTATGTAGCTTGGATTATTGGTGGAGCGATTGTAGCCGCATGCATTTATTGGATTATGGATTGGCAAAGTCAGCACGAAGACGGCGAATGACCAAAACTGCATAAATACTTTATGCGAATCAAAGACTTGACAGAATCCAGTGGCTATAGCCTTAGGGGCAGTTTTACTAGTGACTTAGTGACTAGTAAAGTTTGGTTATTAGATGAACTATCCAAGATATCAGATAGTTTTAGCACTATATATGTGTTAGGTTCTTGGTATGGTAACACCGCCATTCTGTTAGAACTACTTAATAATATCGACTACGACACCCTAATCAATGTTGAATCAAACAAGAAATTTTTAAGTGGTAGCAAAAAACTATTGGATAATTTAGGGGCAACCAACATACAATATATGTTAAAGGATGCCAATACCCTAGATTATCGTCAGTTGGGCAATGACGGTGTAGTTATTAATACTAGCCTTACGGACATGCAGGGTACAGATTGGTTTGATAATATACCACCTGGTACATTAGTTGTAATGCAAGCAAGAGATAATGACCCGGGAGAGAAATTTTCTAGCCCAAAAGATATTGTCAGAAAATTTCCAGTTCGTGTGTTATATCAGGGGTCAAAGAATCTAGAAGATCCTGAGGCTAAATATAATAGATTTATGGTAATTGGAATCAAATAATGAAATCAAGCGAATTTATAACTGAAAATATAATTCAAGAAATAGGACGTCTAAGTAAAAGCGGCTTTGAAGGCGGCAAAGAATACCTAGACAGCTACAGTAGAGAAAAGTCTGTTCAGCCATTGCCCGGGGGTAGCGGCCTGCTGTATTCCATAACCACCGTCAGTGGCGGCGATTTTATCATCAAGCTATGGGACAAGGACAACAAAGATCCGTTTGAGCCTACACCTATAGATGCCGAGCGCCCGTCCTTTTATACCAGACGAGAGTGGGAACAACGCATAGAGCGTATCAAACAACGGGATGTTGACCGCAAGCGAGTATATGATAGGTCGCCTGGTAAATTGATAGGTCAACTCACAGTAGACGATGTCGGCGGTAGTTTCCCACTGCCCGGTGCTGTACAAGTGGGCACCATCACTGTGGACGAAGATTATCGCGGCATGGGCTTGGCCAAAGCACTGTATGGCATTGTGTTGACTATCATGCGTCGACCTTTGCTAGCTGGTTCTAGCCAAACACCCGGTGGTCGTAAAAACTGGTTAAGCCTAAGTCAAATTCCCGGCGTGGAAATGAAGGGTTATTTAAAAATAGATGACTATGACCTAGAGACCCGCGATACTTCTGATGTAAGTAACGCTCGTGACAAGCGTTGGGCAGCTAATCAGAACAAACACGCGGAACAAAGAATAGATACTATCATGGGTGAACTAGGTGGACAATATATAGGCAAAGCCTCTGACCGACATTACTTTGCCTTTGACGTAAAACCTAGCACCACTAAACAAGAATTACAAGCGTATGTAGACACAAACCTAAGCAAAGTCTACGGTAGTTATAATTCAGACACTGGTCTATATGCAGTTTGGACAGGCATAAATTGACCGGAGTAAAATAATGTATGACCCAGATGACAACATGATACACTTTGCTGTGGGAATGGTAATCTGTGCTCTTGTTTTTGCATTAGTTTTAATGTAAAATAAATAAAAGTTATTGCTGTATGAAGCAAAGAGAAAAGTGTTCTGGACGCAAGGCGCTTAACAGTTCTTCTACCACGCATAAATACTAGATGCGTATTTCGGAAATTATCACAGAAGAAATAAATCCAGATATCCTCAATCCACATTTCCGTCACGAACAAAAGATTGGGGATTACACCTATACTGCAACAACCAGCACCAACTATGGTCTGGAGCTAGTTGTCCAAGCGTTTGATGGTAAAAAGCAAATTGGAAAATGTGACTTTGAGATAATTGCTGACGAAAAACCACCTCGGTTGGTCAGCAACGACACCTGGGTGGACGGCCGATACCAAGAGCAAGGTGTTGCTACCACAATGTATGCCTATGCCAAGATGTTGGGCAACGACATCGTTCCGCACGAAATACAATCGGATGCTGGCAATAGAATGTGGCGTTCTTGGCATCAAGCCAAACAATCAAAGCATATCATGCCTCGTGGGTATGATCCCTTTAAGAGTTGACAACACTCAAAAATAAATATACAATGTGAGTTATTGCTGTATGAAGCAAAGAGAAAAGTGTTCTGGACCCGGGTTCGACTCCCGGCATCTCCACCATAAGCACACTAGTTGGGACAAAACGGTTAGATGTTTCCTCGCAAGACGAACTCTAAGCGCCCATCTAGTTAGTGTGTTTATGATGGGGATGACTTTGGTTTTCGACAGGGCAAAGAGTAACAGAGTGGACAGCACATCAGCAACGATGTAAAAAGAAGAAAATCTATAACTGCAAACGCAGCCAATGATGAGGTATTTGCCCTAGCGGCATAATCTCTGGGGGAACTATCCCTTATAACCCAAAATAGTAATAGGGACTCAGTCCCTATTTTTCTGGATATTGCCAAGTCCAAGACCCGTCCTCTCTATATAATCTCGTTCTGCCCTTAACCTTAGTAGATAATTTAGCGGCACCTTTTCTAGCATTTTCGGCAGCCTGAGGATTTGAAAGCCCTTTATTCCAACTACTTACTCTTGGATTTTTAATTACAAGTCTCTTGCCAATATTATTTCTAGCAGTATTTCTTGCGGCACAAGATTGACTGCAAAAAGGCTTTTCTCGTAACGGATGATGACAAAATTCTAACTTACTAAAAATCTTTGAACACTCTAAACATAAATATTGCCTACTTTCTTTTGGTTTAGTTTTTGTTCTTTTATTTTGAACAGAAAGTAATTTTGAATGTTCTAACCTTGCTCTTTCGTAATATCTGTTGGTATAGTTCTTTTTTCTACCCATTAGATTTACAGCATGCCATTGGGTTCCTCCGTAGATTTTTGCCAAAAGAATGTGTGCTACATAATGTTCTCTGGCTGTTAAATTAACAAGATTATCCGGGTCACCAGTCCCGCCCATAGATTTAGGAATAATATGATGGGCTTCTTTGTATCCCTCTAACAATCTTTCTTTTGCTCTTTCTATTAACAAATTATAGTGTTTGGTGTAGTTCATAACTTTATTTATGCTTTAGCAGCCTGATAACGGCAGCTTGGGGTAAGACATACCTCGCAACAGAACCTCAGAAAGGGCACTAGTTGCCCTTTTCTTTTGTAAACAATATGTTATGCATATATACTTGCATCATGAGCAATGAGCAAGCAAAATTTCTAAACTCACGCCGCCGTCATAAGACCGACGTTGCAATCGCAAGACAAGTCAGAATTGCAAAACAACACAATTTAGGCTTCAACGACAAGCCCATCAAAGAACCCCACAGATTAGCAAAACACCACACAATGGATTGTGGTAATCCCAAATGCTTCTTGTGTGGTAATCCACGAAAATCTCATAAAGATAGATTGACTGCACAAGAGAAAAGATTGTTCCAAGATACGGAACAAAAAAGAGACCGTCATAGCAACGGTCTAGAAAATTCTGATGGCTCAGAATAACATACTAAATAAATCTTTAAGAGGAAAACAATATGAAGAAAATCGCAATCGCATCTATTATCGCTTTGGCTGCTACAGCAGCATCTGCCTTAGAAGTAGGTACATCAGTAACACGTGATTACTCAGGTGAACCTGACCGCAACGGTGGTGGTGTTAGTCTAACACAGCGTTATGGTGCTGTCGGCGTCACTGCTGGTTTTGACCGCTTTACTAAGGGTTCAAACGACCAGGATCGTTATAGTGTTGTAGCTGGATACGACATGGCTAAAGTCGGTCGATTCACCGTGACTCCTAAATTGGGTGTAGCTTATTTGAACAACCAAGTTGGTCAAGACGGTTATGCTATGACTGCTGGTGTTGGTATTTCTACTCCTATCACTAAGCAAGTTAGTCTAGGTCTAGACCTAGCTAGTCAACGTGGTCAAGACCGTGTTAAGTCTAGTGATGGTAATACTGTCGCAGTTGGTCTAAGCTATAAGTTCTGATATTGAACTTCTCACACAAAGGCTACTTCGGTAGCCTTTTATTTTGGCATATTTTTCAGGTTGTCACAGTATTGTCACAATTCTACAAGTAAATAATTATGTGTAACACAAAGGAGAAACACACATGAAAAAACTTATTATAGGTTTATTTGCTTTCTTAATGTCAGTTGCTTATGCTGCTGATATTACAGGTGCCGGCGCTACTTTCCCTTATCCCATTTACTCTAAGTGGGCAGAAGTCTACAAGAAAGAAACAGGTGTTGGGCTTAACTATCAAAGCATCGGTAGCTCAGGTGGTATTCGACAGATTAATGCCAAAACTGTAACATTCGGTGCAAGTGATGCACCAGTAAAAAGTGAAGATTTAGATAAGAATGGACAAGTTCAGTTTCCTGCAATTATCGGAGGAACCGTTCCTGTAATTAATTTGGATGGGTTCAAACCAGGAGAACTTAAAATTACTGGTACTGTGTTAGCAGAAATCTATTTAGGTGAGATAACAAAATGGAATGACTCTAAACTGCAAGAATTGAATCCAGGTAAGAATTTACCTAACATAAACATAACTGTTGTACACAGAGCAGATGGTAGTGGAACAACATTTAACTTTACTGATTATCTTAATGAAGTTAGTACTAAGTGGAAAGAACAAGTAGGAAAAGGCGCTGCCGTGAAGTGGCCCGCTTCCAGTAGTGTAGGGGGCAAGGGAAACGAGGGTGTTGCTGCCAATGTCAACCGTGTCAAGGGTGCAATAGGATATGTTGAGTATGCTTATGTTAAGAAAAACAACATGAACTTCTTACAGTTACAAAACAAAAGCGGTAGATATGTAAGTCCTGATGATTTAACATTTGCAGCCGCTGCTAGTAAAGCAGATTGGTTCAGCGTACCGGGAATGGGAATCAGTATCGTAAACCAAGTAGGAAATGATGTATGGCCTATTTCTACAGCTAGTTTTATTATCATGTATAAAAATCCAACTGACAAAAAAGCAAGTCAAGACGTTTTGAAATTTTTTGACTGGGCATTTAAGAACGGAAAGAAAGACGCAATTGATTTAGATTACGTCCCGCTTCCTGACTCATTAACCAAACAAATTCGTGAAAGAGTTTGGAGTCAAATCAAATAATCGACTACACTGATTGAGTAGTACCGGAACTCGTAACCGGTTGTTTATTTAAAACAAGAGGCTCATTTTGAGCCTCTATTTCCATTCCCCATTTGAATTTTAACCATATTCGTTCGTGTATGTAATGAACAAATGTCATTGCTATATTGATTAGTATAGCTCCTTCTAACCCAGTAAAAACGGCTGTAACAGCCGTCGCAGTAACTCTCCAACTCGCCGCTCGGGCAACTGTCCTTGTGTGTGATTCCATAATTTCTCCCAAATCATTTTACTTATTATGGGTAAATTAACTATAATAGTCGCATACTTAGCACTCTGTAGACCACTAAGTAAATGTATAGAGTGCTCTAGTAAAGTGCTCTACGAAAGTATAGGAAATGTCAAATTTAGGTTGTTTTACTTGTTTAAATTGTGGGAAAGTCAATCCGATAAAGGGTCACAGTTATACAAACAAATACTGCAATAACAGTTGTCAGCAAGAACATCAAAGACGCCACAAAGCGTTTGAAAATGTTCAGCGTTGGAAAGAAAGCAAAGAGCCACAAGCCTGGGCAAAAATTCCCGATTGGATTAGGAAGTATTTGATTGATAACAGAGGGCACAAGTGTGAATCATGTAGCAATGAAACACACAATGGGAAAGAGATTCCACTAGATGTAACTTATCGTGATGGTGATAGTTACAATACAAAGGAAGACAACTTAATGTTGATATGCCCCAATTGTAGGGCACAGAGAAAATTTCATTAACACACAAAGGAAACACAAATGAAAACAATCGGCGATAAAATTACAAGTTTTGCAGTTACTGGCGTTAAGCCCGGCGCACTTACTCCAGAGGGCGCATTCGAAACTATTACTGACAAAAGTTTCGAAGGAAAATGGAAAGTTATTGTTTACTATCCTAAGGACTTCACTTTCGTATGTCCTACTGAGATTGTTGCTTATGACAAGCTCAATGGTGACTTTAGTGACCGTGACGCAGTTCTATTGATCGGTAGTACTGACAATGAATTCTGTAAACTAGCATGGCGTAATGCACACGCGGATCTAAAAGAGACAAACTCTTGGTCATTCGCTGATGTTGCACGTGACGAAAACAGTCTAGCACAACAACTAGGTATCTTCTATGGTCCAGCAGGTGCGGCACTTCGTGCTACATTCATCGTTGACCCTGATAACGTTATCCAGCACGTTACAGTAAACAACTTGGACGTTGGTCGTAACCCAGATGAAACATTGCGTATTCTTGACGCATTGCAAACCGGTGAACTATGCCCATGCTCACGTCCAATCGGTGGTGAGACACTATAATGTATTATCACGCACACATCTACTGGCAGAATGAAGCGCAAAGGTTTGAAGCACTAAAACTAAGACAACCTTTGCAAGAGTTGGGTTGCCAACTCGGCTCGATGCATGATGAACCAATTGGTCCTCATCCTTATGCAATGTATCAAGTTAATTACAATAGCAATATTGCAGAAGACGTTGAAGAATTTCTTTCTAAAACTAAACTAGATATTCTGTTGCATGAAGATACAGGAGATGATGTGCGTGATCATACAACTGGTGCAAGGTGGATTGGGAACAAACTTACTCTAAACATTGAGTGGTTAAGAAACTATATGAGAGGAGAAAGAAAATGAACTTTCGTGATTTATTTGAGTATCTAAAAAGAGAACACTGCCCTACTTGTCAAGGTAAATAATGTTAGAAACTATTTGTGATACATTAGTAGAAGCATATAAACGTAATTGGATTACCAGTCGTGATGGCAATGTAAGCATTCGTCACCATGACAGAAATCATTTTTATATTACTCCTAGCGGCGTGCGTAAGCAAACTCTACAGCCCGATCAATTCAAGAAAATTAGTATTCATGGGTTGCTTTGGCAAGAGGAACATTATACAGACATAAGTGCTAAATTAAAACCTAGCGGCGAATTACCACTGCATTTTGGTTTGCAAAGAGCAATGGGGCAACATCGCAATGATGTTAGAGTTGTAGTACATCTACATCCCACATATTGTGTTGCTGCAATGCATAGGGGAATTGAGTTGGGAAATCTTGCAAAAGATTTTCCTGAACTTAGTCGCTATACAAAAGTTGCACCTAACGTAGGAGATGTTCCTCCAATTAGTCAAGAACTGGCTGATGCTTGTCATAAGAATTTGGAACTTGATGAATATTCAGGTAACATAAAGTATGATATTGTTGGCATTAAAGGTCATGGAGTTGTAGCTATTGATACAAGTCCATGGAGAGCGTTTGAGCATATCGAACGACTAGAACACATTTGCCAAATCGTATTGGCGTCCGGAAAATACTAAGGAAATAAAATGCAAGTAAGAGTAGCAGAAGAAGGTAAAAGAATTGGTACGTGTGGTTGCGGTCGTAGCCCCACCGGTGACTGTATCGGTTGGCACGGTCTAACAGAAGATCAATTTCAATTAGAATTATCAAAATATAAAGAAACAGTTTTAGAAGAAAAAACAAGAGAGGAATAATTATGACACAATGGGTAGACGCATTAAAAGAACAAAGTATCCCTGATTATGCAAAGGATACAAAGTTAAATATGGACGCAGTTATCAAGCGTTCAGCACTTCCCGTAGAAGAGGCAGAAGCGGTTGCATTAGCAGCAGCATTTGCAACAGGCAATAGCAAACTATGGACTTGGATGGAAAGTCAGATTGCTAACAAGACTGAGACACATGCAGCACTTACAGCGGCAGCATTGATGGCACAAAACAACGTTTGGTATCCGTTTGTTGAAATGGCTGATGACGAAAATCTAAAAGGTCTTCCTGCTCAATTACGTATGAATGCTATTAGTACAAGCGGTGGTACAACTAAAGAACGTTTTGAAGCATATAGCTTGGCAGCAAGTATTGTTGGTAAGTGCCACTTCTGTGTAAAAGCACATTATGAAGGACTAAAGAAAATGGGCTATACAGTAGAACAACTACGTGATATAGGTCGCATTGCAAGTGTCATTAACTCAGTATCTAAAGTAGTAGCAAACTAATATGGCAAGTCTAGCTGAATATTTTGAGAAGAACCGTCCTCAACCTTATTTTGAGTTCGGTACACGTGTGTTCGGTAAATGGAATAAGATTCCTTTTGTTGGCACAGTATACGGGGATGGTATGATCAATGAAGAAGACGGCCCACGCCTAACAATTCATCTAGACTTGCCCATTAAAGTTGATAACACAGTTAAAACAATTATAATTGATACGTATGACAAATTTAAGGGTCTAGTAGAATTATCAGACCCGGATGCGCCCGTAGCTGATCGGAAAGCAAGAGCCTCTAAAACTCAAGGTAGTGGGTTCGACTCCCACCGAGCGCACCAAACAAAACCTAAAGCTAAGGAGAAATCTAAGTCAACTTCTCTATTAGAGAATTTGAAAAAGCTCAGGGAAAAGAAATAAATATCTGTATGATTAAGTTACCTTTTATAGGATTAATGGGAGTAGGAAGCGATAACATGCTTTATACTCCTAATGGCGAAGCTCTATTCAGAGCGCCCGAATGGGCAGCGTGGCGCATCCAGCGCATTCAACATTGGATTGCACAAAAAACTTGGAGATAAAAATGGCATAGATTGAATTTGATTGTAAAGACATAGTGTTTCACTTCAACAAGAAACACCTAGAAGATCAGACCATTCCCATGTGGGTCTTAAAATTTCATGGTGAAACATATTATGTGAATCATGTGGAATGCAATGTTCCATGGTCTACTAAAGAGACTCCTGACAATTCACATACTAAAGGCTCTATTAAAGTCAGAGACTGTTTGTTACAGATTGCCGATAACAACGAAGCCAAAATATCACCCATCACAGAAATTGACAAAGCACGAATCCGTAATACCAAAAAAGGTATCACCCGCGTTACAGTTAGTGAGCGTAACTGGGGAGGACAAAAGTTGCGTAAGTTGTTACGAGAAAAGAAAATCAAGCATGGCCCTATCAAAACTATAGGTGGCGCATGTACAACATCTTTCCATATCACTGATATTTTTAACGAACAGGATGTAACTTATCTTGCGTTAATGTTGTCTGATACTGACTTTAGAAAACTCATGCCTAATGAAGGATACTACAGGATGTACGATGACCCAAAGTATCAAGGGACCGGCGATATCGATTTGGATGCTGAGGACTGGTCCGATGATGACGAGAACGACCAATAATCTTTAAAATATCAAAGCCCTATGCTACACTAAATACTGTTGAAGCATGGGGCTTCACCTAACACTCTTTAAATATTATGGTCTTAGAGTGTGACCAGAAAAGGAAAATATGATGTACAATCAAAAGCTGGTGGCCAGCCTAAAAGCCAATGGTAAAATCCTTCGTGAATTCAAGGATACTGTCTA